GCGATCTGTCAAGAGACGTTCATCCAAGAAACGTTCAGGTAAAAAGCGATCTGTCAAGAGACGTTCATCCAAGAAACGTTCAGGTAAAAAGCGATCTGTAAAAAGATCCAAAAAACGTTCTGTAAAAAGACGTTCGTCCAAGAAACGTTCAGGTAAAAAGCGTTCTGTAAAAAGATCCAAGAAACGTTCTGGTAAAAAGCGTTCTGTAAAAAGACGTTCATCCAAGAGACGTTCTGGTAAAAAGCGTTCTACTTATTCTGATTCTAATTGTAGAAGAAGTAAAATAGCACAAACAATGTCAGAATTTAAGAATAAAAAATTAAAAATGGGTAAAAGTAAAAAGGTTGTAAAAAATAAAAAGCAGGCTATAGCAATAGCATTATCACAAGCAGATCGTTATTGTAAATAATTATTTAAAGAAAACTTTTTTTATATTTATCTTGTTCTACTTTGAAAGCGTCTTTAATTTGTAATCTTGTATTAGTGCCAATGAATTCATTGCTGTGAATTTTATTTGATTCTTGTGGGTTATTGCATAGGGGGTTAAAACGATTGATAGTAATTTCAGAAAGGACATTGCAACTGCGATTAAGTCTTGTATATTCAGGTACTAAATCTGTATTTGTACATTCTGGTAATTTTGACCATTGTAAAGCTTTAGCGGTATTGGGGTTAAATCTAGTTTCAGGGCATTTTGATAATTGTCGAGTTTGTCCTTTAAGATCGCTTTCAATATCTACGATAGAGCTAGGGACGCTATTAAATGGGTTATGCATAAATGGAGAGGCTGCCAAGTAACATGATTGTTTAGATTCGATGATAGATGAGTCGGTGGTCCATTCGAAGGGGGCTACACTTTCTTGATTTTTTTTTTGCAATGAACAGTCGTCATAAAGGGATCTTGAAAAGGAAAAATGAGCTTGTTCTTCGGTTGATATTGGTTTTGGAGTAGACATATTTATAATATATATATAATAAAATAAATTTAAAAAATTGATAATATAAATTTTAATATATGAAATATGAAATATGATTCTAAATATAATAACAAGTGTAGTATGGTGGGTATATTTATATAGGAATATATTAACGTCAATAGTATATTTTAGATATTATGATTTAGATAATAAGATAATAAAGTTATTATTATTAATGTTATATAGTTTTTCAGATGAGATGATGTCATTTTTATTTTTAGTAGAGTATGCTCGTATATTTTTATCGATGGAAATGATAAAATGTGTTAATATATATAGGTATGTAAGATGGATGGAATACAATTTATTAACTGGTATAATTTATCCGTATTATGGTACATTTATGTTAAATATGAGTTCAAGGGTTGTAGAAATGATGATGATAATATTTTTATTAAATTTATATAGTGAATTAAATAATATAGTACATGTAAGATTGTATTCAAAATATAAAAAGAGGTTAGATTTATATTATAATGAAGATGAGATTAGTGAGTATTATAGAATAAAATCAAAATTGGACAAATATTGTGTATATATATTGATATGTTATACATTATCAATAATTTCATATAATATGTGGATATATACGTTTTATTTATATTATATGAGTTTGATAGTGGAAAATTACTATATGTTAGACAATATATTATACAAGAATACAAGAATGCAAGAATAAAAGAAAATGAAAAATTATGTCATGCATGTGATAATAAGTAATAAATGAGTCATGATATTGATATAAAGGTAGCGACGATAACATTAACGACAAGATTGCCGGATTGCGAATTACATTTAATTAATATTGGAAAATATTTAGAGATAGATGATGAGATATTAGGTATAAAGTATAATTATGCCAAGATGTCAATTATAAAGGGAAAATATTTAACGACGATATATAAAAAGTGTAAAACAAAAAAAGAGTGTAAGATAAACAAGGTATTATTTTATAATCAAGTAAGTATGATAGTAAATAATGGTGGGAATAGTGTAAATGTTAAATTATTTAAGAATGGTAGTTTACATTTAACTGGGTGTAAGAGTATAGAAGAGGGTAATATAGTAACGAAGATTGTATATAAAAAGTTGGATGAGATGAGAAATAAGAGAGATGTAATATTATTAACAAAGGATATGAATAGTGTATTATTAGATAATGATAATTTAGTATATTCGTACAATAAAAAAAACATTATAGGTTATGTGGATAATAAGGAGTATATAATAAATAAAAAGAGTTATGTAATAGATGAAAAAACGGAGATGTTTATAAGTTCAAAGGTTGAGAAGCAGAGAAAGAAGATGATATATAATTTAGATGGAGAGTATATAGGTTATTCACAGATAGAGATGATGAATAACAGGAATAAATTTTACAAGAGGAATACACAGAGTGTGTATTGTGATAAGGGGAATGATTTGATATATTATAATAATAAAATATTGATAGGAAAGATTGTGTATAATATAGATGAGTCGAATGTTACACAAAAGGAAACGGCAATGGATATAATGGAAGTGGTATATGAGTGTAATCCTTTTGTAAAGGGTGATTATAAGTTAAATAGTGCTGATTTAGGTTTGTCTGTAAATTGTATGAATGTGTATTTTAATTTAAATTATACTATAAATAGGCAACGTTTATATGATAAATTAATAGAAAGGGGGTATATATGCAAGTATAGTCCGGAGACATATTCTGGAATTAGGTTGATATACAAGTTTCCTTTAAATAATATATATAATGGTAATAATATGGGTATGTGTTATTGTAGTACAAAATGTACATGTTTGAATGTAACATTTTTAATATTTCAGAGTGGAAATGTTATATGTACGGGTTTACGTAGTGATAATGATAGCAAGATGATAACTGAATATTTTATAGAGATGTGTAGTGGTATAAAAGAGAGTATACAGAAAAAAACATTGATAAAAATTTAATGTATATTTTTTATATTTATTTTATAAGTAAATATAAGTAATAGGTGATATATAGAATGTCTTTAGGCATAGAGGTATATGATATGATAGATAACAAGTTGTTAAATAAGGGAGGTGTTCCATTTGCAATATTATCAGATGATTCAATAAATGTAATTAAGGAAAAGATTTTTTGTTTAATGGGTAATGACAATGAAGAGGATAGTTATATTAAATATTATCCTAATTTTGTAAAGGTGGTAGATGATAGTGGTAAACGGGTAGAATTATGTGAAAAGAGTAGTATGAATAAGATATATATATCAAGTATAGTGGATGATATAAAGAATAAAGGATCAAGTATAGTTGATTTATATTTTAATTTAGATACGGATATATTTTATGATTTATATGATAAATTAAAGGTCGAATATGAAGAGTTGATGGAAGAGGATTTAATATTTGTAGTAAAATACAATTTATTAAGGGAATTAAGGGATGATAGTATGTTGAATCAGATAACATTGATAGAGCCTGGTATAGATAATATAATAACAGATTATGTAGATACTATTAAAAGAAAGAGATTAGATATGAAAAAGGGTCATATGAATATACAAAAATCGCTGAGTGAATTTTATGATTTAGTATATAAAACACAAGAGTTTCCAGAGATAAATAATATAAAATATACGGGTGTGGTATTATCATTAGGTGACCGGAGTAGTAAAAAGTTTATAAAATTATCACAGATTTTCAATGTATTTGAGTTATCAAAGGAGATGCCATTTATAGCTTTAGCAAATAAGGAAGGGGATCCTATGGTAAAGATATATAATGATATATTGAATATGTTATCGGAGAAAGAGATGAAATCATGGATATTAAATGAAAAGAAAAAGTTAAATCAGACTAGTTATAAAAAGATAAAGGGATTGATGATAAAATATAAGATAAATAATACATTTTTGACGTTAAATTTGATGGAAAATGGTTATATGAATATAAAGATAAATTTTGCAGATAATGAGGTGAAAATGTTGGATGAAATAATAGATATAATGAAGTTGGGTGTAAATAATATAATAAGTTATATAAATTCGTTAGGTGGAATTTTTTCAAAATCGCAAAAATTAAAAGTAGTTGAGAATATCTATAAAATAGAGTCAGTGACTGCTGTCGTAGAGACAACAAAATTAATAGATATGGAAACATTAAAAGGTGTATTATTTAAGGCAGGTTATAGTGATATTTTTGCGATAAAAGATACAAAGTCACAAGAAATGGTATCTATGTATTATAAAAAAATGTGTAAGATGAATGTAGAAGATATGGAAACGAAGGGTATAACAGTTACTGTAAGAAATAATCCATACAAGTTGGATTCTAGTTTAATAAATGTGTATAGTGCATTAAATATATCTAGTATAGAGAGGATAGCAAAAATGTTAATATTAATGACAAAAACAAAAGCGAGAAAAAAATACATAAACCCGATAGTCGCACATTTAGTAGATACTGAAAAAGGTGAACAAAAAATAACGTCAAAGGCGAATATAAAAATGATAAGAGAACAAGGTGGTGTTAATTTAAGTTCAAAAAAATGTCAGAAGCAGAGACAACCAAAGGTATTAGATGGAAGTATGGAATATAAATTGGCAAAGGATGATAGTTATCTATTAGAATTCAAAGGAAACAAGTATTTATGTCCTAATATAGAGTATCCGTATCCTGGTTTTATAGGAGATAATTTACCATGTTGTTTTAACAAACCACAAAGGCATACTGAAAAGTATATAAGAAATATGCATCCAGAGTTGAATGATATATTAGTAAGACCATCTAATTTTAAAGTGGATATAACAAAAGATAATGTTACATTTGAGACATATGTTATAAAAGTAGTATCTGATTATATGCCTATGATGAATGAAAGAAATTCATTACCTAGATATTATTATATATCTGAAGAGAAGGATTTAGTACCAATAAAAAATGACGATTTAGTAAGTAGATTAGAAATATTAGAAAATGAAAAGGAGATATGGTTAAATGAGGTATCATTGGCAACATTAGTATTTGAGCCACCAAAAAATAAATGTAATAATACTCCGAATATGGAAATAAAGAGTGATATAAATTTAAATGCACCTTGTGAGCATCATGAAAAGAATAAGATATTTGGATATAATCAAAATTCATTTCCTTGTTGTTTTGCAAATCGATTAGATCCATATGTAAAACGTGTTAAAAAGGTGGATGATACAAAAGTGAAGGATTATATATTACAACAGGATAAAATATTAAATCCTGAAAAGATAGGTATATTGCCTCCAAACATAGATAATATATTTAATAATTTGTCAAATAGGGATGCGAACACAAAATTTTATAAAAGAGGTGTATTAACCGGACAGTCTTTACATTCATCATTTATAAATGCTGTATTATATGGTTCCAATTATAGGATAAAAAATGCAAATGATTTTATAAAGTATATAATTGAATATTTAGATACTAATCCAGATGAGTTTCAAAAATTGAATGGTGGTGATATAGCAAGAAAATATGGATCATTAAAAGGTTTTATAAAGAATATTAGTAATAGTTCTTGGTATGATTTGTTAGATATAACACAAAGATTAGTAGGATGTAATATATTGGTAATAAATATTCCATATATACCAAATAAACTAGAGTTGGATTATAAGAATACAAGATTACATTGTGCGTATAATATAAAAATGGATAATAGGTATCCGTATATAATATTGATAAAAAAAAAGAATACATTTGAGAATGTGATTGAAATGGACAAAGGCAAGAATATAGTAGCATATAATTTTAAATATGATAGTAGTAGTAATATAAAGGAAAATGTAGTAAACTTTTTGTTAGATTTTTATGAATCAACTTGTATAAAAGAGGATATATTTCCAGAAAATTTTAAATATGACAAGTTATATACAAATGATGAGTTGCATAATTTTATAAAGGATACTGCGGTTAAAATAAAGTTTCAATTATTAAATGAATATAATAAGGTGAATATGGTGGTAACAGATAATAATGTGATATTACCAATAAAACAAAATGGTATAAAAGATTATGCGCCATTTATGAGTGTAGAAGAATATTTAAAAGATAATTTATTAACATTAGAAGAGTATATAAGGGGTATAACTTTAATAAACAAGTATATACCAAATCCGATAAATATATTAGGTGTGACAATAGAAGATAATAAATATACAGCTGTTCAGACAAATTTTGGGATATTAATTCCAGTGAAACCTTCAGTTAGGGATGATTTATTATTCACGTATCCTATATTAAATTTCAAGTATTATAGTAATGTAGATAAAAAGTATAAATTAGATGTGATAGATAGTGATATAGAATACAAATTGGGTAGTATTATATTTAATGATGATAAAGTAATAAAATATGTGAGACAGATAGTTGTAAATAAAGAAATGAGTGAAGATGAAAAGATAGATGAAATGGTAAAATTATTTGAAAAAATAAAAGGTTATTTTTATGTTAAAGACGAGTTTAATGAAGATAAATTAAAGGCTATAGCAAAGAAATATATAATAAATATGTCTATGGTATATTCTGATATTATGAGAGGTATGAAAGATAAAATATATAAAATTAAACAACAGTTAGCATCGGTTATATCAGTAAATGAAGATTTAATAAATAGAATAAAAGGTTTAAATAAGAAATCAGATATGAATAGAGTTAAAAAGATTAATGAAATAATTGGTATTTTTAAAAATATAATGGATGAGAATACAAGTGAATTTATATTAAAACATATAGCGAACGAGGTTATAAATGATAATATAGAAAACGCGTTGTTAAATAATATGATAGTACCAGATGAGTTTAATGTTGATGAAATAACGATGAAGGAAAGTGAATCAGTTTTATTGAATATAGAAGATATAAAGAATTGGGTGAAAAAGTATAAAAATGTCGAAGATGAGGATGAATATGTAGATGTAGAAGAATAGTATGAACTACTAAAATAAAATTGAATTTAATTTATAAAAGGATATTTATTACTAAAAACAGTTAACTATTAAAAATGTCAGTTATTAAGGCTAGTGCTATTGATTTGTCTCAAATTACTTTTTCGGATGTTAAAAGTGATGTTCACGGTAGAAAAATGGTGTTTATTAATCGAAACGGTGGTAAAATTCTTGTTCAAACTCCCAAGATGTATGCATCAAATGGTATTAAGCGTTGGAGAAAAAAGGATGCTGTAGATAATTTGGATGACAAGTTTGAAATGGAGCTTTCTTTTTATGGTGAAAATGGTTCTGATAAGCACTCTGAAGAGTTGCGAACGTTTCACGAAAAATGGAATGAATTTGATGAATTGATTAAAACAAAGGTAATTGAGAAATCAAAGGAATGGTTGAGTATGCCCAAGTTGGATAAAATAACATTGGAATCGGTTATGTATACGCCTATGGTGAAAATTCCAAAGGACAAAGAGGGGAATGAATTGCCTTATCCTTCACGTGTTCGTGTCAAGTTGGATCGTGAAATGGATTCAAATGGTAGTTATACGGGTAAATTTTTGAGTAATAAAAAGTTTAAAACTGAAATTTTGATGTTTGATGAATCAAAAGAGAAGTTGGAAATGAATGAAAACAATGCAGAGACTGTTGTATCTAAAGGATCCCAGGTTATTTGTATTATGGAATTGGTATATTTGAGTTTGTCCAAGACGACTATTTCTACAAAATGGAAATTGGTACAAGCTAAAGTATTTGGCAATAGAGATTCTATTACTGGATATGCAATGTTGGACGAAGATTCTGCTTCCCAACAAGAAGACTTGGATACTGAAAATGAAGTGGTAAATACAACTCTTCATAAAGAAGACACTACAGTTGTTAATGAAAAAAAAGAATCTGAAGAACAAGAAGAATCTGAAGAGGAGGAAGAAGAGGATGAAGAAGAAGAAGAGGAAGATGAAGAATCTGAAGAGGAGGAAGATGAAGAAGGACAACAGCAAGAAGAGGAAGTGAAAGAGCCTGAACCAGAGCCGATTCCAGAGCCGGCAGTGACAAAGAAGGTAGCTAGAACGACTACTACGCGTGGTAAGAAGGTTGCTAGTGTAAATGCGTAATTAAAAATACAAAAGTATAAAAAAAATATAAAAGTACAAAAAAATATATAAAAATTATATTATAGTTTATTATAAAATGTATTTAAAAGTAAATAAACATTTAAATACAATATGATTACGAAATTAGATAATGCGACATTGACCAAGTATAATGATAGTGCGAGAATATGTGGTATGGTAATGGGGGAAATTAAAGGAAAGATAAATAATGGTCGGATGTTAGATGTATATGAATTATGTAAATATGGTGATAATAGAATTGTAGAAGAGTGTGCCAAGGTATATAAGAAGGAAAAGGTAAAGGGAGTAGCATTTGCGACGTGTATATCATTGAATGATTGTGTTGGGTATTATATATATGAGGAAAGTAGTAGATATAATAGAATTAAAGATAGGGATGTAGTTAAAATTGAGTTGGGTGTAAATATAGGTGGGTGTATTAGTAGATTGGGGGATACTATTATATATAATATGGAGGATGAGGATGAAAATAAGAGAAGGTATATAAGATTTTTGGATGATTTACAAATGGAAATTGTAAAGTATATGGTATTGGATAATTTTGAGGAGGATGAAAATGGTGAAAAGAGAATGACAAATGATGATATGAGGATGTTTATAGAAAGTAAATGTGTAGATGCTGAATGTTTTCCGGTGGAGAATACTGTGAGTTATCAGCATTTAGGTGGTGCGTTCAAGGTGCAAGAGTCTAATTATATGGTATTAAATCATAAGAAATATTATGATGATGATGATAATTTGATTGTGGAGCCAAATTTATGTTTTGACATAGTAAATGATGATGTGTATACGATTGATGTGACGGTGGTTGAGAACAAGGAGGACGAGAGTGAGCATGTGTATAAGATTCCGCATAATGCGCATATAATGAGGTATAATGAGTGTTATTATAATTTAAAATTGAAGAATTCAAGGGATTTTTATTCTATGGTAAAAACAAAGTATGGCATGAATGCGTTTAATTGTATAGAATATAGAAAGGGTATTAAGAATAGGGTGGGTATAAAGGAGTCGAGTGAGGTTGGGATATTAGAAGAGTATCCGATTATGTATAACAAGGATGGATTGAATGTGTATCATAAAAAGTTTACGGTTGTAGTGAGAGATAATAAAATGGTGTTATTAAAATATTATTAGACGTGTTTATGCGTGCGTTCACTTTGAATCAATAATTTTTATTATATAGTATAAATTATAAAGTATTTTTGATCACATTATGTTTAGATAAATATAAGAGGGGTGTATAAAACTTTAGAAACGGCTATTAATAATGCTTATGAAGATGATGATATGTATACATTTGTATCAGAATATAAAATTAATTCAAATAAAATTATAAGAAAGTGGAGAATTATAGATGGGAAAAATGCAGAAGATGGACAGTTTTAATTGGGAATGGGAGCCTTGCGTTTAAAGTTTAAATAGAATTACAGAAATAAATTTTATTGTATTATAATATCTTACAATAAGATATATGTCAAAGTCAAGAAAATTAGGGTATACATTTAGTACATTATATTTAAATGACGGAACACATGCCTTGGCGGATGAAAATTTTCATCCAGTGAAGCCGAGTTATGCCGGTGATTTGAAATATTCAGTGCAATCATCTGATCATAATGGGTGGTTAAAATGTGATGGTAGAAGTTTAAGTAGAACATTATATGCAAAATTATTTGAGGTGATAGGTACTGCGTTTGGAAATGATGATAGTGAAACATTTAAATTACCTGATTGTCGTGGTCGTGTATTAGGAACGATTGGTACTGGTGCTGGTTTAACTGCAAGATCATTAGGAGCGATGGTTGGTGCTGAGACGCATACATTAACAGTTGGAGAAATACCAAGTCATACACATACTGTAGGAAATACTGTAAACATTACTGGAGTGGATACACCAGGTACAATTGATAATTCAGGAGGAGAGATTGATACAAATACTTTATATACTACAACATCATCTGCAACAGGTGGTGGAGGTGCGCATAATAATATGCAGCCGACGATATTTATTAGTAACATATTTATTTTTAGTTACTAAAATAGTGCGTTCAATATAAAAATTAGATAATATTATTTTATAGATATATATTAAATATAAAATAATGTCACTTGCGTCTTCTTTGTCTTAAATTGTAAAAATATATCGTAATATGGGCGCCTAGACATATTATAATAAAATAAATAATTTAAAATAATTTACGTAAATTAAACTACAAATGGATTTAGCATATTAGAACAATATTATTACTTGATCATTTTATTCAATGTTATTAAATGCCATTTAGTCTTCGTCTTCAGATTCTTCTTCGATGTCACTTGATCATTTTATTCAATGTTATTAAATGCCATTTAGTCTTCATCTTCAGATTCTTCTTCGATGTCACTTGATCATTTTATTCAATGTTATTAAATGCCATTTAGTCTTCATCTTCAGATTCTTCTTCGATGTCACTTGATCATTTTATTCAATGTTATTAAATGCCATTTAGTCTTCGTCTTCAGATTCTTCTTCGATGTCACTTGATCATTTTATTCAATGTTATTGAATGCCATTTAGTCTTCATCTTCAGATTCTTCTTCGATGTCACTTGATCATTTTATTCAATGTTATTGAATGCCATTTAGTCTTCATCTTCAGATTCTTCTTCGATGTCACTTGCGTTTTCTTCGTCTTCATCTTCAGATTCTTCTTCGTCTTCATCCCACCATCCTCTATGATCGTCGTCGCTGTAATCCTCGTTTAATTGACCGTGAAATTCCTCAATATATTCCTCACCGTTTACGAGATTAAGATTAGGATATTTATCTCTTGGGAATATAAAGTTTCCTGTATGCCAAATAGTGTGTAGTCTGGGATAACTGGGTAATTCAGTTACAGTAAATCGATCATTGAAATTACAATTTAGTATTGTTAAATTAGGATATTCTGGCAATGTGGTTAATAGATTAAGACTGCAATTAAGAGTTGTTAATCTAGGATACTGCGGCAATGTACGTAATCGATTAGTACTACAGTTAAGAAGTGTTAAGTTAGGAAGCTCCGGTAATGTGGTTATTTGATTATTACTGCACACTAAGCCTGTTAAATTAGGATACTCCGGCAATGTACGTAATTGATTATCATTGCAAAACAAGTCTTCTAAATTAGGATACTCTGGTAATATGGTTAATTGATTGTTATTGCAATTAAGATTTATTAAATTATTATACTCCGGTAATGTACGTAATTGATTAACCTTGCAATTAAGATGTGTTAATCTAGGAAGCTCCGGTAATGTACGTAATTGATTGTTATAGCAGACAAGATGTGTTAATTCAGGATAACTCGGTAATGTGGTTAATTGATTACGAGTGCATTTAAGTATTCTTAAATTAGGATATTCCGGTAATTTAATTAATTGATTATTACTACAGTCAAGAAGTGTTAAGTTAGGAAGCTCCGGTAATGTACGTAATTGATTGTTATTGGAGACAAGAATTATTAAATTAGGATACTTTGGTATACTCGTAATTTCTCTGTTATCAAACTGTATTTCGGTATGATTGTAAAATCTCATGTACAAATTGAATATTTTAAATAAATCATACGTTCCGTCTTGCCTTTGAACATTTGCTTGCGTTGTTCCATTCATAATGTAAATAAAATTGTTTGGAACAGTGTAATCTACTTGCATATCACGAAGACGGGTTTCTATAATTTGTGTTAACTCTCTCCTAAAAGATTCTTGATTTTCTCCATAGCAATGATTTCTATTCATTCTACAAAAATTAAATACATCGGTTAAAGAACCTCCTGTATTTATTATCTGTGTAATAATGTTAAAAAATGCATAGTAATCTTCTAATATTGGCCTACGATTTGCTACGATTTTATTAGTGTTACTTGTATCGGTTGTAATGTCACTTGCATCGGTTGTAATATCACTTGTAATGTCACTTTCTTCACTTGCAATGGTTGTTTCAGGGCGCCTAGACATTTTATTTTATATAATATGATAATAAAATAAATAATTTAAAATAATTTACGTAAGTTTCTTTACGTGAGTGAGATTAGGATATCGATTTCTTGGGAATACAAAGTCTTGCGAATAAACAATACGCGTTAGCATGGGATAACTCGGTAATGTGGTTAATTCAGGATTACGACTGCAAAAAAGATATGTTAAAATAGGATAAGGTGGTAATGTACGTAATCGATTATTATGGCAGTCAAGTTCTTCTAATTTAGGAAGCGATTCTGGCAACGTGGTTAATTGATTGTTACTGCAATTTAGATTTTCTAATTTAGGAAGCGATTCTGGCAACGTGGTTAATTGATTGTGACTGCAATTTAGTTCTTTTAATTCAGGAAGCAATTCTGGCAACGTGGTTAATCGATTGTGACTACAATTTAGTTCTTTTAATTTAGGATACTCTGGCAACGTGGTAAATCGATTGATATTGCAATTTAGTCTTGTTAATCTAGGATAATTGGGCAAATTATTTAATCGATTGATTTTGTTAGCGTAACGTAAATCGTTAGCACAGTCAAGACTTGTTAAATTAGGACACCTTGGTAATTCAGTTAATGGATTGATACTGCAATCTAGTTCTATTAAATCAGGATAATTAGGTAATGTCTGTAATAGATTAAATCTGCAATCAAGATATATTAATTTATCAAGCTTCGGTAATGTGGTTAATTCATTATCACTGCAATTAAGATATATTAAATTAGGATATTTTGGTATACTCTTAAGACGTTGGGCAGAACAGTTTATATTGGTATGATTGTAAAACTTCATGTACAAATTGAATACTTTAAATATATTATACGATTCATCTTTTTTCCCCCATCCCCCTTTGTTTATGTCTAATCCATCTATTGTAACATCAGTACGCGTTCGGTTATTCATAATGTAAATAAAATTGCTTGCTTCCATGTAATCTACTTGCATATCACGAAGACGTTTTCTTACAATTTTCTCGAGAATAATTCTAAAATGATTCCGAAGGTCGGGATGATTGCATATAGCTTGCTGACCTTTACAAAAATTATTTACATCTCTTAAAGAACCTCCGTTATTTATTAATTGTTTAACAATTTCTAAAAATAATTCGTAAGGTAATGTAATGTCACGTGTAATATCACTTGCATCGGTTGTAATGTTACTTGTAATGTCACTTGCGTCGGTTGTAATGTCACTTGCATCGGTTGTAATGTCACTTTCTTCACTTGCAATGGTTGTTTCAGGGCGCCTAGACATTTTATATTATATGATATGATAATAAAATAATTTACGTAAATTAAACTATAAATGTATCACTATCGTTATTTCCATATGATAAATGTAAATTTGCGTTCATTTCTAAAAGAAACAACTCTCCATTCAGAGCAATTAAAAACATAAGGATGCAGAGTACGAAAAAATGGTTCTAAATCTGAATTGAAAATGTCTGATGTATTGTCAGGTGGGTCAGTGACGAGCATATATTCAATTTGATCTTGTATTTTATATTGCATAAGATGGTGATGAAATCCATAATCAATAAGATCTTTTTCAGTTAATTCGTTTCCTAAATATATTGTAAAAGGCATTCTTAATAATATTAATAAATAAATTAATTTTTATAGTATAAATGTTTAAAAAGTGTTTAATTTATATTTTTTATTAGAATTATCATTAAGTTCTTTTGCTTTTTCATTATATGCTTTTGCTGCTTCAATATCAGATGTAAATAGACCTAAATTAAGTTGTTTTTTATTATAAACAATATATGCTCTATATTTATTTAAATTTTTATGTAATGATACACCATAAAATTTACTAGTATTTTCTAAAGGATTCTTTTTTTTATCAAAAACAATATGATTTTTTTCTTCAGTTTGGTAATCAGGAATATCATTTAATTGATAATTTGTACCATACTGATTATTAAAGTATAATGCCTGTTGATTATAAATTTTTGCACATTGGATTTCATCAACATTTTGACATAAATTATAAGATTTATTTTTAAATTTAATTGCTGAATTATAATATTGTCGTTGTGAATTAAAACTTACTCCTCTAAATTTAGATGATTTTTGATTTAATATTTCTTTTTTTGTAACAGTCGGAATATCTATAGGTGTTGGGACAAAATCGGGGATTTCATTTAATGTATAATTTGTATTATCGTTTTGGTTTAAAAAGGTTGCATAATTATTATAAGCTTTTGCTGCATCTAATTCTGTATCATAATATCCAAGAAAATTTATTTTATAATCCTTTTTAAGTTCTGCTTTCCATTTTTGTTTTTCAATAGAAAAACATACACCTTTATATGTACCAGTTCTATTATATGTTTGTTGACCAGTTAATTTATAGACGTTTGTTTCTTGTATATTTTCATTGGTTTCACTTTTAATTTCATTTGGTAAACGTTTATTTGTAATATTATTGTTTGTTACATATTCTAAAAATTTTTCATTCGTTGTAAAGTTAAATTTATTTAAAAATAAACAAACTTTATCCATTAAATCAATTGCATATTTTAGTTGTGTTTCATTAGAAAAATAAAACCATTCTTTACGGCCCTTAATATTAAAAGGTTGTAAAATATTGTGAATAGTTCTTTCAAATAATTCTGTATCATAAACTTCAACTTCATAATAAAGATAATATGCTGTATTTAAATTTCTAACACGTTTTTCGGTATTAGTAGCCATACCAATTTTGTAATGACCAGGTTTTGAAATATCAGTTACTAAGTAAACATATCCATTTTTCCAAGATGAAAACCCATATGTATGTGGTTTATTTTCCAATAACTCAATCTTTTTATTTTGTTGTTCTAATTGCAATTTCAATGCTTCACTTTCTTCTTTCATTGTATCTTGTAATAGTTCTTCTAATTTAAGATAATATTGACGTATTTCTTTACTTTTTTTAGTTCCTGCTAACATACATAATCCCTTAAATGTTTCAATATTTAACATAACTTGTTCCTGATTATGACCTCCTCGTGTTTCATTGTTTTGCTCCACCGAATTGTGGAGCAAACATTTATAGTCTATATTTGTAGTAAAATGTTTTTCCAAAGTTCTTTTAGCAGGATCTTTTCTTGAAAATCCTATCCATTTCCATACCTTATCTAAATCAATAACAAAATCCGTTTTAGAGTTATAATTAAGATATGTATAAAAACTGGCAACAAACAATTGTTGCTGATCATCTGTAAATGTTTCTTGAATTTTGTGTAATAAATTGGTTTGAAATTCTGTAGATAATTTTGAGACGGGGCTATTATTTATTAAATTAACAATGTCTAATCGTTGAAAGTTGTCCATTGTTATGATTAATAATATATAGTTATCTTTAAATACTTTTTTGTAATTTTTTGCAAAAGTTAATAAAAATTACAAGAAATGTTTATTTGCGTTTATTTTTTTGTAAATCTTTGTGATATTTTTTGAGTGTGTCTTCGAAATTGAGAGATAATCCAAAGTGGAAGGCTTCTGGGCGTTTATCCATTATATATTTGCACGATTCTCCTGGTGTCATGTTATATTTTCCCATTAAATATAAAGCAATGCACGCTGCCGATCTTTGGCGGCCAGCATAGCAATGTACGTAAATATTTTGTTTTTGTATACCGGCGTGTTTATGGATAAATTCGATAGCAGCGGGTGCGAATTCGTATAATTTATTAATATCGATATCTTTTAGAGAATCGTCGATGGGGATACGCATATATTCTATATCTTTTTTATTAGAAAAGTGGTTTGGAATATCTTTAGTACAATTTAACACGGCTTTGATTTTTTTATCTTTAAAAAATTCTGAATCTTTAGCGCCTTGATAATTACCTAGATAAATTTTAGGTGTAATTTTACTGTATTTATGTAATGGTTTATCTTCATCTTTGATTTTTAAACCATTTTTTATTGGAGAATGTTTTCTAAGAAGATCAGCTGGGCTAATTTTATGAGTTGTTTTACGAACTCTTGGTTTTGCCTTGGCTATTTTAATTTCAGGCATATATAATATATAGTTTAGAAATTAAAAATAATTAATAACATGAATATGAAAAGAATAACATTAAAATTATTAGGTTGGACCATTAATTCAATTAATAAAAATGAAAGAATATAAGGTATTATTTTTGGGAATGAAATTCCTATTAAGATTAAAAGGGTAATATAAACATTCAAGGGTATATGAAATAATTGTAAAAAAGGAGCACAAAAATAATATGAAATAGATATTTTGTGTCGATCTTTAATATTATCTAAAAAATAATTTACTGTCACTGGGAAATCATATTGTGTCAATGAAGAACTTTCAGGTGTTGATAATTGATAACCTAAATTTTTTTTACACGCATAAATATTAAATTTTTCTGAATGTTGTAAAAATTTAACATCTACATGATAAGATGCTTTATCTAAATAATATAATAATTTTTTAGCGCATTGATTAGATATGATATAACAATGAAAGCCTATAGGAGCTTCTGGTATAAAAATATATTTTGAATTTGGTTGTTGTTTTGCATTTTTAATATTTGGTAAAACTATTTTAGAAAATGAATGAATAAGATTATAGTTATGATCTGGATCACTTGCACCAAAGGATCCTACGTATAAAAAATCCCAAAGGGGGTCTATTTTAAATAAATCATCCAAGGCAAGTTTTAAATCTTTTTGGAAAGATTTGACTAATTTACAATCATCTTCCATAATAAGAGCATATTTATCATTGTTTTTTAACATTGTTTTCCAAGTTTTTTGATGAGATAAAAAGCAACCTAACATGCCATAAGTACAAAATGTGTTGCCAAAAGTTGTGCAATAAAGTTTTAATTCCTCTTTAGTTAATTTTTTACCATTAATTGCTTTGATGATTTGAAATGGTTTACCTATTATAGGAATTTGGCGATTCATTTGTTCAAGGCGATTTGGGGATTCTTCCATATTAATTACATATATATTGTCAATGTAATTCATGACCGTTATATGTATGGAACAAAAAAAAATTGTATATTCTACAAAATAATCAAATAAAATGAATTTAAAATTAAAATTAATTAAGACAGAAATATGGGAGAGAGACTTAGAGTATTATTTCGAGGATGGATGGGTGTACCACATAGTTATGCGATAGTGAATTGTTTTCAATTAGTGAATTTGTATAAGAGATATAATGATAAGATGGATATTTATGTGGAAGAGATGCCTTATTTTCAAGAACATTGGAATAATGCAAAAAAGTTAGTATATACAAAGGAATATAATAACATTATAATGTCATTAAAAGAATGGAGAGGTGAGAAGGTAGATGTAGTATATAGTATTACATATCCATATAATATGACCAAAGTGGATTTGATTGATGAAAATGGGAGAGAAGTACCGAAGTGTGTATTTTACACATCAGAATTTGCTGCATTAGATGTTAATTATTTTAAATTTGATAAATTGTCTGGTATGTTAAATAATGAATATATTAGGAATTATATAATGGATAATAAAAAGTTGTATATGACAGCACCTAGTGTATGGTCTTATATGGGTATGAAGAGATATGGTTTAGAGGATAAAAGAAATAGAATTATTACACATGGTGTGGATCCTGAATTTTTTAAATTATATGAAAACAAGTTGATGAGGGAAAAGACAAGGGAATTTTATAAGGTTGATAAGAATGATATATTATTGATGAATATAGGTGCGATGACACAAAATAAGGGGATTTTATTAATATTAGAGGCATTGAATTATATTGTGAATAAGATGGGTAAAAGGAATTACAAGTTAATGTTGAAGGGTATGGGTGATTTATATCAAACAAAGACGTTTTTAGAGTTATATATGGAGGAGATGGTAAAGAAGGGTATAATTATGAGGAATGAGATGAATAATTTATTAGAACGGCATATTATATTTACAGACAAGACATTATCTTATGAAAAGATCAATGATTTATATAATGCTGCAGATATGTATGTATCACCTTATTTAGCGGAGGGATTTAATATGACGACATTAGAGGCATTAAGTGCTGGTTTGCCTGTATTAGTACCGATGACAGGTAGTACGAAGGAGTATATAGAGGATATATATAATAATGGTGGTAGGGAGTTTATAACGTATGTGAAATCGGTGGAGGTGCAGGTTACGACGAGTGGTTTTAAACAGAATCATATAGATGTGGATGATTTGATAAATACATTAGTGGAAAGGGAATGTTATATAAATGGGATGAAGGAGGGTAGGTATAAATATAATGAGTTGAAGGATGTGTATATACGGGAAAATTATAGTTGGAGTAAGGTTGCTGAGTTATTATATGATTATTTAGAGGAAATAAAATACAGCTGTAATTAAATATTTTTTGTATATATATTATATAGGATATGGAGGTGGAAATAAATGTAATAAATGTGATAATAAGTTTTTTATTAATGGTGGGTGTGGCATCTTTATTTACATCGTGGTCGGTACCTGAGATAAAGTGTCCTGGTCCACAGGTGGTATATAGGTATGTGCCGGAGCATACATTAGATATGCAATTTAGTGATAAAAACAGGCCGAGTAAGATATACAAGGATATGTTTGTAAATAAGAATATATGGGTTGGTGGGTATGATATGGGTGAAACAAAGGGGTATGATAAAAGGGAGGTGGAAAAGGCGATGCAGGATTTAAAGCCGGAAGTGTATAAAAGAGTTTAAGAGATGAAAAAAAAATATGGTATTAAGTAAAATGGATAAGAGTATAGATATAGAAAAAATAAGTTTAAGTGGGGATATGAGGAGAAAAAAGTTAAAATTAGAAATGGATGTAGAAAAGGATATAATATATAGAGATATTATTTATAAGGATGAGTATAGAGATAATATAAGAATTGAGTTAAGGGGTGTCAAGGTATTAGAGGTGAATAAAAAAAAAGGTTTAATACGTGTTGTATTAATGTGTGATAGGGGTAAAGATATAATAGAAAATATAGAGAAAAAAATAGTAAATTTGATAGGTGGTGACTTTATATCTTGTTTAATGAATGTGGAGGGTAAGGATATATTAAATTTAGCAAAGGGGGATAAAATAAATAATTGTGTGCGTGGGATGGATATTGATTGTGAGATAATTATAGGGAATATTCAAATGGTTGACGATAAATGTACTTGTGGTGTAATATTAGAGAGATATAGTGTATGTGGTGATATAATGTATGGGGAGATATTAGAAGATGAGTATTATGTGTAGTAATTTTTTTTAGTGTATATATAATAAGCGAAAAATAAATGTGTAATTTTTTTTAGTGTATATATAATAAGCTAAAAATAAATATGTTTGAAGAGGAGATGAAAATGTTATTAGATAAGGATTGGGAAGAGGATGAGTACAAGTTGATAAGTAGGTTAATGGAGAATTTAGTATATTACAAGAGGTTAATGCCAAAAACATTAAAGTCAGATATTATAGAAGCATTAGAGTTGTGCAATAAATTAAAGGTGGAGTTGGATGTATTAAGGAAAAAAATTCATGATTTGAATAGTAGTATTTAAGGGCAAATTAAAAATTCTATAAGTTTTTTTAAATATTATGAACGCAAAATCGCGTTTAAAATATTTTAAGGAAAATAAAAATGGTGCGTGTTTAAATTTCTTATAGTATTTTAATTATTTTTTGAACGCAATTTCGCGTTTATTTTTTCTTACTATATAGTATAACCCCCAAAAATGTCGGTTAATAACAATAATAATATGTATTATTTGAATCCTATAGTCATTTTAGACACAACAGATTCAATTAATTCCACTACTGGATCGCTTGTTTTATACGGTGGTCTTTCTGTAGGAGCTACTACTAATTTTAGTGGTATTATGAAAATTACTAATAATACTACTAGTACTGATGTATCCACTGGTGCATTAGTATTAAGCGGTGGTATTGGTACCGATGATAATCTTAATGTCGGTGGTAATGCTTATATTCAAGGTTCTCTTACTGCTGGATCTTTTGCTGTTACCAATTTAAATGCTGGTACTATTACCGTAAGTAATTTATTGGGAACAAATGTAACTATTGCTAATATATTCGCTACCGATATTACAACCGCAACTTTAAGAGCTTCCACTTTAGTCAGTTCCGCTAACGTTGTTTCTAACATGATAACTACTGGTACTCTACTTGCTACTAATATTACTACTAGTAATCTCGAAGTTACAAATATTTCTGATGCTTTAAATGTATCTGGAACTAATTCAACTTTTACTAATATTCTTAACACTAACATTACAACCGGTACAATTCGTTATACTAGTGCTATTGGTACTAATGAAACTGTTACTAGTTTATTTGTAACCGATGTTACTGCCGCAACTTTAAGAGCATCTACTTTAGTAAGTTCTGCTAATATTGTTGCTTCTGTCATTACGACTGGTACTCTTAATGCTGCTACTTTAGTTAGTTCCGCTAATATAACCAATGTTAACTTTACTTCAACTAATATTCTTAACACTAACATTACAACCGGTACAATTCGTTATACTAGTGCTATTGGTACAAATCAAACTGTTACTAGTTTATTTACTACTGATATCACAACCGCAACTTTACGAGCATTAAATTTAGTTAGTTCTGCTAATTTTGCTGCTGGCGTTATTTCTACTGGTACTCTTAATGCCACTACTTTAGTTAGTTCTGCGAATATTACAAATGTTAACTTTACTTCAACTAATATACTTAATACTAACATTACAACTGGTACAATTCGTTATACTAGTGCTATTGGTACGAATGAAACTGTTACTAGTTTATTTGCTACTGATATCACAACTGCAACTTTACGAGCTTCTACTTTAGTGAGTTCTGCTAATATTGCTGCTAATGTCGTTACTACCGGATCTGTTCTTGCTACTACCGTAGGAACTACATGGCTTTCTGCTACTACTATTACTGGTTCAAATATTAGTTTATCTGGTAATTTAACTGTAGCTGGTACTTTAGTCGCTGTTAATATTACAACTACAAATTTAATGGATACTAATTTAACTGCTGGTATTGCTAATATTACTAATACTTTATCTGCTATTGGAACATCTAATACAATTGCTTCTATCTTTACAACTGGTGGAAATGTTGGTATTGCTACTACTGCTCCAGGTGCTACACTCGATGTATCTGGCACTGCTCGATTCACTACCAGTGTTACTTCTGCCGCATTATACTCTACTAACTTGACTTCTACTAATATTGTAGGTACTAATGTAAGTGCTGGTACATTAAGTTTAAATAACGCTAATATTTCTGTTGCCACAATTGGAACCTTATTAAATACTAATATGATTGGTACTAATGCTACTGTCGCAAATATTGTTAACACTGCATTTACCGCTTCTGGAGCCGTTATTTCTAATGGAACTGTTGGTAATCTCTTTAATACTAATTTTACTAGTACAAATGCTCTTATTACTAACGTTAATAATACCTCTCTTACATCAGGATCAATTCTTTATACTAATGCTATTGGTACTAATGAAACTGTTACAAGTTTATTTGTAACTGATATCACAACTGCAACTTTACGTGCTTCTACTTTAGTAAGTTCTGCTAATATTGTTGCTAGTGTTATTACCACTGGTACACTTAACGCTGCTACTTTAGTCAGCTCTGCTAATATTGTTGCTAGTGTTATTACTACTGGTACCCTTAATGCAGCTACTTTAATCAGCTCTGCTAATATTGTTAATACTGCATTTACCGCTTCTGGTGCAGTTATTTCTGCCGGAACTGTCGGTAATCTTTTTAATACTAACTTTACTAGTTCTAACGCCCTTGTTACTAATCTTAATAATACGTCCCTTACATCAGGAACAATCAATTATACTAATGCTATTGGTACTAATCAAACTGTTACTAATCTTAATAATACGTCCCTTACATCAGGAACAATCAATTATACTAATGCTATTGGTACTAATCAAACCCTTACAAGTTTATTTGTTACTGATATTACTTCCGCAACTCTACGTGCTTCTACTTTAGTTAGTTCTGCTAATATAACTAATGTTAACTTTACTTCAACTAATATTCTTAATACTAACGTTACAACAAGTTCTTTGAGATATACTAATGCTATTGGTACTAATGAAACTATTACTAGTTTATTTGCTACTGATATCACAACGGCGACTTTACGCGCAACTACTCTTATTAGTTCTGCTAATGTTGCAGCTACAAATGAAACTGTTTCTAATCTTTTAGTTACTTCCACATTAAATGCTACTGGTACTAGTAACTCTATTGGTAATGTAATCTTTACTACTAATGGTAATGTAGGTATTAATACTACAGATCCAGGTTCATATAAATTACTTGTTAATGGCATTAGTTACTTTAGAAACAATCTAACTGTAGAAGGAAATATTGGTACTATTGGAGCTGGATTTTCAATTAATACTCCTGGTTCAAATTCACCCATTTATACCACTCATTCTAGTTCAAATATTTATGCTTCAGCAGGTTCTATCTTCACATTAGGTACAAATGGTAATATCTCCGCATCTGCAGGTTCTATGTATGCTTTAGGTAATATAACTTCCTCTGTTGGTAGCTTATTTGCATTAAACGGAGGTGTATATACATCTATGGGTACTATAAATAATCTTGTTGCAACAAATTTAAGTGCAGGTACCATTAGTTTAAATAATGCTAATATCTCAACTGCTACTGTTGGAAATTTACTTAATACAAATATGACAGGTACAAATGCACTACTTACAAATGTAACAGCATCCAGTTTAATATATACTAATGCTATCGGTACAAACGGAACTGTTACTAGTTTATTTGTAACTGATATTACAGCTGCAACTTTACGTGCTTCTACTTTAGTTAGTTCCGCAAATATCGCTGCTAATTTAATTACAGTAGGTACAGTTATAGCATCTGTCATTACAACTGGTAATTTAGAAGTAACTACTTTGACTGATTCACTTAATATTTCTGGTACTAATTCAACCCTTACAAATATTGTTAATACTGCATTTACTTCTGGAGGCGCTGTTATTAGTAATATAGTATATACTAATGTTACTGGATCAAACGCTATTATTACATCAATTACATCTAATTCCATTTTAATTACAAGTGGAGGTTTAAGTGCATCATTTAATACTAATACTATCGGTTCTATATTTACAACATCTGGTAATGTAGGTATTGCTACCACTGCTCCAGGTGCTACGCTTGATGTATCTGGTACTGCTCGATTCACTACTAGTGTTACAACTGCTGCATTATTCTCAACTAATTTAACTTCTACCAATGTTGTAGCCACTAATTTAAGTGCTGGTACATTAAGTTTGAATAATGCTAATATTTCAACTGCAACTATTGGTAGTTTATTAGCAACTGATATTACTACTGCAACTTTACGCGCTTCTACTTTAGTTAGTTCCGCAAATATCGCTGCTAATTTAATTACAGTAGGTACAGTTATAGCATCTGTCATTACAACTGGTAATTTAGAAGTAACTACTTTAACTGATTCACTTAATATTTCTGGTACTAATTCAACCCTTACAAATATTGTTAATACTGCATTTACTTCTGGAGGTGCTGTTATTACAGCAGGCACGGTTGGTAATCTTTTTAATACTAACTTTACTACTACTAATGTTGTATCCAGTTCAATTACATCAGGCGCTATCAATGCTACATTAGGTTCATTTACAACTCTTGGTACTTCTTGGCTTTCTGCTACTACTATTACTGCTTCAAATATTAGTTTATCTGGTAATTTAACTGTAGCTGGTACTTTAGTCGCTGTTAATATTACAACTACTAATTTAATGGACACTAATTTAACTGCTGGTATTGCTAATATTACTAATACTTTATCTGCTAATGGTAATTCCAACACTGTTGGTTCTATTTTTACAACTGGAGGAAACGTAGGTATTGCTACCACTGCTCCAGGTGCTACTCTTGATGTAACTGGTACCGCTAGATTCACTACTAGTGTTACTTCTGCTGGATTATTCTCTACTAATTTGACATCTATTAACGTTGTAGCTACCAATTTAAGTGCTGGTACATTAAGTTTAAATAATGCTAATATTAGCACGGCAACAATTGCTAACTTGTTAAATACAACTATGTCTGGTGGAACAATTCTTGCTTCTACACTTATTAGTGCTGCTAATGTAACCAATGTTAACTTTACTTCAACCAATATTCTTAATACTAACATTACAACTGGTACACTTCGTTATACTAATGCTATTGGTACTAATGAAACGCTTACAAGTTTGTTTATAACTGATATTACATCTGCAACTTTAAGAGCATCTACTCTAATCAGCTCTGCTAACATTACAAATGTTAATTTTACTTCAACCAATATTCTTAATACTAACATTACAACTGGTACACTTCGTTATACTAATGCTATTGGTACTAATGAAACTCTTACAAGTTTGTTTATAACTGATATTACATCTGCAACTTTAAGAGCATCTACCTTGGTGAGTGCTGCTAACATTACCAATGTTTCATTTACATCTACTAATGCTTTGATAACTAATGCTACTTCTACTAGTTTATTCTCAACTGATATCACCACTGGAACGTTACGTGCTGGTACTCTTATTAGTGCTGCTAACATTACCAATGTTTCATTCACTTCTACTAATGCTTTAATAACTAATGCTACCTCTACTAGTCTATTCTCAACTGATATTACAACTGGAACGTTACGTGCTGGTACTCTTATTAGTTCTGCTAATATTACTAACGTATCATTCACTTCTACTAATGCACTTTTAACTAATGCTACTGCTAGTTCATTGTTTGTAAATAATGTTAATATGACTCCTAGTTCAGGTGATATCTTTAAAGAATTATCATTCTCTGGTGCTAACAATGTTACTGCTGGTACTGCTGTTACTTCTTTAGCTTTCAGTAATGCAGTTGTAAGATCATTCAATGCTCAAGTTTCTGTAAATGTAGTCCGTTCTACTGGTGGTAATCTTAATGCTCAATATGACTTGAAAGGTGTTCAAGTTAATGATAACTGGATCTTAAATGCTTCTTATATTGGAGATAATACAACCGTTGTATTTACAATTAATCCAACTGGACAAGTATTATATACAAGTAATAATGTTGCTAACTGGACTTCAACTACAATGAAATTCAGAGCTCTTACTACAAGTGTTTAAATAATAAAAAATCTTATGTATTTTTAAATTTTAATTATATATATTAAATATATAATTTATAATGCGTTTAAAATAATTTAGGGTAAAAATAAAATTTTAAATTTTCCCATAGTATATTTAATTGATTTTTGAACGCAATTTCGCGTTTGTTTTTTTATTGTTATATAATATTAACTAAACAATGTCAGTTAATAGGAATTATAATAGTTTATATTTCGAAAACCCTATCGTCATCTTAGACACGACTGATTCAGTTAACTCCACTACTGGATCTCTTGTTCTCTATGGCGGCCTTTCTGTAGGAGCTACTACTAATTTTAGTGGTATTATGAAAATTACTAATAATACTACTAGCACTGATGTATCCACTGGTGCATTAGTACTAAGCGGTGGTATTGGTACCGATGATAATCTTAATGTCGGCGGTAATGCTTACATTCAAGGTTCTCTTACCGCTGGTTCTTTTGCCGTTACTAATTTAAATGCTGGTACTATTACTGTAAGCAATTTGTTAGGAACAAATGCAACTCTTGCAAGTTTATTCGCTACCGATATTACAACCGCGACTCTTAGAGCATCTACTTTAATCAGTTCTGCTAATATTGTTTCCAATCTTATTAGCACTGGTAATATTTATGTAGGAGTGGATGGTAATGGTATTAACCTTTTTTCAGGTGCTAGAATAATTAAAACAAGTGGTGATGGAATGTATATAATTCCGCACATTGATGGTAATTTAGGAGATGGTATCGGCGGTATAAAGTTTAGAAATGCAGCAAATAATAATACAAGTATGCAAGTATTTGGTGATGGTACGTTAAGAGTAACAACACTAGTAAGTTCTGCTAATATAGCTGCTACTAACATCAGTTCTGCTAATATACTTAATACTAACGTTACAACAAGTTCTTTGAGATATACTAATGCTATCGGTACTAACTCTACTCTTGCAAGTTTATTTGTAACTGATATCACAACGGCAACTTTGCGTGCTTCTACTTTAGTCAGCTCTGCTAATATCGCTGCTAACGTTATTACTACTGGTACTCTTAATGCCGCTACTTTAGTAAGTTCTGCTAATATCACCAATGTTAACTTTACTTCAACTAATATTCTTAACACTAATGTTACAACAAGTTCTTTGATATATACTAATGCTATCGGTACTAATCAAACTGTTACTAGTTTATTTGCTACAGATATCACAACGGCAACATTACGCGCAACTACTTTAGTCAGTTCTGCGAATATTGTTGCTAATGTTGTTACTACCGGTACAGTAATAGCAAGTACTGTAGGCACATCATGGCTTTCTGCTACTACTATTACTGCTTCAAATATTAGTTTATCTGGTAATTTAACTGTAGCTGGTACTTTAGTCGCAGTTAATATTACAACTACTAATTTAATGGATACTAACATAACTGCTGGTATTGCTAATATTACTCAAACTCTTTCTGCAGTTGGTACTTCTAATACTATTGGTTCTATCTTTACAACTGGTGGAAACGTAGGCATTGGTACCACTTCTCCCTCGTCAAAATTAACAGTAAATGGTGAAATAAGTAACATAGCTGATGGCTCGGGCATTAAGTTTTACATTGGTAGAATATATAAAAAAGGAGGTGCTGGGTTACAAATCGTAAGCGGTGCTGCCGACACAGTCTTTAGAGACTATAATGATAGTGTGACAACAATGAGTATAAGTGAGGCAGGTAGATTGGCAGTCACACAATTAGTAACTTGTGGTAATATCGCCGCTAACATTATTACTACTGGTACTCTTAATGCCGCTACTTTAGTAAGTTCTGCCAATATAACTAATGTTAACTTTACTTCAACCAATATTCTTAATACAAATATTACAACAAGTTCATTGATATATACTAATGCTATTGGTACTAATCAAACCCTTACAAGTTTATTTGTTACTGATATTACAAGCGCAACGTTACGTGCATCTACATTGGTAAGTTCTGCGAATATCGCTGCTAACGTTGTTACTACTGGTACACTTAATGCTACTACTTTAATCAGTTCTGCCAATATAACTAATGTTAACTTTACTTCAACCAATATTCTTAATACAAATATTACAACAAGTTCATTGATATATACTAATGCTATTGGTACTAATCAAACCCTTACAAGTTTATTTGTTACTAATTTAATGGATACTAACATAACTGCTGGTATTGCTAATATTACTCAAACTCTTTCTGCAGTTGGTACTTCTAATACTATTGGTTCTATCTTTACAACTGATGGAAACGTAGGCATTGGTACCACTTCTCCCTCGTCAAAATTAACAGTAAATGGTGAAATAAGTAACATAGCTGATGGCTCGGGCATTAAGTTTTACATTGGTAGAATATATAAAAAAGGAGGTGCTGGGTTACAAATCGTAAGCGGTTTTGGCGACACAGTCTTTAGAGACTATAGTGATAATGTGACAACAATGAGTATAAGTGAAGCAGGTAGATTGGCAGTCACACAATTAGTAACTTGTGGTAATATCGCTGCTAACATTATTACTACTGGCACACTTAATGCTACTACTTTAATCAGTTCAGCTAACATTACTGCTAACATTATTACTACTGGCACTCTTAATGCCGCTACTTTAATCAGTTCAGCTAATATTACTGCTAATCTTATTACCACTGGTAGATTAATTGCTAATACAGTAGATTTAACACCCAGTGTAGGTGATATTAGTACTGAATATTGGTCATATCTTCAAAATAATACAAGTGGAACAGTTTCTGGTCTTGCATTTAACAATAATATTGTTAGATCATTTAATTCCTATGCTCATATAGAAATTCAACGTTCAACTGGTGGTAATCTTTATGCTAATTATGAATTAAAAGGTATACAATTAAATTCAAATTGGGCACTTAATCAAAGTTTCGTAGGTGATAATACTGGAATTATTTTTGGCATAAATTCAACTGGTCAAGTTTATTATACGTCTTCTAATATTTCTAATTATAGTCAATCCACTATACATTATAGAGCATCAATTACTAGTACAACTTCAGGAATATTTTATTTATAGCATCATATAAATACTTTTCAGTAATTTTATAAAAATTAATTATATATATTAATATATATAAATAATGGATTATACAAATCCTAAACATAAGAAACGCATTGTTGAAACTTGTAGAAGATATTATAATACTATGAAAACTTATGGAGAACCACCACAAAATTTTACATCAAAGGATTATGATATAATAGATAATATATGTGATCTTATTAGAAACAAATATAAAAAACGTCTTATTGATGATCTTGATGAGAATGAAAAAGAATATATTAAAATATTTACTCCTGAATTATTACCATTTGCAAAATATTAAAAAATAAAAAAATTTTAATTTCTATATAATTAATAAGTAATGAATTTCCTTTCAGCATCAACTATACGTAATCTTGTATATTCAACTGGTATAACATCTATTACTAAAAATAGTATCTTGACTCTTAATAATATTTATAAAGAAATTGTTCTTAATATAACTGTATTAAGTCAACATGAAAATTATATAAATTCTAATAATGTATTTGATACTCTTAAAAAAATTAAAGAAACAATGTTACAATCTAGAAAACAACTAAAATCTCCTTCTAAAGCTTGTAAAAAATTTACTCAAAAATCATCTCAATATAGTACATCCAATAGATTTAAAATGGCAAAAATGAATTATTATAAAAAAATCAAACAATGCACTCTTGTATCTTCAAAACAATTTGAAAAAGTATTTAAAAAAGTAACTGGTATTAAATATGAACCCCAAGCTATTAATATTATCCATAAAGCAAGTGATCAAATTTTTCAAAAATATATCACATTACTTGTATATAAACTTTTTAAACAAGATATTAAAACCATTACAAGTTTACATATAGATTCAAGTTGGGAACAATTTGTTGATAAATATCCTAAATCAAGTCAAGAATACAATTGGATAGATTTTAGAAAAAAAGAATTAAATAATCAATTTAATGAATTATTTAATATTAAAAAAAATGAAACTGACACTGATGATAAAGATGATATTTATTACTTTTTTAGCAAAAAAGCTATAATTTAACTTTATTAAATGTATCAGTCAATAATTGTATATCACTATCACTAAATTGTATATTTTCAGGATAATTTATTGTAAATATAATATGTAAATTACCCCTTTTATCTTTGTGATCTACTAACCCTCTATCAAATAATATATACTCTTTATTTGGATTAATAATACCAAATCCTTTGGTTGTTATAGTTAACGGACCATCAAAATGTGGTATTGTTATCATTTTTCCAATAATACAATCTCTTAAATCTATATTTGTTTTATATAATAAATTTAAACCTTGTCGTTTGAAATGTACATCTTCTTCTACAACAATATTAACAAGTAAATTCCCAGATACTTCCTTCTCTTTTATAGCCTGTTCACCCCATCCTTCAAATTTATATTGTTTACCTGTATCAACACCACGTTCAATAGTCACTTCAAAAATTTGTTCTTCAGGTATACTTCCTTTAGAATTACATTCATTGCAATTTGATTTATGTACTATACCACTACCAGAACAATTTTGACAAGTTTGATTGATAATTTGTGTAAAAGGACCCATTTGCATATGTTGTGTTATTTGACCCATCCCATTACATTGAGAACAATTAGATTTACATATTGCACATACACGATTTCTTTGTACTTTTATTTTTTTTACTATACCAAAATAAACATCCTTTAATGTTATCTTACATGTATATATATGATCATTCTTCTTTTGTACTCGTTGTTGTGGCTTTGCTTGAGGATGAAAAAAAGAATTAAAATTAAATTCAAAAGGAAATCCCCCGTTAATATGAACTTGCGGTTGCGAACCACCACTATCATATGCCTTTTTTTTTTGCGAATCAGATAAAGTTTCATATGCTTCTTGGATTTTTTGAAACTTTTCCTTATCACCCCCTTTATCAGGATGATTTTCTCTCGCTAATTGTCTATATTTTTTTTTTATATCACCTTCAGATGCATCTTTAGATACACCTAATATGCTATAATAATCTGACATACACTAATATACATTAATAAAATTATTTATAATCTTGAACATTACACTTAAATAAATTTAATTAATTTATATTTATTAAATTTACTATTAAACACTTGTTGTCATTGCTCTAAATTTCATCACTGTCGATATCCATTCTGATATATTTATACTAGTATATTGCACTTGACCTACACTCGTCATACTGAATTTTATACCTATATTATCACCTATATAACAAGACGCTATAAATAACCACTCGTTTTTCTTTTTTAATCCCTTTAAATCAAATAATGCATCGTACTCATCCGTTAATGTTGTTATTGTTACACATATTACACCACTAAATGATTTTATATTTACATTTGAAAAATCAAATCCAGTAATATCAACCGGTATTATCTGATTATTGTTTGCATAAAATGTTCTTTCTGCTGATATATCTCCAATACTCGGTGTTACATCAACACCTTTTACAACTAATGTATCACCTACTATTAAATTTTTACCTATAGATATTCCACCATATGTTACAAATGTACCTGATGTTAAATTTAATGCAGGTTGTGTATTATTCAAAATAATAGACGATAAATTTCCCAATATTAATTGATAATCTTTATATATAAAATCTTCAGTCGCAACTATAGGTTCAGTACCATTACCTCTTAATACAGCATATGGTAATAATGAAGTATTACCAGTACCACCTCTTCCAACCGGAATAGGAGTAAATGATATTGGAACATCACTAAAAAATTTTATATTTGCATCTACTCCATTCGAATTAGTATACCCTATATAACCAATATCACCAGATGTCGCTATATAAAAAATAATACCAGTACGATCACCCACAAAACGAGAATTTATTTTCCATATATCATCACATACATACCCCTCCAATTCATATAATGCATATTTGTTTTCACCAGGTACTTCTACATATACAGTCATAAAAAATGATTTTTTTGTATTTGCAAAGTTAAAATCAACTGTATTAATATTCGTCGGCACATTTGTATTTGCTAATAATAATAAACTATCTTGCGTCTTTAATATTCTTACCTTTTGAATTCTCGCTACATATGCCCCCGTTACATTTTCATTAATGTATTGTATATAACCTATAGAACTTTGTGTAATTATTTTGAAATATACATTGGTGTCACTCCCAATATAATAAGAATTCATCGTCCAAACATTGTTTTTTAACACGCAATTCAAAAAATAAACACTATGCGTATTATCTAAACTATTTGATACACTTATAATAACTTGAGCTGAATCAACCTGCGAATTTACAAAAGTTAAACCAGGAACATCAGTATATGTTAATATATTATTTGATAATAATATATTTGACTGACCAGATGATACCCCATTCGTTACATTTGTCGGAGTTCTAAATTTTATTGTAGTAATTCCTACTGTATTCAAATTCGTATACTGTATTATTGCCTGACTTCCATCATATCTAATATAAAAATCTACATTTGTTTTTTCACCTATATATGTATTAGTTATCACCCACTCTCCCTCATTATTCATCCCCCTTATAGTATATAAAGCACATGCTCTATCAGATACATCATTAAATTCAACATAGACATAAGATACAAATGCCTTTGTATCAGTCGTAAATGTAAATGTCGTAATATCTTCTGGTATAGTAATATTATTATTTAATATATACGTCTTTTCTAACAATGTATTACCAGATGTACCCGTCAAATCACAACAACCATCCCCACCACCCCCTATACCACTACTCACTAATGCATCTACATACGCCTTGTTAACTGCATCTAATGCATCTATCGGAGTATCAACACTTGTAATTCTATTTAAATTTACATCTAACTGACCACCAATATACACAGATTTATTAAAACTTGCACCACCATATGAAATCAATGATCCCGATGATAATCCATACGCATCTGATGTATTATATATAATTAAACTTGTATTTCCACTTATATCTACTGAACTCGATGTTCCATTTACAGAAAATGTAAAACTATCATACCCTCTTATAGCATTCCCACCCGTATCAGCTACTAATATTTGCCCCCTTGTAAAATTTCCATTAACACCTTGATCATCAACATATTGCTTTGTCGCTACATCCGTCCCATTTACTGGATACCCTACATTTTCTATAACATTACCATCTAAATCTAAAACTCCCCCTATATTCACATCCTTACCAAAACTTGCCCCACCTATTACAACTAAAGATCCCGATGATACATTAAGAGCATCCGTAGAATTCGTAATAACAAACGGTTTATCTAATGTTAATTGTGCTTCGCTTAATGTAAAAAAATCATATCCTCTTATAGCATCGCCATTAGAATCCGCTATAATCACCTGACCTATTGTAAAATTCCCAGAAACCTTATCTGCTACTGAATCCACATAATCCTTATTTACACCATCTGTTCCTAAATTTGGCCAAGCTACATTTGCTATATGATTCCCATTCACATCTAATACTCCACCTACATTTAACTTTTTCCCTATAGAAGCCCCTCCTACAACTGTTAACCCCCCACCAGATGTTACACTTGTTGAATTTTGTGTATGATTTATTGAAATACCACCTTCTAATACAATACTTGCCGATGTCAAATTTATACTCGGAGCAGTGTATGGAATATATATACGCTCATTTTGAAAAGTAACATCTTGTAATGTTACACCATAATTATTATTATATTCCTTTATTACATCAAAATATAAAGTCCCAGATCCCTCTAATGAACCATCCCCTTGTAATATAGGAATTTCCGCTGGAGCTAAAGATAAGTTTCCCTTTATAAGAAACCCTTCAAGATTTTGACCGAATCCAGGCTCCATAGATTGTATATAAATCTACCACTTAAGGTTTATATATATTTTTTTTCTTACATTTTAACGATCAAAATATATACGTATAACCTGCCATTTTTAAACCTTTTAAATTATATATTCCTCCACTTTTTTTTATCATGTTTTTATATAAATTTTCACTAAAATAATTTTTATTATATTTTAATCCCAGAATATCCAAATTATCATTCTTAATTTCTACAAATGGAATATCTAAATCCCTTAAATACCTTACAAAATTATCACAAGATGTAGTATTGTTATTTATTATAACAGGAATAACACCCAAATATAAAGATTCCCAAAAACGATGCGTATCAAGCCCATTACCCCTTATACATAAACAAAAACGATGTTCAGATAATTCTCTTAAATATTCAATATAAGGTTTCCCAGATGATAAATCATAACATTTAGTCTCCTTTATTTTATTCAAAATTTCTCCCCTATACATATACGTATTTGGATTAATATTAACATAAATATCCCTTTCCTTTATATTCCTGTATGTATCTTTCATAACAGTATATAACGCTATCATATCCCCATGTGGCCACATAGCATTTGCAAGTCCTATAGGTAATAATGTTATTTTTGAATTATAACTGTCATAATCAATATTTTGTGCATAAATATGTACAATATTATCACATTCAACTAAATTTTTATATTCATTGTTAAAATGATGATCCGAATTATGCGTATATAACACAATTTTAATATTTTTATTTATTTTTTCTGTTAAAGTTTCTATCAAATAACTTAAAATATGCGTATATACAAAAATTTTAATAGTATCCGTATTGTTTTTTGTACAATGTTCCATAAAATAGTTGTTTAATGACTCTACATTGATATTATTGAAATCATTAATTATAATAACATCCCTTGCATACTTTTCAATGTTTTTATGAAAAGCTAAAATATCCCTCGTTACAAATACAAAATCACATAATGATAACACACGATCTCCACTAATAATATCTTCAATACCTATATTTAATACACTCGAAAATTGATATAATTGTTTTGAATGAATATGTAAATTCGCAATCGTATTATACTTTTTATTATCATTTGATACTAAATACATATTCGTTGAAATATCTAAATGATCCATACATACATTTGTTTTCCTAAACTGTAATACATTTGGTTTTAATAAAGCAGTTTCGTTTACAAATCCACGCGTCGGATTCATATATTCAATTAACATATTTTTTTCATTTGATATATTTTTCGGATCAACACCCCCTAAATATTGCCCTATCGCAGCTCCATCAAATACCATTAAATGTTCATTAGGCTCAACAGGCAACTCGTATTTATCCATATATCTTCCTAAAATATCCATATCATTCATAAAATAAGGTGATTTTTCAAATATATCTGATATAAAAATATTCAATCTTTCTAAAATCTTATCATTTCCAAAAAACATAATTGATGGAATAACTCTTCCAGGCGCATCTTGAACCATACAAACTTTATCAATATCCTCGCTTTTAAAATAATTTAATAAAAAATTATATAAAGTATTAATATCTTCGTATAACATTACATCATTCTCAATATGAAATACATTTTTAATCTGAAATATTTTCATTAAAGCAAAAATATAAAAAAATCTAGATGTAGTAGATATCCAAAATCCCCCCCTAAATTGATCCTTGTCAGAATAATCATTTGATATTTTATTTTTATATCTAGTAAAATGTTCATTGTCTTTTAAAAAATTTTCTAATAAAGATAATGGAATAACCTGAATAACATTTTTATAATAAAATATATTTTTTGTGTAAACATTTAAATTAAATTTATCTAATGTTAGATTAAATTCATTTACCAAATTGTCATTTAAACATATATATAAAGTAGTTCCATAATTGTTTATTAATAATGTTTGGTAAATATTATCATACAAATAATTTGGAATGTCATTTCCTATATGTACATAAACTAATGCAGTTTTCATTTTAATACTAGTTGTAATTAAAAAACTTGATAATATGAAACGCTATTTAATATTTATTTTTTCTTTACATATAATATATATTACCAATGTATATTATTATAAAATCGTGCGATGTCTCACATACCAAAGATGAAGTACTTAACATTTTATATGGTACTGATTCTACACCCGTATCAACTTGGGTATTAGAATATTTAAATCAACAAATTGAAAGTTTAAAAATATGTCCTATTGAAGAAAATATTAAAAATATCTCTTATACGGTCAAAAATATTAATGGATTTAATTTTGAATTATGTAAAAATTATAAAAAAGTAAACAAAGGATATGTTTATAATAGTTCAGAAAAATCAACCGATATTATACAAAAAATTAAAGTTTTAGAATATAATGAAACTCATCACGAAGCTTTACATTCAGTTCAATTTGGATCAGATATGTGGGCAAATCTTAATGAAGAAATCAATAACAGAGTTTTAAAACAACTAGATAAAGATACTTTTTATCAAGTATTCCAAAAAATTCAAAATACTATTAAGAAAAAACATCAATGGACTCATACTGAATTTACTGCTTTGGTAGTAGACGTGATTAAAGATTTCAAAAAAGAATTATATAGTTCTATTGCAAAAAGAATGAAACGTTTTGGTAAAAAACAAAATCAATATCTTAGTACAGTACCAGAAAATATCGTATGGAATGGAAATTGTAGATCAGAAAGTGAATCCAAAAATAAATTAGAATAATAAAAAAATACACATTTTTACATTTTTATTAAATAATTAAAAATGTATATTTAAAAATTAAGATATATTAAAAATTAATACAATGAATAATAATTATAATAGAAATATAACAAGTTATTATCCCATATCTTGTCAAAATTTTATTGGACATTATTGTGATTTTCATGAAATATCTACTCTTCCAAGAGATTTTTTATGTGACACATCATCTTGTATGATTATGCTTTATTGGGATTTTTTACAAAATAAACCTAATTTTATATTTTATAAAGATGCATTTCTTCGAAATTGTTCACATAGTCAAAAACATATTGTTATTAAACATTTATCAGCTATTGTTATACAAAGACAATGGAAAAAATATAAAGAAAATACATTATTACATAAACACAATGCAGCAAAAATTATTCAACGTGGTATGCATAATTGGTTATGGAAACCCGTTTGTAAAGATGGTACTATGGGTATTAATTTAAGATTGGGATTAAAAATGATAGAAGATATGAATTTAAATAGATAATAATTAGTCTATATCCAATGAATGCTGTAAAAAGCGTTTATATTCATATTCTGATTTTGCTTTCAAAAAATTTTTTTTCAATTGTCTTATTTCAGATGGATTCAAATCAGTTGTATCATTATCTGAAATATCTCCTTCTATTTTAAATATATTATTCATTGTTCTTAAATTACAATTGTCATTATTTTTCTTTTTTTCAATAACATAATTTTGTATTGTTTTACCCCCAATCGATTTCTCCTCTGATATAATTTCTATTTTTTGAATATTATCTACTATATCAGGTAAAGAAATATCGCTTTTATTGAATTTTCTTTTTAAATGTTTTACAATAAAGTAATTAATTCTAGGACCTTTTATTACTAATAAATCAAATTTTTTAATACAATCTGATACATATTTTGATGCATTTAATCTATGACTTCTATATGTAGACATTTGTTGTTGAATATCATGATATAAACGTATAAATGAGTTTGCATATTCCATATGTAAATTACTACTTTCTTGCAATTTTAAAAATTGTTGTAAAACAGATAAAATATTAATAATGTAAATAAAAACTTTTATAATAATTGTTATTATTTCATTGGTTTCTCCTTGAGAATAACTTAAAATAGTATCCGCTGATAAAATAGTACTTAATAAGATTAAACAAATACTTATAAAATCATTTCCTCTTCTATCTAATAACGCATTCCTTTCATGCATCCATTTATAAGAAGCAGCATTTTCACCTATCGATATAATAATTTTTTCATTGTTTTCATTCCATCCATTGTTTAAAAATAATAAATTTGATTTCTTAAAGATTTTAGATTTCTTGCTATTTTTATGTTTTGATGAATTATCTTCGTATTCTATATCTATATCATCTTCTATATCATACTCCAAATTATCTTTATTAAAAATTTTATCTACATGATCATATTTTTCTTCATTCATGATCTTATACTTGATTAATTATTAAATATGTACTTTTAAATACATTTTTAAAATTTGAAATGGTCAGGATTTTATTTTTTAATTTTATAAAATTGAAAAATAAACCACGATAAGAATATATTTAATAATAGATTATTAGATAAAACTCAAAAAAAAAAATCTTTTTATATACTTAGTAAACAAAGTGAATAGATATGAAAATTAAAAAAAGAGATAACCGTTTAGAACAATTGTCATTTGATAAGATTATTTACCGTTTAAGAAAACTTTGCAATGATAAAAATTTAGGAATATTATCATCTATAGACCCTGATATTATAGCACAACGTGTTGTTTCAAGTATCTATGACGGTGTAACCTCTTGTGAATTAGATGAAGAAGCTGCTCGTATTGCTGTTAGTATGATTGAAAATTTAGAATATCAAAAATTAGCCTCGAGAATTGTAATTAGTAATCTTCATAAAAGTACAAATGAATGTTTTAGTGAAGTTATGGAAAATTTATACAATAACTTTGATAAAAATGGTAATTCTATGCCTATTATTGCAGATGATATTATTGAAATTATTAGAAAACATAAAAATACGTTAAATTTTGCGATTGATTATAATCGTGATTATCTTTTTGATTATTTTGGTTTCAAGACATTGGAACGAAGTTATCTTATGAAAATTTTTAATAAAGAACAAAATAAAATGGTTGTCGTAGAACGTCCTCAACATATGTATATGAGAGTTGCTTTGGGAATTCATAAAGATGATATTGAATCCGCACTTTCTACATATAATCTCATTTCACAACATTATTATACACATGCAAGTCCTACCATTTTTAATGCAGGTGGACGTTTAGCAAATCTCAGTAGCTGCTTTTTAATCGGATCTTTCGATTCTATCGAGGGAATTTTCAAAACTATGACAGATTGTGCTAAAATTTCTAAATTAGGAGGTGGCATTGGAACTCATATTACAAATATTCGTAGTAAAGGAAGTCTTATTCGTGGAACTAATGGTGTATCTGATGGTATTATACCAATGTTAAAAGTTTATAATGAAATTGGATTATATGTCAACCAATGCTTTACTCCAGATACATGGGTTTATTCTGAAGATGGGCCAAAACAAATGAAAGATATTACAACAAATGATAATTTAGTTACTATTGATGGAACATTTAAAAAAGTAAATGAAGTGATTAAAAATAATATAAATAAAGAAATTTTAGAAATTAGGGCTACAAATACATTATTTCCAATTAAAGTTACAAAAGAACATGAATTATATTTGTTAAAAGATCAAAAAAAAATTACCAATTATTCTACTATTAAAAATAGGTTAGAAAAGGGTATTATTAAACCTAATTTTTATAATGCAAATGAATTAACAGAAAATGATTTAGTTGGTTTTCCAATTCCTACTTATGAATTAGATAATGATATAAATGATTTAGAATATTATAAATTGTATGGTATGATGTTAGGTGATGGACATATTTGTAGAGGAAGAAATGAGTGCGGAATTACATTAGGGAATGATACAAAATTTGATTTACAAGAATTTGTAAAAACATATTTACATTCTAAAAAAATTAATTATTGGGAATGTGATCAATATGGATGTTCTTCTATTAGATGGTCATCTAGTGAATCTTTGAATTTTTCAAGAGAAATGTTTTATAATTCTAATAATGAAAAAGTTATTAAAAAAGAATTTTTACATTTACCTAAAAATAAAATTTTAAAAATTTTAGAAGGTTTATTGAGAACAGATGGATCTAATTTAAAAGAATTATATTTTACAAATACTTCACAAATATTAATTATGCAAATGCGTTATTTGTTTTTAAGATTAGGTATTTTAACATCTGGACATATAAAAAATAATGTTGGGGAATCACATATTACTAAACACGGTAGATTAATTGAAAATAAAAAAATAAACTATGTGTTAAGAATACCTAAACATCCAATTTTAAATAGTATTATTAAATTTAAAAATAATGGTCAACATTTTAAATATTTCGAATGGAATGGTATGTTATGGGGTAGAATACGTTCTATTAATTATATTAATTATGAAGGAGAAGTATATGATTTTAATATGATTGATAATCATAATTATTTAACAGATATGGGTCTTGTTCATAATTCTGGTAAAAGGAAAGGATCTTTTGCGATGTATATTGAACCTTGGCATGCAGATATTATGGAATTTTTAGAATTACGAAAAAACCAAGGTCATGAAAATTTACGTGCAAGAGATTTATTTTACGCAATGTGGACTCCTGATTTATTTATGAAACAAGTAGAAAACGATGGTGACTGGTATTTAATGTGTCCTGATGAATGCCCAGGATTGACTGAAGTTTATGGTGATGATTTTGAAAAATTATATTGGAAATATGTTGAAGAAAAAAGATATAAAAGAATTGTAAAAGCACAAGATATATGGACAAAAATTATGGATTCACAAATTGAAACTGGCGTTCCTTATATTGCATATAAAGATAATGTTAATAAAAAATGTAATCAAAAGAATCTTGGTACCATAAAATCTAGTAATCTTTGTTGTGAAATAAGTTTATATTCCGACGATAAACAATATGCTGTTTGTAATTTGGCATCTGTAGCTCTTCCTAAATTTGTTGAATGTGATAATGATGATAAACCCTATTTTAATTTTGAAAAATTAAGAGAAATTGCAAAATACATTGTAGGTCCTATGAATAAAGTAATTGATCATAATCATTATCCTGTACCAGAAACTCATAAAAGTAATATGGCACATAGACCTATAGGAATAGGCATTCAGGGTCTTTCTGATGTTTATATTAAGATGAAATTACCTTTTGAATCTGAAGGTGCAAAGAAATTAAATAAAGAAATTTTTGAAACATTGTATTATGGATGTCTACAAGGCACCATTGAAGAAGCAAAACGAGATGGTCCTTATTCATCTTATGAAGGTAGTCCGTTTAGTCAAGGAAAATTACAATTTGATTTGTGTAAAGAATTTGATAATATCAATTTAGATGAATATTTATCTGGTAGATGGGATTGGGATGCATTAAAACGTGATTTAAAACAATATGGTGCACGAAATAGTATGTTAATAGCTCTTATGCCTACTGCAAGTACAGCTCAAATTATGAATAATTCAGAATGTTTTGAACCTATTGATTCTTGTATCTTTAAAAGACGTGTTCTTTCTGGTGAATATATTGTTATTAATAAATATCTTGTTAGTGATCTTGAAAAATTAGGATTATGGTCAAAGGAAATGAAGGATAGAATTATTACTTTAGATGGTAGTATACAACAAATCCCAGAAATTCCAGATGAAATCAAAGCTATTTATAAAACTGTCTGGGAATTAAGTATGAAAAGTGTTATTGAACAATCTCGAGATAGAGGTGTTTTTGTAGATCAAATGCAAAGTATGAACTTGTTTATGGCTAATCCTAATTATAAAAAATTAACTAGTATGCATTTCTATGCTTGGAAACAACATCTAAAAACTGGTATGTATTATTTAAGATCTAGAGGACAAAGCAGTGGTAAATTTAGTGTAGATGTTAATATTGAAAAACAAATTAGAGAAAAACAAGAAAAAGGTGAAGTATTGACAAAACAAGAAGAAGAAGCCGTATTAGCATGTAGTTTGGAAAATCCTGAAGCTTGCATGTTATGTTCAAGTTAATTTAAAATTGAAATTAATTTATATTAAAAATAAATTTCAATTATGATTCGAATATATTCTATTAATAAATTTCCTCTTATGCCTATGTCTAGAATTTATAACGTTAATTTACTACGACAACATTCAAATTTCAATTTGCATAAAAATAGTTTACAAAATGATAAAGCAGTTATTGATAAAGTAATTGAAGAAACTGATGGTATATATGATAAACTAAAAGAAAATAACAATTCTATAAATAATCATATGATAAAAATTTTACAAAGAGAAAATGAAATTTTAAATGAAGAAATAAATGCGTTGTTAACTAAAAATAATGAATTGAGAGAATTTCTAAAAGAACGATTGCAATAATATCCAACATTATTTAGGATTTTTTTAATTTTAATATATATATTATAAATAAATTATATGAACATTGTAAACATTGTTACTTTTGCGTTTATATTATTTATAATATATTTGATGTACATGTTAAAAAAGAGATATATATGTTTATACGAAGATGCAATTAAAATTTTATATCGTCAATGTGCACGTTGGGCTGCTGCAAGTGTACAAGATGATGCAACAATTATTAAAATGTTACATGCAAATTACGCAGCTGGATATTTGTGGGCAATAAAAGATATAGTAACATCAGAAAAATTTTATGAAATAACTGGTGAAGATTTTGTTAAATTTGAAAATAAAATCGTTGATATTCAAGATGCATCATCTAAAGAATTAATAGAAAAATGCCCAACTCTAGTTTTCATAAAAGATCAAAATAATAATGATAATATAATTATAAGAGCAATGTATTCAAGAGGTATCATTTAAAATTTAAATGTTGTTTTAAACATATCAGTTGCATAATCTTGAGATCTTCTAACATTATCTAATAATTCATCAACAAATTTTTCTTTAGGTTGGAATGCAATAAAATAAATCAAAGCTAGTACTATAAACAAAACTAAGTAATCCATATTATAATGTTTATAATATAGAAAAATAAAATAATTTTTTTGGTTAAGAAGCTAAATTCATTTCTTCTAAGATCAGTTCTTTTGTAAATGTATTTCTTTTTTTAGATGCTTTAAACAATGCAAATACTTCAGCATTAATAAGATCTAAATTAGTATTACCTATTTCTATTAAAAAGTCAAGATAATCCGTATATTTTGGATCATTATTCATTATATAATTATAAATTTGATCAATTTGATTATTTATTTCAGGTGATGCATTTTCAAATTTATCTTTTTTGAATAAAAAGAAATATGCAAATATTACTGCAATTATAATTAATATATGTGTATTAGTTAACTTCATTTTAATATATAATAGTAATATATATTTTTTTTTATAAATAAAATTTATATTAGTATTATAATAAGTATATAATGTCAGCTGAAGCAAAACGTTCATTAGAAGCATGTGAAAATGGAGTGAATCAAATGATTGCTATATCAAAAGCAAACCAAGAAAAGGTAGATTATTATAATAATACAGAAATTCCAGAATTCAATAGAAAACAAGAAGAATGGAAAATTAGAGGAAATGATCGACGTAGAGATCAAGATAATTGGAGAAAAAGATATGAAGATGAAAAAAATAAATTGAGTGGGGAAGAGGAAGTTAAAAGTTGTGGAGGTATATGGACTAATGAGGGTTGTAGTGGTGGTTGGCGTAAAATTGAAGATAGACATTGTGGTGCTCTGAATGCTCAGAGACAAAGTGTATGTAGAAGAAATGATGATGAAGTAGAAAGAATTGCACGTGAAAGGGTTGGTCCTAGACCAGGTGATTTTAATGAAATGGAACCACAAAGACCATCTCCTCCAGAACAAAATAATTCAAATATTAATATTTCATGTTGTGCCAACATTACACAAATTATAGCATCTCAAGTAAATGATTCTACTATTAATCAAGCAAATGATTGTATGTCAAATTTACGACAGGGATATGATAATGCTGTCGTAAAAGAACAAGAAGAAGGAAAGCGTAAAGAAGAAGAAGAAACAAAACGTAAAGAAGAAGAAGAAGAAAGAAAACGTAAAGAAGAAGAAAGAAAAAGTCTTATGAAAAAATTAGGTGTAGGAGGCTTTATAATTTTATGTTCTTGTGCATTATTATTCATTGTTATAAGTTTAAGTTTTGGATTTAGTAGCGGAGGAGAAGAGACTGATATGGAATATGCTAGTTCTACTTATTCTACACCAACATATGTATCGGTTCCAACGTCAATACCAACATCAGTTCCAACATCGGTCCCTCCACCTCCGTATTCAGAAACATCAAATGAAAATAGTGGATTTTTTGGTGGATTATTTTAAGAAAAACCTGATTATTATTATTATTAAGTATACAAGTATTATAAAGATTGATATTTTTTAAAAAAAGTTTTTATTAATGTTCTTCGTAAAACTTGAGTATGTTTAGTTAAATTATCAAGATGTTTTTTAGTATTCAAAATTTCATATAAAACATATTGACTTGGATAATGTACATAATATTCTTTTAATTCTTCTAATCTTGTTTTTAGAATAAAGATTTCTTTATTCATAGCTGAATAGTTTTTGATTTTTGTCATTATAATACACATTTTATTCATACATTAAGAAAAAAATCAATTTTTAGTTTGTGTAACAAGATAAAATATGATCAATATCATTAAAATTATGTGAGCTTGTCATTTTTGTAAAGTCTGTGCAATCGTTAAATGAATATAATGAGATGTGATCATCGTATATAAATTCTTCTCTATTTGCTAATATAAAGATATTATTTTTAGCGATATTATCTTTAGCGATATTTTTTTGTTTTTTTGATTTTGTAAATCTCTTTTTTAATTTAAGAAAAAATGATAATTGCATAATATAATATTATATTATACAATTGTAAATAAGATAATTTTTTAGTTTTTTATTATAAGAATTGAATGAATAAGAAAAACATTAAAAGTGCGTTCAAAGATTTTTTGTAATCTACTTTATATGCATTAGATGTGTTATTAAATGAATTATCTTCTTGGTTAGTAGGCACATTCAAATCAGTTTCAGTTGTTGGTGTTGAAGTTTCAGTTGAAGTTTCAGTTTCAGTTTCAGTTTCAGTTGGAGTTGTTTCAGTTTCAGTTTCAGTTGGAGTTGTTGAAGTTTCAGTTGAAGTTGTTGAATCGTCATCATATTTGTATTCGCAATGAATACCATAATATTTGGGTTTGCATTCGCATCCACCAGATGGGTTTTTAATACCATTGTTAAGACAGTGATGTTTATCTTCAAAAATGCCCATACCATTGTTAAGTTGTGCTTGAATAACATTGATAATAGGTGAATCTTTACCGACGATATTTTGGATTAAAAACAATGTGTCATCTGTACTTCTTCTTAGAAGTGTGTTATTATTGACAACTTGTGTTTGGACAAGAATTTGATCGATTTGTTCGGCTAATTTCATAGGAATGGTGGATAATAAAATATCAGATGCGTGTTGACAATGTTCAAGAAAAGCTAATTTATGATTGTTTACAGTTACTGCAATAACATTTTCATCCTTTTGTTTCCATACAATTTTAAGATCACCTACGCAATTTCGGACGTGTTTTTTATGATCTTCAGAAACAATTTTTTTACAATTTTCTGCATTCAAGGCTAATGTACATTTATTTTCCATATTTTGCAATTCTTCTTCTGAATATATATTATGATCATCTACCTCAGTTTGTGTGTTGTCAACAATTTGAGTAATATTATCAATAATTTGAGTAGTATTAGTATTGTCAATAGTTTGAGTAGTGTTAGTATCAAGTTCTCTTTTAACAAATGCCCCTCTAAATTTATAACCTGGATAATATCTATCGGGATCAGTAATTCTAGGAGTAAATCTTCCCCAAAGTGTATAACGTTGAATAGCATTCCAGTTAATAACAAACGAAACTGGGTTTTTAAGTCCAGTTGGTGGGCGTACTAAAGTGGGCATAACACTAAGTGGTTTCATACATTGACTAAAAGATTTAGAATTCCATTCTTTAATAATAGTTTGAAGGGCGCTACCACACAATTTTTGAATTGTTTCAAGAGTATAAGGTTGAAATCTGTACATTGTAGAAAAGTCTATAGGATTTGCATAAGAACCATTAATAATATTGTAAATTTGATTATAAGCAACACTTGAATTTTGAATAGTCCATGCATTAGAAAACAATGTAGTATTTTGAACACTTGCGCTTTTTGATTTATATTCAATAAAAGTACCATTGGGTAGCAATAATCTATTAGGATTATCATCCCAAATACCACATAATCCAGAAGTAAGATATTTATATCTACTTGGAACAAAGATAAAGACATTAAGATATCCGTATTCTGCTGTAGGCCAATTATTTCCTGTAACTGATACTTGGGATCCATCTCTAAACAAGAATTTCCAATTTTTATCAGAAATAGTTTGATGATGTAAATAACTATTCAATAAATTGTTATCATCTCTAATATTTGAGACTGACAATCTTCCAGTTGTACCATTAGCAGAAGCAATAAAATAAGCAAAATTACTTCCATCAGAGACTTGAACGGTACAAGCAATATTACAAGTTACAAAATTATTACAAGGCATTTGCAAACATTGAACAGACAAAAATGGAGATTGTACTAACCACACAGTATGATAAGATTGATAATCGTACGCTTGGCCATTAAATGTAACAAAATGTGGATCTCCAGTTGAATAACAAGATGCACCTTTACTAGGTTGAATATTTTTCAACTGAATAGTATCATTTTTCATCAAAGTATTTGAATCTTTATTAAACATTTCCAACAAAATTTCTGACAACAAAGTATCAACTGACAAAGACGAAAATGCAGATTGTCTGTCTACATAAACTTTTTGTTCAATTTGCCAATTATCAATTGAAAATGTAGTAGATTGACATTGAGAAAAGGTCACAGATTTAGATGTATATTTAACAGTAACATCATTATCAGGTGGCGAATCTAACTTGATAGTAAAATAAGATTCAGCTGCATTCAAGTTACTCAAATCCAATACCTTTGGAAAAATAATCATATTTTGTCCAAGAACGTAATTAGTAGCAAGACACAAAAGGGCGATTTTTTTAAACATTTTTTACAAATTTAATTATTTTTAAATCAAATTATAATATTTTTATTATTGTTTAGATAAATTCATTTTTTAATTATTGATATTTCCAATTATCACAATCATTACAGTCGTTTGATGTTAAGCATTCTGGCATATCATTTTGCCATTGAGATATAATAGTGTTTATAACAAAATGGATTCTGTGATTCCATAAAGATTCTCCTATTTTTAATTTATCTTTAGCATCATAAATACAAGATTTTCCTAAATGACATTTTGTATAAATATTATAACCTAATAAATTACAAGTGCTTCCACAATCGCCCATAAAAATAGGATCTGCATTGTGACCAAAATGATAAATACGACTATTTGTATAATCCATATTTATCATATTAGCATAATGTTTATCCCCTGGAGATTGGAATCCTACTCCTATTTTATTATATTTTATAGCTAATAAACTAGCTACTGTACCTCCTAATGAATGGCCTGTGAATAATACTTCTTCATTAAAATCAATTATTTTTTGAAGATTTGTTACAATTTCAGAGCCTATATTTATATAATTTAATTCTAAATTTTTAGTATTATCATAACATTGTAAACAACATGTATTATATTCATCCTGACACTGATCACATTTTTCAAAAAGATTGCTTTGTTTGTAATAACAACATGAAAAATATAGATTATCATTGTATTTATCATTATAATAAGTTGAATCTATGTAAATGTTATCATCTTTGTCATCGTTGTCATCGTTGTCATTTATGGAACAAGTATCTAATCCCCAATATAAACTGGTACCTTTAATGGAAATGACATTTATTTTAAGTTGTGAATTTCTAAATAGATATACTTTAAGAGATTCGTTATTCAAACTTATATCTTGTACTTCTTGTAAAGTTGTATTTAACCATTTTGAATTTTGTGGATTGAAATAAACGTTATTAGCCATACTAGCTAAATCAAGTATATTTTCATAATTAATAATTAAATTTCCATTTTGATCAATAAATTTAGCATATGTAGATAAAATAGTAGTCAGATGAATAATATAAAAATTAAACTTCATATAAAATATATAATAATGTAAACTTTAAATAAGAATTACGTTGTAAATTAATATACAATTAAAGAAGTAATAATGTTACAGGAAGGATATACATAGGTATATTTATATTAAGTAAAAAACCCAAGGTAAGAAATGACGAAGTTGAAATAAAGTTTTTTTTTGATAAATATATATTTATCTAAATGTATTTTTCATAATATTCTTTAGCGTACCACATATTAATTCCAGAGTATTCAAAGGCAATATGGAATAAAAATCCACTAATGAAGAGATTTTGGATTTTTTTATTTTGTATAACATCGGGGATATATTTAGAAACGTACATTTCAACAAAATATACGAATGCGATTAGACAGGCGCCAACGATGGCGGCTTCGATGATAACAGTTAAAACGGGTTTTTTAGAGAGTTTATCCATGGTGATTAATATTGTTATATAATATAGATTTATAAAAAAAATTTTTATATTATATAATAGTAAGATATGGCAGGGGAGCCTAAAAATAAAAGATTGTATAGTTATGTAAAGGGGCTTGCAAATAAAAAATTCAAGTCAAAAAGTGGTGTATATAGATCGAGTTGGATTGTAAGAGAATATAAAAAGAGAGGTGGTACATATAAGACTGGTAGTAAAACTTCAAGGGGTGGATTAAAGAGGTGGTATAAAGAAAAGTGGGTTGATTTAAATAGACCTATTAGAAATTCAAAAGGTAAAATAGTAGGTTATAAATCTTGTGGTAGGTCAAGTTCTGGTATGAAAAGTAAAAAATATCCTTTATGTAGACCGAGTAAGAGGGTATCTCCAAGGACTCCGAGGACATATAAACAGATAAGTAAAGGGAGTTTAAGCAAGGCAAAAAGGGAAAAGAGTAAAGTAAGGGGGAGTAAGAATATTAAATTTGGAGGGGGCAAGTCAAACAGTTATGAATTTCATGATACATTTATAAAGGCATGTGAGTGTAAGGATGATAAATGCAAATGTGATTCAAGACGAGAGTCTAAAAAGTGTACGGATGGAAAGTGTGAAATAGTAAAAATTCCGGAGGGTAAAAAACAAATATTAGAATCATATTATAAACAAATAGGTGGTAAAGTATATAAATGTAAATTATGTAATTATTCTACGTCAGGTAAAGTAAATATATTGAAACATAAATTGCGACATATGGGTGAGAAAAAGTATGAATGTGATAAATGTGATTATACTACATATAGAAAAGAAAAGGTTAATTTGCATAAAATGAAACAACATGGAGGTATAAAGGATGAATTAGATAAAATAATAAAAAAACGAAAAAGTGGTATTTATTTTAAAGGTATACGAGGTGGAGGTCCTCAATATTATGGTAAAAGAAGTTCTAAAATGATCAAGATTCCTGAAAATGTTAGAAAAACGGCTAGATATGCGTTTAAATTAAAAAAATTAGGATTTAAGGGTGGAATAGAAACGGGTTGGAAAAGGGCAAAACAATTAGCGAATAGAGATGGTATACCAATTCAGGATTTAAAATATATGAGAGCGTGGTTTGCAAGACATTTATATACAAGTTATCCTACATATAGAAAATGGAAAAAGGCTGGACGTCCAAAGGGACCAGAATGGCATAATAAGAGGGGTATTCAAGCATGGCTTATTTGGGGCGGTGATGCCGCATTCAAGTGGGTAAATTCGACAAAAAATATAAATGCATTAAATAAACATTATAATAAAGCATATAAAAGTTTAAAATTAAGGGTGTAATTTGTATAATTATTATGTTTTAATTATATAAATATGAATTTATGTAAATACAAGGATATATTTGGAGAACCAGGTAAGGGGGTGCATAAAACGAGAATTCCTATATTAAATATTGCGTTTATTGATACGTTATTTACATTTATAGGAGCATGGTTTATATACAAGTATTTTAAATTTAAATCTTATTGGAATGTATTGGGTGTATTATTTATAATTGGTATAATAGTTCATCGTTTATTTTGTGTAGAGACGCGTTTAAATAAAGCACTTGGTTTATAAATGAATATTTTATTGATAATTTTTTAATACGATAGACCGATTTATATTTAAATTAACTTGTTGTTCTATAAATGATTGAACTTCATTAATAATTTGTGGGTTTGCATTTAATAAAGTAACCATATTTTGTAAATTTGTATTAGTATTCAATGCAGTAATTAATGGGACTAATTCTTGGTGATTGACAATGTTGTTAAGTGTATCTTTTAAAATTGGGTTAGAGACAGTATTGTTAATAATATTAGCAATATCTGGTTTATTATGTAAAACATTTTGAGCAACTTCGATATCAGAATTCGAGTTTTTTAAACTATTTTTTAAACCGATTGTTAAACTATGTAATAATCCATTAGTTGGGATAGGTAAGAGTGGTAAAATTTCTGATACGGCGAATAGGACATATCCTAGAATAGTTGTGGTATCCATTTTTATTATATTTTGATATAATAAAAATAAAAAAGGAACATAATAAATTTATTGTATTTTAAGTTTTTTGTCTACAAAATCTTTTAAAACTTTTGTATTTTCTAACATTATATGTATATCTTTTTTTCTATCTACATCTTCGTATGAAGATTCTAATTTTTCCAAAGTTTTTATTAATCCATCTAAATTAATTTTATACTGTGTAATTTTAGCTAATTTTTTCTCATGTTTTGCTAATATCATCCATCCCAATTTTTCAAATTCATTTTTATACCAATCCTCTGCATTTCGCATCGTCAAGTTTTTAAACATTGTATATTAATGGTTTGGATTACAATATATAAATAAAAAAAATATATATATTAAAGGATAATTTAAAAGCCATGAAAAAAATGATTTTTTGTTTGGATCATATAAAAAAAATAATAAGGTATTGCATAAATGGTATTGACACGTAATCAAAAACGTAATTTAGATATTGCTGAAATTACAGATGACGAGTCTCATAAAAAATGTAAATTAGATCAATTTGAAACGGATGAATATTATAAAGAATCAAGTGAAGAAAGCGGGAATAATATAAGCGACGAACAAAATGAAGAGTATAATATAAACAACAAACTACAAGAAATCATTAAGGAATCGATAAAAAATGTTATTCAGAATTTTCAAAATACAAATAAATATTTGGATACAGAGACAGAGGCAGAGACAGAGACAGAGGCAGAGACAGATTCATCATATAATGTAAATGAGAACGATGAATATTCAAAATTTAATAAATATTTGAATGCTATTTACGAAGGGGATTTTTTTGAAAGGCATTGTGTTGAAGATAAGAAATCTGCATTTAGAGCTGCATATTCATTAGATGAAATTAAAAAGATAAATTGTGAATTGGAAGAATTACAAAATCTGTATAAAAATGATTGTCCAGGTGTTATTGATATATTAAAAATGAATATTGATAAAAAACAGAAGCAACAATTATTAGAAAAATTATATCATTATAGTAATTCTGAAATTCTTTCATCGGAATATGTAACAAATTTAAAATATCTTAAAAGCAATCTTAATTCTAATTTAGATGACAAACTTAAAAAATTAGAAGATGAGATATTAAAAAGATCTACTAGTTTGGAATTTTCAGATAATTATAGAGAAAAAATTTTAAGATCTAAGATGCCTTTTGAAAATAAAGTGGTTGCTTATAAAAGGTTAGATATTATGACTTCATATGAAGATTCTGATTCGTCTGAATATGCAAAACATAAAAATTGGATGGATACATTATTATCTATTCCTTTTGATGAGAATTTTTCTAATTTAAAGGATAATAATCATGATATTAAACATATTCGGGAAGTTTTAGATAGACGTTTATCTTTTTTAGAAAAGCCGAAAGATCAAATTATAAATATTGTTACACAAATGATGAGAAATCCTGAATTTACAATTAATGCAATTGGGTTGTATGGTGTAAAGGGTGTAGGTAAAACACAAATTGTTAAAAGTATTTCAGAGGCATTAGGAAGACCTTATAGATCAATTAGTTTAGGTGGTGAATCGGATTCATCGTTATTGACTGGTCATAATTTTACATATGTAGGATCTACACCAGGGAGATTGATAGATATTTTAAGAGAGACGAAATGTTCAAATCCGATTATATTATTTGATGAATTAGACAAAGTGTCGACTACAAATCATGGTAAAGAGATTATAGGAAATTTAATTCATTTAACTGATAAGACAACAAATAACAAGTATAATTATGACAGATATTTTGCTGGTCTTAATTTTGATTTATCTAAAGTATTATTTATTTTTACATATAATGATGCGTCAAAGGTGGATAAGATTTTAGCAGATCGTCTTTTTAAAATTAGAATAGAGAATTATAATTTCAAAGAAAAATTAGAGATTACAAAAGTTCATTTAATAAAAAGTATATTAGAAGAATATAATGATTTAAATGTATCTATTGACGAAGACGCTATTCATTATATTGTATCTACATCTAAAAATGATGAGGGTATGAGAGATATTAAAAGAAAATTTGAAATTGTTATATCACGTGTTAATACTTTAATGTTAACTAATCCGGATGATGATATAGTGCGTTTAAAATATAAATCATTGCATCATTATTATCGTGAAAATAATAAAATATTAAAGGATCATATAGATGTATTATTATCGGATAGTTTTAGTAGTGATACAAATGTAGATAATGATCCGCCATTTGGAATGTATATTTAAATGTATGTGTTTAAAAAAATGAAAAAAATTATAAAATTAACAATATTTGTTTTAAAATGGACTTAATTATAAAACAAACAGCTATTTTTAAAAAAATGACAATAGATTATATTATTAACAAGTATAGTCTTAATTGTGTGAAATTATGTTCAAAAACACCATTGTATCCTTGTAATATTTACGAGTATAAGAATATGTATATTGTGAATAATTTTGTATTAAATCAGCAATATAAGTTAGATTTAGATACGGCTAAATATAGTATTTTACACGTATGTTATAAAAATTTGAGTTATAGAAATAATTTGAATCAGAATGTTATAAATAAATGTGTAATAGAGAGTGATTATAAAAGGTTTATATCAAAAAATATTAATTATATTACCAAAAAATATACTAATTATATAAATAAGTATATATGGATTATTGGTAGAAAATACAAGAATGAAAAAACCTTGGAGTTGGAAAATAACAGTTTTTTGTTACCTGTTTTTTTAGAGTCTGTTTCTTATGTTAGGAAATGTAATCGTAAAAAAAACACGAAAACGTACATTAATGATAATGTTGTATATGATGATAATGTTGTATTACATCAATATAGAAGACGTTTTCTTTATACTTTAAAAGATTATTTAGGAGATGTTGATTTTTCTTATATCAATCAAATATTATCAAATAGTGTATGTTTAGATATTGAATATGCAAATGATATATATGATGATTTTTCTAATTTTCCTATTTCGAATAATTCGTCTTGTCTATTTATGATAGGTGTATTTGATTATAAAAATACTTATAAAAATTTTATTGCATCACAATTAGATAAACGTAATGAAGGAATCGTACTTGAAACATATTTAGATTATGTACATGAAAAAATATCTAATAATGGAAAAATTATTATTTTTCATTGGAGTAATGCGGATAAAATAGTATTGGAAAAAACATTGTTAAGACACCCCGAGTTATATCAATTTTATAATAGACATATAATAAATAATATAGTTTATATTGATTTACTAAAGGTAGTTAAATCAACTGTTTTTCTAAATTCTTATTCATTAAAATATGTTTTAGAAAAATTATTAAATATTAAATATGACACGCAATGTAAAAATGGGTTAGATGCCATGTGTTCAATTATATATAATGATATTGAAATTAAAAATAGTAAGACTCATAAAAAATTAATTGATTTTGAAACAACAAATGATATCATACAATATAATAAATTAGATACAATCTATTTATATGATATTATTAAAAAATTTGTTAATTAAATCTGTATTGCTGCTTTACTAGGTCTTCCTCTACGTTTTTTAGTATCTGATTGTTCAATTGGTTCACTGTGACTATCTAATAATACATCATTTTGTGGTTTTTGATTCATTTCTACTTCACTATCAGACTTTGTATCTATCTCATCTACTTTTATTTTTTCTATTTTTGCTTCTTCTACTTTAACTTTTGTTTCTTCTACTTTATTTTCCTCAATATCAATTTGTTCTTGTTTAATAAAATTTTGTAATCTTTGTGTTAATTCTTCATCTGATATTTTTTCAACTGCTTCTTCATCGCTTTCTTCATCGCTTTCTTCACTTTCAACATCGCTTTCTTCTTCATCTTTTAGTTTATCTTGATCAGGATCAACATTGATATTAGCATGATCTTGTTTTTTAGAATTTTCAAGTTTAGTAAATTGCTGTCTTTTATTATCACTTTGATAGTAAGAATAGAAAGCTGATAAAAACAAATCAATTCCTATAAGATAAAAAATGTAATTATTAAATGAACTCATTCCTTCAGTATTATAAAATAACATATAAACATATACAATAGCATAAGTTGTTAAACCTAATGCAATAGCGTATGTTGAAATATTTTTAGTTTCACATACATTAGTTTGATTTAGTAATATTTGTGATACTATAAACATTTTATTTTATTATAATAAATAAAATGTTTTATATAAACGTGATCTAAATCATCGTTCTAACATACAATGATGATAAACTTTACATATATGTTTAAGAATAGTTGAATCATCTCGATCTCCAGTATAATCATCTATGATATTACCTTGTTGATCAAAAAATTTAATAGATGGATATCCTTTGAAATTTAATAATTTTATAAAATCAGAATTGTTTTTAAAATCACCGTGTTCTATAGATGCCATTGCAAAATCATTTCCAATTTTGTTGTGGATTTTATTAAATGTTGGTTTAAATCGTACACAGTGACCACACCAATTAGCATAAATTAGGAGCATGCCCGGTGATCCATTAATTTTTTGTTTATTAATAGCTAATTTGCCATTATTATTTATTCTAAAATCAGATGGTTTTAAATTATAACCATTAACTTGATTGGACATTTTGTATAATATAATGAAAGAAATTAAAAATATTAATTGGATGCTTTTATCCACATTTTTGTATTTCCTGAACCAAAATATTGTGTAGATAATTGGAATTCTGTAGATGGGTCATATTGTAATTCACCTACCCAGACATTAGTTGATACTAAATTTAGATAAGATGATAATATAAACTTTTTATTACCATATCCTATTCGTTGTTTAGGTAATGCATTATCGACTAATGAATGAGGAACTGCTTTAATTGTCCAATTTTTACCATTTGTAGAATATACAACAATAGGTGTAGACCATAAAGTAGCGCTATTTAATAATCCTGCTCCAAGGAAAATACCATCTGCGTAAATCATATCTATAATTTCAAAATTACCTCCTGGAGATGTCCATTCCCAAGTAACACCACTAGATGAAAATCCCATAAGTGAATTTCTACCATAAACAATAAAATCGTTATTTCCTTGTACAACACCATTAAATTGCATAGCAGCATAATTTGTATCAGCTTGATAAGTTTGCCAAGTATCTCCTTGATCTGTGGAATATGCTATTAGATTTGAAGTTTTAGTAACAGCAACTAATTCATTATCTGTTGCGCTATAAGCTACACTACAAAAATCATAAACTGAGATAGATGGTGCGCGTTTTAATGACCAAGAAACACCGTGATCAGTACTTTTTAATATACATCCGAATCTTGCAACTGCAATAATAGTACCATTTCCTAAATGAGTAAGATCTTCTATAATAATACCTGTTCCAACAGATGATCCGAAACCGCTGACAGCAGTCCATGATGATAAATTACTACTATAAATAAGTTGTCCATTATCACTTGTACATGCTACATAATTTGTACCTGTCCATATAATATCATTTTTAGTTGTATTAGGAGTTGTACGTTGAGTCCATGTAATACCATCCGTTGATGTAAAAATTATAGTAGACGTAGATAATATAATAAAATTGCCATTTAAATATTTGATACGACGTCCTGTAAATGCATTTTGTGCTGCAGCTGTATGAAATCGTCTATAAGTCCAAGTATTTCCATCAGTTGATGTAAAACAAGATGAAAAAGCATCACTTGCTATTGCTACAAATATTCCATTTCCATAAGCAATATCTTTAATACTATAAACTGGAGAAAGCACAGTACTTTCTGTATTTGTAGATGTATTAAACTTCATTATACCACCTGTATCAATAGTATAAAGTATACTTCCACCTCCATTGATTGGAATACTGGCTCTATATACTCTGTTAAATGTTGTTGTATATTCTGTCCACGTACTAAAGGTTGCTACTTTTGCATACCAGGCTCTACTTGTGCCAACACCTAAAAATGTAGTATTTGTTGAATCATATGAAATACTACTTGTACTAGCTAATGACGTTGATGTCCAAGTTGTTCCATTTGTAGATTGTGCTACACCTGAACTTGTAGCTGCTACAATATAAGAATCAGTGTGATCTTTTACCATATCTAGAACATTACCTGAGACACCACTTCTAGAAGTCCAAGTAATTCCATCTGGAGAAGTCCATAAATTATTAGTATTACCACCTGCAATAAATAAATTGATACTACCTCCGACCCATATTACAATGTTAAATTGTATACCAGCTGTTATGCCAGTTGCAAGGGTAAATGTTGCTCCATCGTTTGTAGAATAACCAATAGTACTACTATCTCCAACTGTAACCCAAGTATGTGTTCCAGATATATTTGCATAAACAATACTTCTTAAAACATTTGTGTTAAGAGCAGTTATAGTTGACCAAGTTGTACCATTTGTTGAACGTTGTATAATACCAGTTTGTCCTACAACTATACCAATGCTATTTGTTAGATTAAAATCCATAGCATATTTTGAATAATTGGTACTTGATCTTAATGTCCATGTAATTCCATCGTCTGTAGAATCAGCTAGAACAGCACCATTTGATCCTATAATCCATCTATTCCAAGTACCAGCACAATAATGTATTATTGTATAAGTAGTACCAGTAGCATAGTAAACAGGATGTGTCCATGTCACCCCATTGTCAGCTGATCTAAAAATTGCATTACTACTTCCAACTACGATAATAGTATTGTTATTACGTGCTATATTTTCACGTCCGACATTTGTAACAGATGTTAATGATGTACTTGTATTTAATGTTTGTGTTAAATTTTTTATATTAAATTTAATTTCAGGATTATGTCCTATAGCAGCGTATAACTCAGGATATGTAGATTGTGAAAGAACTTGACCGTTCATTTCTACAAATGTTGAATCCATTTGTTTTGGAGCGATATCACCAATTTCATAAGGTAATTTCCATGACATATTACCACTTGAACTTGTAGTTAAACAAGTATTTGCAATAGTAGGTATATTAGATGGTAAAATATAATTACTTTGTTCATTTCCTGTAGTTGATGCAATCAATGTTACACTTCCGTTAGTTCCAGATATAGATAAAGATCCTTTGACATCTAATGTAGATATGGGTGATGTTGTTCCAATTCCTATATTACCGGTAGTTGATAAATATATATGTGAGCCTTTGGTACCTGATTGAAATATTAAATTCTGACTTGCTCTAATTACACTATCACCAGGATCCGCATGTTGCGACCATGTTCCCTTTGCATTAACCGCAGTCATTTGTAACCAATTTCCGTTGGTTGTATTTACGTTTATAAGTGTATGACCACCATCTGAATTACCAAGATTAATAGTAGTTGTACGTAAAGCACCTGTAGAAATAGAAATATTAGCACTCAAATTTGCACACGATACTGTTGATTCTGTTCCATTTCCAAAAACTCGCATTACTGTACTACTATTTGAAGCATTTCTAAACTGTGTTCCAATGCTATTATCATGAGGTACAATATATAATCCATCTGTATAGTGTTTATATATTTTAGCACCTCCGTAAAAAATAATACCTCCACCATCAGTTGCTATATTAATATCTTGATATAATTGACCACTGACACCTACATTTAAACTACCTGCTACATCTAATTTAGAAATAGGTGATGTTGTTCCTATACCAATATTTCCACTACTAGTAATAATCATTTTATTTGAAGCGGATGTATGTGATCCTACGCTATCAATATTACCGGAGATACCTAAAGAAAGGGTATCGAATCTATGTTCTCCGGCTAGTAATCTAATTCTATCTGGTCCAGAAGGTGATGCGATGTCATTTCCCTTAAAAAGTAATAATTCACTTTGTTCCGTGCTATTATATACACGTTCTCCAATTAATGTATAACCTATACCAGTACTAATACTTTGATTATCTCCAAATGTACCAGAAAAAATGATACTATTAGATTGTGTACTATTACCTATTCTTAAAGTTCCTTTTACATCTAACGTATCAACGGGGCTATTAGTACCAATACCTACATTACCACCAGTTGTAAAAATGTTACCTACGGTATTACTATTACCAGTTGCATTTAATCCACCTTGTGTAATATTAACACCATTTGTACGAATAGGAATAAATGAATTTAATGTAATAGAACCACGTGTATCGGCTGTAGCATAACCGAAGCGAAATTCATCAGCTATTTCAGAATAGATGATTCCGCTATAATTATTATTATTTGTAACATCTTGTGAGAAACGTTGTAAAAGGATGCCTGTATCAGAAGTAGCAGATGGATTTTCATTTAAAATAAGAATATTATCTGAAAATGAAGTGGTTGTACCAGAAATGGCAACTTTACCACCAATGTAAGTATCACCGCCGATAGAAATGCCACCACCCACATTTAAAGATCCACCAGAACCTAATCCTTGTGAGTTAGAGGTATCTAGAATATTAATGGGATTAAAATAATTAGATGCCATATTTATATTATAATTGTATACAATAAAAAAATTAACTGTTAATTATTTATAAAATAAACGCGAAAATGCGTTATTATAAATAATATGAGTATTATAATTAAATTTATAATTTTAAGAGCATATTTTATTTTATGTATATATATAAGAAATGTATATGAAAAGAACTGGTGGTATAAAAATAGATTATTCAAAACATACTTTTTCTGAACGCGAAAAAATGTATATAAAAAATGAAATTGTACTATTAAGATTAAATTATCCACAATATATTCCCGTATTGGTAAGATCAAAATCTGAAAAAATTAAATTAAGAAAATATAAATTTTTAGCGGGTTCTAATTTAACTATAGCAGAATTTTTATTTAGTATTCGAGAAAAAATAATAGTACCACTTAAATCTTCAGAGAGTTTATATATATTTATAAATGATATTATACCTCGCCCTTCATCAAGTTTTTCTGAGTTGTATAATCAATATAAAGATAAAGATACAGAAATGTTGATATTAACATTATGTGTAGAAAATGTATTTGGTTAAATTAAAAAAATGAAAAACTAAAAATTTTATAAATATGAAACAGAGAAATGCTTAATATTGATAATATTGATATTACGAAATTTAAATTAGGTAAATCTGGGAGAGCTATTAAACTTCTTTATGATAAAGAACCAGTGAAATTGTGTACATCAAGTTTAATTACGCCTTTTGGTGTAAAATCTGTAAATAAAGATTGGTCTGCTTTTACTGAATATTATATTGATTGTTCATTAAATCAATCTGTAAGTGAAACATCAAGTTCTGGTGCATTTAAAAATGCAATTGATTTATTAGATAATGTTATTCAAAGATTAGTAAAAGAAAATATTACAATGTTTAGTAGTAAATCAGAAAATGCTAGTGAAAATTTTGTATATAATAAAATTTTAAGAGAAAATGGTAATTATCCTAAATTAATGAAAATGCAATTAGTAAGAGATAAAAATGGAAATTTTGAATCTTTTATTTTTAATGAAAATAAAGAAAAGATAAAAATAGATGAAAAAAATATAGAAGAAGTTTTAGCTAAAAGAAAAATTTTTAAATGTATTATAGAATGTGCTAAAATATGGTATTATAATGGTAAAGTAGGAAGTATTTGGAATATTAATCAATTGAAATTTTCTAATAAATTACTTGATCAAAATAAAGATTTGAGTGAAGAAGGAAGCGCGAATGTATCAAATGTATATAATAATTTAATGATTTCAGATGATTAGATATACATATGATCTATAATGGGATGTGATGTTAAATTTTTAATAATTTGATTTTTAATTATATCAAAACAATTTTCAAATATATTTTTTTCAAGAATAACATCTTTTGTATTAAAACTAATTTTTCCTAATAATATATTTTTATTAATTTCCAAGAATATTTTTTCTATAATGCGATAATATTCTCGGATTCCACTACTGACATTTTTATCAATGTATTGATCACAATATTTAATTATTTTTCCTACATCACTATCATTTAAATTTATATTGTATTTAATGCCAATATTTTGTATTATTTCTGGTATATTATGATTTTTAAGAATATATATAACATCTTTATCATTAGGTGCATCAACATAAATTATATTAAGACGATCTAATAAAATTTTATCAATTTTTGTAATATCATTAAACGTAAAAATATAAAAAATTTTAGAAAGATCAAATTTCATACCATAAAAATAATGATCTGAAAATTCGTTATTTTGTGTTGTATCAGTAAGATAACATAAAAAGGAATGGATGTCTTTACCATTGTCAGTTTCACTTACTTTGTCTAATTCATCAAAATATAATATAGGATTAGAAATTTTAGAATCAATTACATTTTGTATAATTTTACCAGGACCACTTTCTACATAAACATAACCGTGTCCTAAAAAGAATGACGAATCTTTAATACCTCCTAAGGAAATTGTTTTAAGAGGAATATCTAATATTTTTGATAATACCTTGACAATTTTACTTTTAGCTATTCCAGCTTTACCATATAATGCAATATTATTTCTAGTTCCATTTGGATTCGTTATAAATTTACATATAACATTAAGAATTTCATTTTTAACATTTTCCATACCATATATATCTTGATCTAAAAGTTCTTTAACCTTTTCTATAAAGGTGGGTATATCTTTAAATTTACTAATATTATCAGAAATATTAAAATATGTATTCCAAGGATATGAAATAGCTAAATCAACAAAAATTTGATTTTTATAATATTCTGAACTATTAGAATCTGAACGTTTCATATTATGGAAATGTTTCATTATAACCAATTTATTAGATAAAGAAGTATCTAACTCAATAATACGTTGTCTTAAAGTTTCTTCTTGTATTTTTTTATTAACTATATTACTAATTTCTGACAATGATGATATTGTATTAGTATTAGTAGTATTAGTATTAGTATTAGTAGTATTAGTATTAGTATTAGTAGTATTAGTATTAGTATTAGTATTAGTATTAGTATTATTTTGTTCTGTAGATTTTTCGTCGAAAAATTTAATATTAGTTTTTGCAACTTGAAAGATAGGTTTAATATAGGATGAAGATTTTGATGATTTGGAAATAATGACAGAATTAGGAATATGTATTTTTGTAATTATATTATTTGATGTATTATTGTTTGCATCAGTTGCACCGGAATTTTTATGTTTTTTACAAAAATTACAATTTAAAAGAGCAAATTCATTACATCTAGATCCTTTATTTGATCCTTTTTTATATACGTATAAACAAATCTTATTCATCCCTTATTATAATACAATCATATTAATTTTTTGAAATTACGGACTATTAAAAAATGAAAAATCTATTATATATATTAACTAATAAAATGTTAACTGTATTAAAAAAAAAACTTGAATCTCTATTTTATATTACTGAAGAAGACAATTGTGAAAATTCACTTCAAACGCGTATGAAGCATTATTTGTCACGATATAATTCTGAATGTCATTATTATAAACCCCGTATTATTTCATTAAAATCTAAAAAATTGTTATTTTTTGTTAATCATTTAACTACATTAGACGAAAAATTAGAAATTTTAAAAGAACATAATCAAATGTTAATTGATGTATGCAGTAAATTATATAAAAGATTTGATCCACATATGATTTATACATTTAATAATGAAATTCACTTGGTATTTTATTATAATGATGAAGGTGATGTTTTATATTATGGAGATGTAAATAAATTGATTACATCTATTGTGAGTTATGCAAGTGTATATATGGAAAAAAAATTATCAGAAAAGGGGATGAATATTGATTTTATATTTAATGGTGAATTTGTAGAATTCGATAAAGATTATGAAACTCTTAATTATATTATTTGGAGACAATTAGATTGTAAACGTAATAATACAGTATTACTATATAGATGTTTAAAACAAAGTGAAATTTTAGATAATAAATTAGTTTTAGATAAAATAAAAAATGAAGAAATGATTGAAGAATTAAAAACATATAAAAGTATTGATGAAAGTATCTTTAATGGAAATATTATTAAGCGTCAGCTATACTATAAAGAAAGATCCAGTAAAGATAATTCGAGTAAAAAAATACAAAATAATAAAGAAAGTAAAAGAGAATGGTCAGAAAATGGAATGTATACAAGAAAACGTTTAGTTGTTGATAATATTAATCTTGTAGATAATTTTAAAGAAAATGCGAAAAAATACATTTATAACAAAGTAATGTAAATTACTTTTCTAACAAAGTAATGTAAAAATTAAAAACAAAAATCTTAATATATTATAGTTTTATTAAGATGAGTGTTAATATTATAACTATTGATGGGGAAGATTATGATCCGTATTTTATTTTAGGAGTTGCATCTGATGATACAGATGATCATATAAATAAAAATTTTCGTAAAAAAATTAAAAAATATCATCCGGATAAGATAGATAATAAAAAAGATAAAAAAAGGTATGAATATTACTCTAAAATTATATTAGAATGTTATGGTTATATAAAGGAAAAAAGAAAAAGTTCTCAAAAATTAAAGAAACGAGATTCGTCATCTAAACAGAATTTAAAAATATTAACAAAAGAAGAATTGGATGATTTTAATAAAAATTTTGAAAATAAATGTGATGTAAAAGTTGAAGAAAAACAAAAAAGATTAAAAAAGATAGATGATTATAAAAAACAAGACGTTACACAACATGATATTACAAAACAATTTTCTAAAAAAAAGTTTTCAAATAAAGATTTTAATGCTGTTTTTGATTATAATAAAAATTTAGATAAAAATGATGTTTCGTCGAATTCATTAATATATAGAACAAGTGATGGGTTTTTTGGGTATAATGCATCAGATGTTGGTAATTGTGCTATGGTAAGTTCTTATAATGGATTATTAATATCGGGTGATACGATTGGAGAAATGGGGAAGGGGTGTTGGAGTAATAACTATAGTGATTATAATCAATCTTTTGGAAATGCAATAAAAAATCCAAAAGGAAAATTAAATATGGAATACATTTACAAAGAAAACAAAAAAAATATTATTGAACCTAAAGTCAAAACTACTTTTAATGAATATCAAAAATCTTATAATACATTTAAATATACAGTTCAAGATACATATAATAAAGAACAAGATAAATTATTTAAACGCACTTTTGATCATCTTTTAGAAAAAGAAAAATGGGATCAACAAGTTGTTATGAAATATAAAGATCAATATGAACCAGATGTTATAGAACAAGCATTAAACGGTGAATTAGAAGTTACACCTACATTAATGGAAAATTTAAAAGGTCATTATAGACAAATACGAGAAAAATAAAGTATAAACGTATTAAAAAAAAATTAATTTTATATAATTAAATTAAAATAGTAATGGATGATTTTATTGAAAATTTATATGAAGAATGGATAGATGAATTTAATCTTACACCTTTGACAACAGAGCGGTTTTCCGAATTTGATGAAGCAATACGTTTAAATCAAAGTTTAGTAAACAATATGACAAATGTAAGAAGACGTATAATGGAAAATGATTTTACAAATGTGCAAAATATATATAATAATACTAGAATTAATTCAGATCAAGCATTTTGGAGAGATTTCTTTAATATGATATTTTATATGAATGTAGGTTGGAATAGTTTAGATGAAGATGATTCTAATATATTTGAAGATGTAAAAGTAACAATGACACAAGAGCAATTTAATACATTAAATAAAAAAAAAGTTGATAAAAATAATTTAATAGAATATGAAGGTAGAGAATGTAATATATGTATGGATACATATAAATTGGATGAAATTATTATAAAATTAGGCTGTAATCATTTATTTCATAAAAATTGTATAAAAGATTGGTTATGTAAAGAAAAAATAACGTGTCCAGTATGTAGAAAAGATGTACGTGAACATAAAATATAAAAAAATAAACGTGAAATTGCGTTAAAAAAAAATAAGTATTTATTTTATATAAGTATATATAGAATATATAGAATGACGGTTATATTATCAAGTTCGATTTTATCAGAATTAGATTTAGTTGTTTTTAGAAAACGTCAAAAAAATATAGAAAATAGCAATTTTTATTTTACACCAAATATCGGAATGAAATTGTATAGCGCAGAAATAATGATAATTACACCAAAATATGTAGTTTTTAAATTTGATAAAGTAAAAGATTTAAATTTATTATTGCTATTTAGAAATGTAAATGATTTTTTACATCGTAAAATTAAAAATCATTTTGGTGATTTTTTTAGTAAAAATATATATCAAATGGTTTCAGAAAATGAAGATAATTTTACATTAAGATGTTCTCTTCCAAATTATAATAGTAAATATCATATAAAATATTATGAAGATAATGAGCAAAAAATTTTTAAATTACCAAAAATTAATACAAAGTATGCTTGTGTAACATTAGAAATTAGAAATGTGTGGGAAACTGATAAAGGCGTTGGATTTAACATAGAATTAAAAGAAATACATAATTAAATAAATTTATAATATTATATATTTATTTAAAATAAACTCGTTCCTAAAAACTTTTATACATTATCTTTTACCTTTTTTCATCATCTTTTTAACAGGTTTAGGTGATATCTTTTTAACAGGTTTAGGTGATATCTTTTTAACTACAGGTTTAGCAACAGGTTTAGTAGGTGATGGTTTAAAAGTGGGTTTAGCAACAGCTTTAGTAGGTGATGGTTTAGCAGCGGGTTTAGTAGGTGATGGTTTAAGACTGGGTTTAGCAGCAGGTTTAGTAGGTGATGGTTTAGCAGCAGGTTTAGTAGGTGATGGTTTAGCAGCAGGTTTAACTACAGGTTTAGTAGGTGATGGTTTAAGACTGGGTTTAGTAGGTGATGGTTTAAGACTGGGTTTAACTACAGGTTTAGTAGGTGATGGTTTAAGAGTGGGTTTAGCAGCAGGTTTAATAGGTGATGGTTTAAGACTGGGTTTAACTACAGGTTTAGCAGCAGGTTTAGTAGGTGATGGTTTAAAACTGGCTTTAGTAGGTGATGGTTTAAGACTGGGTTTAACAGCAGGTTTAGTAGGTGATGGTTTAAGAGTGGGTTTAGCAGCAGGTTTAATAGGTGATGGTTTAAGACTGGGTTTAACTACAGGTTTAGCAGCAGGTTTAGTAGGTGATGGTTTAAAACTGGGTTTAGTAGGTGATGGTTTAAGACTGGGTTTAGTAGGTGATGGTTTAGCAGCAGGTTTAACTACAGGTTTAGTAGGTGATGGTTTAAGACTGGGTTTAGTAGGTGATGGTCTAGTAGCAGGTTTAACTATAGGTTTAGTAGGTGATGGTTTAAGACTGGGTTTAGTAGGTGATGGTTTAAGACTGGGTTTAGTAGGTGATGGTTTAAGACTGGGTTTAGTAGGTGATGGTTTAAGACTGGGTTTAGTAACAGCTTTAGTAGGTGATGGTTTAAGACCGGGTTTAGGTGATGGTACTTCAGATGTTGTAGTAGAAATATCAGGTGATGGTACTTCAGATGTTGTAGTAGAAATATCAGGTGATGGTACTTCAGATGTTGTAGTAGAAATATCAGATGATGGTACTTCAGATGTTGTAGTAGAAATATCAGATGGTACTTCAGATGGTGTAGTAGAAATGTCAGATGGTACTTCAGATGGTGTAGTAGAAATATCAGATGGTACTTCAGATGGTGTACGTGAAGGTGTAGTAGAAATATCAGATGGTGTTGGAGATGGTGTACGTGAAGGTATAGTAGAAATATCAGATGGTGTTGGAGATGGTGTACGTGAAGGTGTAGTAGAAATATCAGATGGTGTACGTGAAGGTGTAGTAGAAATATCAGATGGTGTAGTAGATGGTGTACGTGAAGGTGTTTCAGATGGTGTAGTAGATGGTGTACGTGAAGGTGTAGTAGAAATATCAGATGGTGTACGTGAAGGTGTAGTAGAAATATCAGATGGTGTAGTAGATGGTGTACGTGAAGGTGTTTCAGATGGTGTAGTAGATGGTGTACGTGAAGGTGTTTCAGATGGTGTAGTAGATGGTGTACGTGAAGGTGTTTCAGAAGGTGTAGTAGAAATGTCAGATGGTGTTTCGGATGGTGTAAGTGAGGATGTTGAAGTAGAATCAGATAAAAGTTCTTCTTCACTTGGGAATTTGAGGAAATCTAGAATATCTAATAAATTTGGACAAGGTTCATTTTCAGATATTTGAGACATATTATATATTAATTTATAAATAAAATAAAAATTACAAACAATAAAAAAATAAAAAATATAAATATTTTTGAAAGATATAAAAGCTTAGAAAACATGAACAATTTGATTAATAATGAATTTAGTACAAATGAAAATAGCATAAAAGGTGATAATATTAATATGAATGTAGATGTTAAAAAGAAGAAGGGTCGTCCAAAGAAAAATGTAACGGAAGAGATTAATAAAGTGGAGATTGTACAGGATAAGAAAAAAAGAGGTAGGAAAAAGAAGGATCAAGTTGTTGAAGAAGTAAAGCAGAAAAAAAAAAGAGGAAGAAAGGCTGCTGTAAAATTTTTTAGTTCATCTATTAGGAAACAAATTCCATTAACTACTGTTTTACAGGATAGTAATAATTTTATTTTGCATTTAGATGTGAAAGAGAATCAGGAACATGAAGATGAATTATTTGAAATGAAGGATGATATTATTGGTTATGAAGAGGGTGGTGATAATGATATGATTATATCGGATTTTTTAGAAAATGATGATTCTATTTTAAGTGATTTATTAGATAATGATTCGGATTTAAGGGAGTTGTATAAAGATAGGATTAAATCCAGAGAAAAACAGGATAATATAGTAGTATCAAAATTGGAAAGTTTTCATAACAATTTATCATCTAATGATAATAAAACAAGTGATGAAATTGTAGAAACTGAAGAAGGCGATGATGATTCTTCTCGTGGTATAGGGGGATTTTTTGAGGTATTGGGTAAATTTATTAATAATAAGGATTGGTTACATAATACTGATGTGTGTTGTTGGTGGTGTTGTCATAAGTTTGATACCGTACCGATTGGTATGCCAGTAAAATATAATCATAATGAGAAAAAGTTTAGGGTAAAGGGTATATTTTGTAGTTTTTCATGTTTAATGGCTTATAAATGTGATAAACCAAAATTTACGAATGATTATTTAATCAAGTTATTATACAATAAGATAACAGGAGAACTGACATTGCCATCAACTATTTTAGTAGCACCTCCAAGAGAAAGTTTAAAAATATTTGGAGGAAAATTAACAATAGAAGAATTTAGAAATATGTCAAATGAAAAAAAGATATTAAAAATGATAGAATATCCTATGTTTGTATCAAGAGATTATATTGAAGAAATAGATATAAAGAACGTAAAGACTGCGAATGCAAAATTGTTTAATGATATTATAGATAAATCTACAAGTGTACAAAATTTAGATGAAAAACGTATTGAAGATGCAAAAAGTAGATTGCAATCTCAAATTGACAAGACAACAATAACAATGGGTAATACTATTGATAAGTTTATCAAGATTACATAATATGCGTTTAAAATTGATATTATCACATTTAATTGCACATATTTTGTAAATTTATCTAATATATAATTATATATTAATGCATAATTATATATATTTAAAATTCGAAATTACCAAAAATTATATTTGCTTGTGTAACATTAGAACTGTGCTCCAAACTTTCTGAAAAAAAAATGAATAATTTTTTTTATTTTTAAATATTATATACTTATGAACACTAATATTGAAATTGCTAATGTTGAGGGTTTGGTTAAAAATCACGTAAATGTCAATATTGATATTTCAGATGTTACAAAATTAATTAAAAATCATATATTTGAAGAAGTTAAACAGATTTGTAATAGAGAAAATATTTACATTAAAGAAGGGTGTAATAATCAATCAAATTTATATTTGCTTGTTAGTAGTAAAGCAAATGAAAATGAAAATGAAAATGAAAATGAAAATCAAACTAAAAATAAAAACTTAAATGATCAATGTCAAGGTATTATTTTTGAAAAGGAAACTAATAGAATTGTATGTATGGCTAATAATAAAATTCAAAATTTAAATAATTGGAATGATTTACAAGAAATTATTCAATGTAAAAATATTCGTGATATTAGTATGGAATATTGCGAAGATGGTACGGTAATTAGATTATATCATTATAACAATATTTGGTATACGGCTACAACTAGATGTATTGATGCAAATGGTAGTTATTGGACAAGCCCAAGAAGTTTTTCTGATATGTTTTGGGATATATTTGATGAAAAGTATCTTGTAGATCTTGATAAAAATTATACATATAATTTTATTATTTTAGACATTGAGAATAGAATTGTTGTAAAACATGAAGAAAATAAACTTGTTTATATTTCAAGAATTCATAATGAAAATCTTATAGAAGATTTTACTAATGTTTTTGAGAATTGTGAACGGATCGAACCAGCACAAAAAATTTCAGATGATCAAAAAATGGTTTATAACAATAAAAAAAGAGGTATTATTATTAAAATTCATAATAATGAAAATAATACATATTCTAATTATTTAATTACATATGAACAATATAAAGAATTAAAATTGATAAGAGGAAATGTACCAAGAATCGGTGTGAGATATTTAGAACTTGTTAATGATCCGGAAAGGTTACAGAAATTAATTGAAAATTACAGTGAATATTATTTTACATTTTCAGTTGCTCAACATTCTTTAAATAAAGTTATTTCAGCAATATTTGAATTATATAAAGAAAGTCATATAAAACATACAATTGAAATTAAAGAAGGGCATGTATATTATAAAACTTTAAGACAATTACATGCAATTTATAAAATTCATAATGAACGTATTACTTTAAACAAAGTTAAAGAAAAGGTATATTCATTAGATAAAAATATTCTTAAAAAGTTTATTGGTTGGGTTTAATATAACAAACTAATAATTAATGAGATTCAAAAGACGAATCAGATTACGATTCACAGGATGATTCACAAGAAGATTGTAAATAATTTTAGTAATAATACATTTTAGTAATAATACATTTTAGTAATAATACATTTTAGTAATACATTTTAGTAGTAATTCAGTAGTAATTCAGTAGTAATTTAGTAGTAATTTAGTAGTAATTTAGTAGTAATTTAGTAGTAATTCAGTAGTAATTCAGTAGTAATTTAGTAGTAATTCAGTAGTAATTTAGTAGTAATCGTGTAGTAATTGTGTAGTAATGAAGACACCAATGGGTATATTTGTAATATATAAATATATGCATTTTTTAATAAAATTTAGTTTTTCTAATAATATTTTTTTTATTATTTATTATTAATAATGAGTGATTTGACATTGCCATTAATTGGCTTAACAGCATTAGCCGGATTTTTTTTTAGTAAAGAGGGTAAAAATTCAAGAAAAATAGAGAGTTTACAAAATGAGTTGGCTGCATTTGAAAAACCTAATGGAAAAAATATTTATACATCAAATGTAGTTGATGAGGCTAATAGGGATATATTAGAACGTTCTCTTAAAAATTATCAAGATGCTGAAAATCCAGAAATAACGGGGTTTATACCACCATTTTATAATGCTTTCCGTACTCAGAAAGGTAATAAAGATATTTTAGAAGGTAAGGATCGTGATATGTTAACGTATAGTGAAATTGCGGAATTAGATAATATTAACAGAAATGTGGATGTAACACAGATGGGTAAATCACTTTCAAAATTGGAAGAAAGGCCGATGTTTAAGGAATATGGAGAGTATATGTCTGGTATAAAGAAACCAGCAGAAGAAGAAAAGATAGGTAATACAGAGATTAGTTTATTAACTGGTAAATCACTAGATAGGAATCATAATAATATGGTACCTTTTTTTGGAGGTGCGATGAAACAAAATGTTGAAACATTTTCTAACGAGTCGTTATTAGATTTATATTCTGGTAATACGTCAACATTTCAACATAAAAAAGAAGTGGGGCCTTTATTCAATCAAACACAAGAGAATATATATGGTTCGCCATTATTTACTAATAATGTAGAGATGGATAGATATAATCAATCTGTATTTAGGCAGAATGAAAAGCCATTTGATCCAGTGAGAATTAATGCTCTCAAAGCAAATACAATTGAGAATAATATTTTACCACAATATAAAGATGTAAATGATTTAAATGTGAAACAAAAGGAGACATATGGAGGGCGTGTATTATCAGGTAAACAAGGTGAAGAACGAGGAATATTAGGAGATGTTAAAAAGAGACGTCCTGAAACATTTTATGAACAAACACAAGATCATTTATTTAAAGGTCCTGGTCAATTTATTGGTATAAAATCAGAAGAAGATTATACTACTGGATTTAAAAATACAGCAAGAGCTGATTATAATACGGAATATTTTGGAATAGTAGGTCAAAATGATTTTAATAAATTAACAAGACGTGTTGTTTCTATTGATAATAGTGACGAGATTTTAGATGCGATTGCTCAAAATCCTAAAAGAACAAATTATGAAAATGATTATATGCGTAATGTAAGTGGTATTAAAAGTGCTGATGATTATGGTCTTGGTGCTATAAGACCTGTTACAACTGAACGTACGAGTACAGGTGAAGGTAAAATATTAAATCCATACAAGTCAGAAAGAGGTTCAAGAGCTCAATTACAAGATGAAATGAAAGGTACATTAAGACAAGATGGTATGAATTATCAACAGATAGGAAATGTCAAGACTACATTTGATATGGGATTATCAAAATCACATGATGTTGGTATAGCAGAAATGTCAGCAAAAGATACACAAAAACAAACATTAGTAGATAATAAATATATTACACCTATTAATATGCCATTAGGTATGGGTTATGTTGTAAATAAATATGATGCTAAACCTACAACTCCTATTCATGCTTTAGATTATGTGGGTATTGCTGAGAAGGATGTTGCTCATACATCAAGATTGAATTATGATAATGCGGAAATAAGAGATCATCAAGAAATAGCAGTTTCAGGTGAAAGACCATCTGGTCCAGAAAAATTCCAAATAGCAAGTGGTACAACATCTTACGGTGATATTCAACATACAGATAATATGGCATTAAAGGAACAAGAAGATCAACGTGATAAAGATATTTCCAAGACATATCAAACGATAAGTAACAAAAATAGTATTGGAGTTATAGATAAAGATAAAATAGGAATGGATAAAAATATGTATGGTTCAAGATTAGAACCGGAAATTTTAGGACAATTATTAGATAATCCATATGTAAATAAATAATTATTGAATAATATGTTAAAAAATAAAAATAAATGTATATTATAATAAAAATATGAAACGTGTTCAATTTAATATAGATAATATTTCCATTATAGAAACATATAGTTCGGATGAATATGATAGATCACAAATAGATTCAATACTTTATTTAAAATGTTATAATAGAATTTCTCATATTCAATGGCAAAAGGAAAAAGAACAATTATATGAATATAAAACTAAAGAAATGATTGTTCATAAACAAAGTATAAAAAATTCTACTTTTTAATATAAAATATTACTTTAATATTACTAAAATATTTATAAAATAATTTAGTACTTTAATATTACTAAAATATTTATAAAATAATTTAGTACTTTAATATTACTAAAATATTTATAAAATAATTTAGTACTTTAATATTACTAAAATATTTATAAAATAATTTAGTAAATAAGATTAAATCAAGTTCTAGGATGTGGTGAGGTATTTAAATAATCATATTCAGAATTAGAGTAATTTGAATTGATAAAACTATTTACCATTTCTTTATCCATCAATTTATTTTTTAGATTTGATATTTCACCCTCTACATTTTTGATATTTTCCAAAGTACGTTTATATACATTAGGTGAATCACCTTGATTAATTGATCTTTTAAAATCATTCAATTCTTTTAATTCATTTTCATTAAGTTTTAATTGAGACATTATATTTTCAATTTCTATATTTTTTTCTTCTTTTGATGTTTCTCCAGTAACATCTGAAATAATTTGTGTTCTAATATCCTGTAATGATAATGAAGATTCATTTGTATCAACTGTTTCTAGATTTTGTTCAACTGCATTTTTTAATTCATTTTCAGCAATTTGACGTTCTTCATTACTATATTGAGAATATTTTTCTTTGCTTAATTCTAAATCCTTTTGTAATGAGGATAAATTGTCTCTTATTTCTTCAATTGTTTTTTCAAAATTATTGATTCTTTGTAAAACTGCAATTGGATGTTCAGGACGTTTTGCCATTTCTTCTTGAGATTGTCCTTCTTTAATTGCTTGTTTAACCATTTCATTTTTATTCTTATGCCATAATTCATTAGCCGATTCTCTATTTTGTAAATAACTTTTGATCAACGTGTTTAATTGATCATTCTGATATTCAACATCTCCTACTTGATGTGGTTCTACAACCAAGGGGAAAAATTTACCTACTTCAACTGTATAAATATCATAATCTTGATCAATTCTCATTAATTTCTGGGACATATTCTTAGCACTTTCTAAAGTATCAGCAGTACCTCTAACTTTAAGAGCCCATACATCACTTTTTTGAGGCATATGGGGTCCAACAATACTAACTAGTGCAAATTTTTGACCAGTGATTGTGGGGTCTTCAAATAAATAATCAATTACCTTTTGTTTGTTTGTCATTTAAGAATTTATAATATATTTTTTAGAAAAAATTAACGCAGGATAATTAAATACGTTAAGATAATAAAAGTATAATATATTTATGTATTAAGTTATATGCCAAAAATAAAGGATATTGATGTATTGAATAAGTTTAATTTGCTTGAAAATAAAATTGATATAATAAATACAAGTTTGAATTTAAAAAAGTATATATTAAATGATTTTTTCAATTACATAAATTTCAAAAATTATATACAAGATTGTTTTTCTAAATTAAAAAACGAAATAATATCTCTTGTAAAAGATCAGGGTCAATCTGATAATGAACTTGTTTCTAAAATAAATAGTATTTTTTCAGAATATATAGAATATATGTTTGTAAATGTAGACGAAAAATTTAAAACATGTTATGATGATGATATATATATTTATGAAAGTGTAAAAGCGACAGAAAATAAAATAAATAATATCTATTTTGAAAATCAAATAATCAAACATCAATTACAATTAGGAGAACGTTTGTATAATTTAGAAGAGTCATTAAATAGTTTGCAAAAAATCGTTAAACTAAAAATAGATGAAATAGACAAGATTAAAAATAATATTATTTAAAAATAAAATTATATATCCATTTTATATAGATGAGGAAGAAAAAGGAGAAACATGGAACACCTAATTATTCTAAAAAATATGGGGGGTTTGTGAATAAATCCAAGAGTATTCATTCAATTATGCATAAACATGAAAAACGTTTAGAATATTTTAAAAATAAAGATGGAAGATTAAAGGTAATAAAGGATAAGATTAATGGTTTAAAAAGAGAATCAAACAAATTATCAAAAGATAAATCGTATAAAGTATTGAATGATGAAAATGTATCTGATATGATTGTAAGATTGAATAATATAGATATTGAGATAAAAAAGTTGGAAATGGAATTCAAAGTGATTGAATCGAGTGAAGATGAAATAGAATATTTATTAGAATCATCTTATCTTATGTCAGAATATATGACATTAGAAGATCAAGAGACAGTATTATTAGAAAATAATGATGATCATTCTGATGAATTAAATGATATAATTAATAAAAAAAATAGGTTAATAGATGAGTACATGTTAAAGTTTGAAAATAAATGTTATAATCATAAAAGGGTGACTCAAAATTTAAATTGTCAGAATTGCAATGTGCCATATGATATTGAGGAGGGATATTTGGTGTGTTCATTATGTGGTTTATGTGATAATGCTATAATACATGCAGAAGATTTATCATTTAAAGAAATGAGGGATTATGAGTATAGACCGCAATTTACGTATGATAAAATGAGTCATTTAGATGATTGGTTGAGGCGTTTCCAGTCAAAAGAGAACAGAGTAATACCACAAGAAGTATTGGATAAAGTAATTTTGCAGGCAAAAAAAGAAAAAGTTCAGAATCTTAATTTATTGACAGAGGACAAGGTTAAAAAATATTTGAAACGACTTAATTTAAATGAATATTATGATAATATTATTGGTATTATTAATAGAATAAATGGTAGACCACCATTTAAATTGACAACGGAGATAGAAACAAAAGTAAAGATGATGTTTCAACAGATACAAAAGCCATATGAAAAGTATAAACCGAGTGGACGTAAAAACTTTTTATCTTATTCATATTGTATTCATAAATTATTTCAGATATTAGGATTGCATGAATTTTCAACATATTTTCCATTATTGAAAAGTGTGGATAAATTAAGACAACAGGATGATATTTTTAAAAAAATAGTAGCTGAAATGTCAGAACAAGACAAATCTGTAAAATGGGTTTTTTATCCAAGTGTATAAAATCAAAAACGCATTTTTATGGATGTATTTTACTTTTAATTTACTAGGTATAATTAATTAAATAAAAAGTTTATGAATATAGATTATATTATACGTTTTTTGTATAAATACATGTTTATATTAAAGGCTGCATCAGATGGTTGGAGAATTAAATATATAGGTGGTGATAGTTTTAAATTTTATAATAAACATACACGTGATACCATACAATCTATAGAAGATTTTATTTATAAATACAGTAATAAATTATTCTAAGTAAATTATTAGGTTTTTATTAATTTTTTTTATTTTAATATATTATAAAAAAATGTTAAAAGATTTATTAAAGGGGTTAAAAAGTAATAAAAATATTGTATATTATGTTATTATTGCAGTATTAATATATTTAATTTATACTGAATGGAATAAAAAGGAAAATTTTACGTCGACTAATCCTATGGATCAGACAATACTTTTATATGGTAATACAGCTAATTTTAATCCAAGTGGTACTGGTCATATAATAATTATGGATACTGATACAAGAGAACAACGTGTTGCCAAATTAAATTCTCTTCCTCAAGGTAATACTAAAACTCAATTGCAAAATGCAATCAAAAACGTTGGAGGTAATCAAATAATTATTCCAGGCGGTGCTGGTTTAATTCAACCATTTACGATTTCTAGTCCAGGTACATATAACATTAATTTTGAAGTATTTGCTCCTAGTGTAAATAGTGATAGTTTTCTCATGACTTTAACAGGTCAAGGTATTAATATTAGTGAAGTTTGGCATGTAAACAGAAGTAAATCATTAGTATTCAGAACTTGGAAAAAATTGTACCTCGCGCAAGGAAATTATGGATTACATATACAAGGCCGTGAAGCAACAGGAATATCAAAAGTACAAATAAAATTTGTACCTACACCTGCACCTGCACCTGCACCTATACCAAGAAATATAGCTTTTGAAGAACCTCAAGGATCATCAAAAGGATATAATAGGTTAATTTCATCTAAAGGATTTTTACAAGCATCTGGTAGTGGGTTGGTATATCATACTTCTAATAATGTTACCCCAGCTCTTTCTGCATACGCGCAAGGGCAAGGGCCATTTAGATTAGTTATGCAAAATGATAGAAATTTAGTAGTGTATGATAGAAATACTCGACCAATAGCAGCAACTGGAACTGATTTAAAACCAGGTGACGTATACAACGGTCCTTATCGTGCTATATTAACTGATGATCATAATTTAACGATTGTAGATAAAATGGATGGAGTTGTATGGACAAGACCACTATTAATAAATATAGCTTTTGAAGAACCTCAAGGATCACCAAAAGGATATCAGGGATTAATTACAACTAATGGATTTTTACAAGCATCTGGTAGTGGATTAGTATATCATACTTCTAATAATGTTGTCCCAGTTCTTTCTGCAAACGCGCCAGGGCAAGGACAAGGGCCATTTAGATTAGTTATGCAAAATGATAGAAATTTAGTAGTTTTTGATAAAGATACTCGAGCAATAGCAGCAACTGGAACTGATTTAAAACAGGGTGAAGTATACAACGGCCCTTATCGCGCTGTATTAACTAGTGCTCATACATTAATGATTTTAGATAAAAAGGATAAAGTTGTATGGTCAAGACAATTAGTAGTACCTATTACCACAACAAGACGACCAATGACAACTACTACACCCAGAACTACTACACCCAGAACTACTACACCCAGAACTACTACACCCATGAGTAATGTATTTGTATCTACTATGGCACCTACTATGGCACCTACTATGGCACCTACTATGGCACCTACTATGATACCTGCTAATGTACCCATAAGTGATGTATTTGCACCTACTATAGCACCTGCTAATGTATCCGTAGCTAATGTACCCGTAGCTAATGTATTTGCACCTGCTATGGCACCTGCTAATGTATCCGTAGCCAATGTACCCGTAAGTAATGTATTTGCATCTTCTATGGCTGGGTACTAAAAATAATTAAATACCCAGAGTACTGTACTAAATTAACGTATAGTAAATTTTTTTAACATTTTTTATATATAAATATTTTATAGATATAATATATAAATGTTTAACAAACTATTAGGAAAATTAAAAACTAATAAAAAAATCGTTTATTATGTGATTATTGCAATAATTGTTTATTTAATTTATACTAAATGGTATCAAAAAGAAAGTTTTTCTCCAACTCCAATGACTACAACAAGAGGGCCAATGCCTACGACAAGAGGGCCAATGCCTACGACAAGAGGGCCAATGCCTACGACAAGAGGGCCAATGCCTACGACAAGAGGGCCAATGCCTACGACAAGAGGGCCAATGGCAAGTGGGCTAATGGCAGGTATTCCAAAAACTACCACAACAAGACTACCAATGGCAAGTGGGCTAATGACAAGTGGGTCTATTGTAGTACCTACGACAAGAGGGCCAATGGCAAGTGGGCTAATGGCAGGTATTCCAAAAACTACCACAACAAGACTACCAATGGCAAGTGGGCTAATGACAAGTGGGTCTATTGTAGTACCTACAACAAAACGACCAACGACAATACGACCAATGACAAGTGGGTCTATTGTAGGATATTGATTTAAATTAATTGTATATTGTATTTATTATTAAAAAATGAAAATATAAAGATGTGTAAATAATGCAAGATGAGTTATTTATTAGAAGATTTTATTGATGTAAAAATACCAAATGATTGTAAATTATGTATATTTGATTTAGATGATACATTAAAATTTAAATACACTGGTACGTATTCGCGTGATGCAAAAGCTATTTTACAGTATATGAAATACAATAATATACAAATGGCTGTAGCATCATTAAATATATATGCAAAAAAAATATTATTAAATGATGAAACATTATTTTTTTTTAAAGATATTCAAAATAGAACTTTTGATAATGAAAAAGATTTTGATAAAATAAAAATGTTTACAAGAATTTGTAAAAAGTTAAAAATATCTTATGAGAATGCAATTTTATTTGATGATAATTTCATTCATTGTATTGAAGCATCTTGTGTAAATATGAATTATATTGAAGTGGATGGGAATAAAGGTATAACTTGGAAAGATATTAAAAAAGGTATGAATAAATTTGTAATTAGACGTAAAAGTATTTAGATACGAAAAAATCGTTTATAAGAGTTTTTAAAATTAATTCGGAATCCATAAGTAAAAACGCGTGGACGTTTTTTTAGGAGATAATTATAAATATTTTTAAATTGTTCTTTTTGATCAAATGTTTTAGGAATATCTGGGATAAAAATGATATTTTTATCTAATAATACTTTTAAAAAAGCTGCAACAATAATGGCTGAACGTTGAGCTCCTGCTCTACAATGGATAAGAATGTTTTTTTTTTCTTGTACATATTTTTTTAGCATAAATGGTAAAATATATTTAAGATATTCTTCCATAAGTAAGATGTCTTTTTCTAAAAGAGAATCGTAAACAGAAATTCTAAAGGTTTCTATATTTTTTAATTTTTTTAATGAATTTTCATCAAACATTTCATTATAAAATGGTATATCGGGGGTACAATTAATGATAACATCAATATTATTTTTTTTAATAAATTTTAAATCTAATGGGGGTTTATAGTTAGCAAGCCATAATCTAGGGATAATTTCGTCGGCGTCATTTGCATAAAACATTTTGTATTGTTCTTTAATTAATAACAAAGAAATAAAACGTGAAAAAATGAAAAAATAAATAATAATTATATATATATAAGGGTAGATGTATAGAAGAAAAAAGTTGATTATTGAAAAAAAAGACGCTTCAACTACAACTGATAATACAACTAATTATACTACTGACTATGATGATAGTGATGGATATACAGAGACGACTGAGACATCAGAGATGACTAAAAAGATACCTATTAAGAAATCAAAGCCAGTTGTAAACAGGGCTGTAACATTTAAAAGTATAGTGCAGTCTAATTATACAAAACCAGTGTATGGTAGTAAGCAAGATAATTTAACATTAGAAGAAATAAAGGAAAAGTTAGAAGGGTATGTATCATTAAAAAGTATAAATGATAAAAAGGTATTAACAATGTTGCCTTTATTCAAGACGTGGGTGAGATATTATAATGTAGAAAAAAAACAATTTAGAACAGGAGGATTATTAATGAAAGTGGCATATCCTGAATATATAACATTAGTGAATACAGTAAATAATGTATCGTGGTCAGTTCAATTAAAAGATGTAATTATTTATATTCTTCATCCTGATATAGCAAAACAAAGGATTGAGGAAAATGAGGAAAAGAGAAAGGAAAAATCAAAGGAAACTCAGGTAGAAAGAAAAATAGAGAAGCAAAATGAGAAGAAGAAGGAAAAGGTAATCAAGGACAAGTTATATGAGTTGTATAAAAAGGGTGAATTAAGAAAGACAACTTAGAAATAAAATGAAAAATTTTTATTATTAATAATTAGTAATGAATAATAGAAATAACAGACTTTTTAAAGAATTATATAAATTGCAAATTGAACAAAATAACAAAAATTTATTAGATAATGATTTTTTAATATATTTTAATGAGGAAGATATAACAGTAGTACATGCTATTATAAAAGGACCGTATGAAAGTGTATATAGACATAAATTTATACGTTTAGATTTTGAAATACCAGAAGATTATCCCTTTAGTCCTCCGAAAGTAAAGTTTATTAATCATGATTCTGTAAGAATTCATCCTAATTTTTATGAAGATGGCAAGTGTTGTTCTACTATATTAAATACATGGGGTGATTCTAAATTTGAAAAATGGACATCAAGCATGGGTATTGAAACTATTTTATTAATGTTTCATTCATTTTTAGATAATAATCCATATATGTATGAACCTGGTGGTAGAGATGATCCAAATTATAGTGTATATGTAAAGTATCAAAGTTGGTCAACATGTTTACTTAAATATTTACAATTTGAAAAGATTAATCTTTTTCAACAATTTATTCAAAATTATTTACTTGTAAATATAGACACAGTCTTTAATGAATTATATCAACAATTAGAAGAGTATCCATATGGTTATTATACGTGTAGATGTTTTGAAATAGATGATTATATGGTTAATTATTCAAAGGTGATTGATATGTTACACCATTATTATAATTATATTAATTATACGGAAAATATAGCAGACGATGATATAAACGAAAATATTGATTTTGTAGAATTTACGAATATGGATTATAAATGTCATATTTGTTATGATACGCAAAATATTCCAGAAGAAAATACAATTATTACTTTACATTGCACTCATACTTTTCATCAAGTCTGTTTAAATACGCATATTACAACAAATCATAACTTATGTTCAATGTGTAGAAGTGAATTAACAGAACAGGATACATGTAAATTATTAAAACAAGAATGTGAGTTGAATGTGAATGATAATTGGATTATTAATCCATTGACAAAAAGAAAAGTAAAAATAGGTAGTAGAACATATAAATATTTGGTTGAAAACAAATTTATCTAACTTTATAATTTTATTATCTTGTAAAGTTAAATTTTATTAATTTTATAATTGCATCCATTTTCATTAAGTTTACTGACGGTGTCATTATAAGCTTTGCATGCTTCTAACTCTGTATCAAATGTACCGATATGATGTTTTTTTCTATTCATCATATAGCTACAAGCCCATTTATTATCCTTTGTTAATGATACACCGTTATATTTACTTGTTTTAATTTTTTTAGAACTTAATTCAGAATAAACATCTTTTGGTATTGTTACATAATCTGGAATATCATTTAATTTATAGATTGTATTAAATTTATTATTAAAGAACAATGCTTGTTGATTATATAATTTAGCACATTCGATTTCAGATAAATTATTTCCTAAATTATAAGTTTTACCTGTTAATCTAATACCTGCAACGTAAATTTTTCGTTTTGAATCATAACTAACACCAAAGAATTTTGATGTTTTTTTTTCTTGAATGGCTTGTTTATTTAATTCTGGAATATTTCTTGGTACAGTTTTATATCCAGGTATATCATTTAAAGCAAAGTTTGTATTTTCTGTTTGGTTAAGATAAGCTGCATAATCATTATAAGCTTTTGCTCCATCTATTTCATCAGTGTAATATCCAAGAAAAACATTGTTATAATTGTATTGTATTTGTGCAAGCCATTGTTGTTTTTCTGTAACAAAACCGACACCTTTAAAGTTACCTGTTCGATGGCAGCCTTGTTGACCTACATTTTGATTAATTTTTTTTATTTTATTATTATGATCTTTTGTTTTTTGTTCTGTTTCTTTTTGCAATTCATCTAATGTTTTTTGTTTGGGCAATTCTTCATCCATGTTAATATTTTTTAAAATATCTTGAAATTGTGTAGAGTCTTGGATATTATATTGTTCAATAAAAGCTAATATCTGTTTAATAGCATTAATAGCATAGGCTAATTCTAGATTATTTTTAAAATAAAACCATTCTTTCCTGTTTTTAATTCTAAATGGGTGCAAAGATTGATGAATTAATCTTTCTGCCAAAATTTTATCAAATGTTTTAAAATGCATGTAAAGTTGTAAAGATTGGGTACTTGATCCAACATTTAATTGACTTAATCTCATATCTAAATTAGTAGACATTCCTATCATTCCGATTTTGGTATGTCCTTTTTTAGTAAGGTCTATGGCAACATAAATTTCACCACCTTCTCTGCTAGAAAATCCTTCTGTGTCTGGTTTATTTTCTAAATCTTGAATTAATTTATCTTTTTCTTCTATCATTTTTTTTTGATTATCCAATTCTTCTTTTATTAATTTGTTATAAATGTTCTCTAATTTAACATAATATTTACGTATTTCTTTTCCGCATTCTGTTTTTGATATCATGCATAGATTTTTAAAAGTGTCTATATTTAACATAATAGTCTCTTCTTTTCTACCACGTGTTTCTTCAGATTTATTTTTTTCCATTTGGAAAAAAAATATCTTATAATCTTCATCTTTGATAAAATTACGTTTAATCGTTTTCATCGCATTACCTTTATTTGCAAAACCAATCATTTTATATACATTTTCTAAGTTAATAGGATATTCATTTGTTGGATGATAATTCATATAAATATATAAATTGGCAATATACCATTGGCTTTCTTTATCTGTGAATTCATTATTTAAAATATCTATCATTTTAGATTGATATTCGTCACCTAATTTTATAATAGTATTAGTATTTTTTACAAGTTCTGTGAAATTAATTGTCTCAGGATGAATTAAATCCTTTTTGTTAATAAAAATATCCATGTTAATATTTATATTATATTTTAATATTTTTATTTTAAATAAGATTTTTAACGTAGATAAATTAAATAATAATATATTTTTATTCACTCCCGGGGTTAACGTCGATGATATCGCCATCTTTATTGATGAGAACTTTTAATTTTTTAGTGTTGGCAAATTTCTTTTTTAATTTTTGAACTTTTTCAAAGTCTTTTTCGTTTTGTTCTTCGTATTTTATATTATAATTTGAGTTATGAAATTTCCATAATTTGGGATGTCCAGTATAAAAATTACTGTGACTTTCGGCTTTATACCAAAATATTTGATCTTTTAAATCTGTGCTATTAGATGACGTTTTTATGACCAGACATTCGTGGTTTTGTGTACAAGAGTCGAGTATATTATTAAAGTAATCAAAGCTAGGAATCATCCCAGCGTAATCGTCATAGATCTTCTTTCGATTTTTGATAGATGGTTCATTGAAAACAAATACATAATCAATGTTACTTCGCAAATCGGGTGTAATACCTAATGGATATTGCATAGTAAGTATAAAAAGAATATTATAATGTCTTCCATTGAAAAAAATACTTTTTATAGTTTTTTCTTTTTTCCAATTTTGAGCGTCGTGTAACATATCATCTAGAACAATAAAAATATTATTAGCGGGAAGTTTACCGGTATCAGATTTACCTTGTAATTTAGCTTCTCTGATTTTTTTCTTTTGTTTTGTCAATACATTTTCTATTAATTCGGGATCATATTCTGGATGGATAAAACAATCTGGTATAAAATCTCCAAAAAAAGGTGATGCTTCTTCTGTACCTGAAAAAACAACTCCTGATGGTATATGTTGATGATGATAAAAGATATCTCGTGTAAGAAAACTATTATGTGTTACTATAAAATTACCTAATACAAACCTATTATTGCCATCTAATTCTATACCATAATATTCTCCATCTCCTACTTCTTCTACTTTAATTTGGCTAACTAATGCATCTACTCTATTTTTTCTTGGTCGAGCTTGTTTACGAGGAATAAGTGTAGGAATTTCTTCTATTCCTTTTCCATTTATATGAATTCTTAATGCTTCACCATACTTTTTTTCTCCATTATGTGTCCAAGTTGTTTTTTTAATATACTTTGTTGCAGAAAATCCTAAACTACGTGCTAAATAAATGATATCATCCATTAACTTTTCATGTTTTTTACATTGTGTAATTTCAAAATCATTTCTTTTACCTAAATGTCCATCAGCATCAATAAATCCAGCAAGAAGTTTTAATCTATTTTCACGAGAATTACATTTATAAATCATGGGAATATGTTTATTATTAATTAAATCCAAATCTTTTAAAGTTTGTAAAAAAATATTATTTTTTTGCCCATGTCCAGATCCAGATGAAATTTTGTAACAATATATTCTTTTATACTCTAAAAATAAATTATATCTAGAAAGGTTTTTTGCAAAATAATATAAAACAGTAGAATCTTGTGTTGTAATATCTGAATTAGATGATGTTCCATCACCTAACCAATATCCAATCATATACGGGTCTATAGGTACTTCTTTTTGTGGAAAATCTATAGGTACTTGATATCCTAATAAATTATCACGATATTTTTTAGATAATTTCAAAAAATCTTCAATAGGAATATCAACTTTACGATCATCTACAAGTTTATCTAAAAATTCGTTGGCTTGATTATAAACTTCTTGTTTGTTTTTATTTTTATATGAAAATGATTTATAATCTAATTTATATTTGTATTTATTAAACCACGTAACTTGATAACTATGTTTATCTTTACGATCTCTTAAATTTTTTTTACCTGTATACATTAATGAAATAATATGATGACTATTTACAGTGTAACTTTCTCCTCTACGATTTGTTACTTTATACATTTTATCAATTCCAGAATGAGTTTCTAAAACAGTTCTAGGCGTTGAATCATCTCCCATTACAAGTTCTCCTAATTTAATGTCCTCTACATTTTTAATAGTTCCATCAAACATGAGTACTTTTTCTCCTTTCATGCATGACTTGCCCGATCTTCTTCTCCCGAGGATAAGTATGGTCGCATCTGGAAGAATATTTTTTATTTTGAATTTACGTAATGAGAGTTTTGCGAAATCTTCCAACATATGTTATATATTTTACTACAAGGTAATTTAATATTATAATAAAACGAAAGGTGTTTAAAATAAAAATTTTAAATATTTCAGATTTTTAGAAGATGATATTATCCATTGATGTAGGATTAAGAAATTTAGCAATGTGTGTTATAAGTTGTAAGGATCAAAGGGATATATCAACATATTCAATAAAATTATGGGATGTATTTAATACATTAGAAGAAGAGGAATACAAATGTCAAAGTAAAATGAAAAATGGTAAAATATGTGGAAAACGTTGTTTATTTAAATATCCTTTACAAAATCAATTTAATCAAAACGCACAAGATGGGCGAAATGTATATACATGCAAGGTTCATTTTCCAAAGGGGATGGAGATAAAGGCGAATAATAAATGTAAAACGAAAAAGATAAATGATTATTTATTACAGGATATAGCAAAAGTCGTATTAAAAAAAATACAGGATATTTATGATGAAAATAAAAATATATTTAATGAGATAACACAAATTTTAATAGAATTACAACCTAAAATTAATCAAAAAATGAAATTTACGAGTCATATAATATATGGTAAATTAGTAGAGTTATTTTATGAAAAAAAAACAACAATACGTTTTGTAAGGGCGGCAAACAAGTTAAAGGCATATACAGGTCCTATTATAGAATGTAAATTAAGGGGGTTATATGCAAAAAGAAAATGGTTAAGTATAGAATATACAAAATGGTTCTTAGAAAATAAATTTAATAAAGATGAAAAAGATACATGGTTAAACAAGTTCTTATCACATTCAAAAAAGGATGATATGGGAGATACATTATTAATGACAATAAATGGTTTATATGGCATTATAAAGAAACAAATAACAGATAAAAATGGAAGATGTATAAAATAAAGTATAAATAATAGTTTTTTAAAAGTATAAATAATAGTTTTGTAAAAGTATTATTTATTTAATGATAAATTTGAACATATAATTCGGTAAGATCACTTTTTTTATAGCAAAAATAAGTCCAAGTGTTATAATCCAAGTTGTATTTGCATGTTTTAAGAAAATTGTTTACAATGTTAAAAGAAATACAGAGTTCATTTTCATATTCTATAGAAAAAAATTTTAAATGGGATAGATTTTGTTTTGGATTATAATTATAGTAAAGTAGATGAATAAAAAAATCTGTAAGATCCGTACTTTTCAAGTTGGCTAAAAAGAATGGATTATAGGTAAATCTATTTTTTAAATCTTCATAAAGGTGTATAATATTATATGTATGATAATCTAAAAAGGGTGTTATAAGATCCTCGTCGTTATGGACCGAAGATGTATCTGAAAGATTGTCATCTGACATTTAAAGATATTTATTTTAAAGAATAATAATAGTTATATGAATGGATATGTTTAAATATTTTTAAATAAATTTTTAAAATTAAATTAAATTTTATTTTATTTTATTATACTATATTAAAACAATATGAACATTCTAAAAGAAATTCAATCTAATAATATGTTAAAAGTGATTATTGTACTTGCTGGTGTTTATTTATTTATGGTATATAACAAAGAAGATATGGGTAATTTAATGTATGGTATGGAGGGAGCTGAAAATGTTTCAATGTTAGCGCCATCACCAGCCGCACCCAAAAAGACATTAGAACAAGTTAGAGCCGAATCTGAACAAAGGATGTCTGCTGCTGAAATGGCTCAGCCTATAATTCAAGGACCTACTTCTAGCGGTCAAGCAGGTAGTGCTCCTCAACAACAACAACAAGCTGGTTTCCAACGTGTAGTAGACGGTGTACCTCCATTGGCTGCTGAAGACTTATTACCTAAATATGATGATGCTGATAAGTTTGCAAAAGAAAATCCTATTTCTAAACTTCTTAAGGAACAAAATTTCTTAATTAGTGGTTATCACGTAGGAATTAATACAGTTGTCCAGAGTAATAAAATTGCGTACCATGATTTGAGATCTGCACCACCAATCCCTAAGGAAAGTGTTGGACCTTGGTCTCAAAGCAGTTACGATACGCCAATGGGTGCAAACAGACGTCAATTAGAAATTTCTTAAGTAAAAAATTAATTATATTAGTTATCAAAATAATAAATAATATAATAATTTGTAAAAAAGTGTGCAAAATATTGCAAATAAATAAACGTATTTAAAGGTATCGAAACATAAAAAGTATAAAATAAAATGGAAATCCAAAATAAAACATTAAATATAGTGACATTAATTGAAAAAAATCCAATTACACGTTTTAAAGAAACGTACAACAATCGATTTATAGAAAAGATTAAAGATCATTTTACTAGTAAAGAACAACAAATTTTCTTAGGAAGTTTTTATACATATCTTAATTATAATTCCAAGACAGATTTTATTATTGATTTAGATAATGTATGGAAATGGTTAGGATTTTCAAGAAAAGATAATTGTAAAACCGTATTATTAAAACATTTTACTAAAGAGATAGATTATAAAATTTTTGCTCCTGAAGTTGCAGGAGCAAAAGATACAAAAGATATAGATAAGTTGTGTTATGAAAATAGAGGTGGTCATAATAAAGAACAAGTTTTATTAAACATTGAAACATTTAAAGGATTATGTATGTTAGCAGGAACAGAAAAGAGCAAAGAAGTTAGAATGTATTATCTAAAATTAGAAGAAGTATTACAGGAAGTAATATTAGAAGAGTCTAAAGAATTACAAGATCAATTACAAGAAAAAATAGAAAAAATACAAATGTTAGAAAATAAACCAGAAATGGAAGGTTTTTATTCTAAAAGTGGGTACATTTATTTAATTAAAGATACTGCAAGTTTAGGTGCTTATAAAATTGGTCTTGGTGAAAATCCTGATAGACGCTTAATAACACTTAATGTTAGTTCAAGTCAGAAATCATTAAAGATGATAAAGATGTTCAAGTCAGATAATATGAGATATGCTGAAAAAATGATTCATATTTTGTTAGAGCCTTTTCGTATAAAAAGACGTAATGAATGGTTTTTCCTAAGTGATAATACGGAGTTAAATTACGTTATTCATACAATTAAAAATAGTATTGAATATACTGATAAATATAATTTTGTAGATTATAATTCATTTAAAGATTATGCTAATCAACTTGAAGATAAGTTAAAAAATATAACGGAAGAAAATATATGTTTTGAAAAGCCAAAAAAATATGTAAATAGTAATTTTATATGTAGAACCGATAAATTAAGTAAATATAATGGTGTATCTTGGTGTATTAAAGAAGATAAATGGATGGTCAGAATAACTAAAGATAATGATACAATATTTTTAGGTAAATATGATACAGAATTAGAAGCTGCTATTATTTATAATGATTATGCAACATATCTTAATAGAACTTTAAATATGAATTATAGATTAAATGATATAGATAATTATGTTTCTAATCCAAGAGACATTCCAGAAGAATGGCGTAAAAAAAAACTTGAAACAAAATCATCACAGTTTAACGGCGTTTATTTTATAAAATCAAAGCAAATTTTTGAAGCAAGTATTCAATATAAAAAAAAAAGTTATAAATTAATAAAAAATGAAAGCGACATAGAATGTGCCAAATTATATAATCAACAGGCATTATACTTTAATAATCATTTTGGAACTAATTACAAACTCAATGATATTGAAAATTTTACAACAGTAGAAAAAAATTATATTAGCAGTATTAAAAAAAAATATAGTAGATTCATTGGAGTATCTATTAGAAATGATTCTGATAAGTTTAGAGCATATATAAAATATAATGGTAAAAGAATTGATTGTGGAACTTTTAAAAATGAGGAAGATGCTGCGAGAGCATATAATAAAAAAGCAGAAGAATTAAATGCATTGGAAACAACAAAAATAAAATATATGATCAATGAAGTATCTTGATTTTGTTAATTTTTAATTTTAATATTGTAAATGATAGTAAAAATTAAAAATGTTAGATACAATTTGTGACGTATTAAAATCAGCTTATGAAAGAGGGTGGGTTTTTGGAACGGGTGGGTATCTGGAGATATTGGAGATATTATAATGAATAAAAATGAAAATAATATGAAAATAAACTGTTCTTATTGAAACTGAAATGGATAAGATTGAAATATGTTTTAAAAATTCTTATAATTTTTATAAATTGGCAGTAGAGATATTAACGTATTCACAAATAAATTACAGTAAGGCGGCAATGACTATAATGGAAAAATATATTGATTTAGAATTAACTTGTGTACATACAGAATATTTTGAAAAGGAAAATATGATGGATGCAATTGTAGATTTAGATGCTTGTAAAAATGGTATGACATGGACCGCTTCATCTTGGATATTGGAAACATATATTCAAAAAATGGAATATTTTTGTAAGGAGTTTAATTATCCGGTTTATGAAATCGAAACTGAAATAGAATATGATACTGATATTGAATCTGAAAGTGAATTAGAAAGTGATATTAAAAATGAATTGTAGAATCTTTTATATATATAAAAAATTAATTTAAAAAAGAAAATAATAAGTATATAATGTTGGAAGTGTATTATTGTGTAGATATGGATACAGGTGACGAAGAAAATTTGAGTTGTATAGAAAAATGTTTAAAAATATTTATAGAGGTGAATTATAGGGATTATAAATTAACAAAATTTGAAAGATATGTTAAATCAAGATGTGTAAAAAATGATGATATTATAAAAAATGGGTTATATACATTTAACAAAATGTATAATGAATACAAATTAAAAAGTAGTGAAAAGATTTGGTTTATTTATATATCTAACGGTAATATAAAGACAATGTATAAAAATGTATGTGTTGTATTATTAAATGATAATCCAATAGAAAAGGAATGTTTTTATATAATAAATAAAAATCCATTGCTATTTAATACAGATATGTCAAAAGAGTTAAAAGTTGAATATCTTAAACAATTAAATAAATACTTGAAAGAATTATTTGATACGCAACAAGTAATAAAATATGAAAACTTTAATGTATAAATTATAATAATGTATATAAACATAGATTATTATATTTTAACTACGTGATCTGGATGCATCTGTATTAATTTAATATGAGAAATAGAATGTAGAAAAACAGTGACATAATTTTGATAAGGATTGTACTCTTTAATCTCTCCTATATAACTTTTATAATAATTATAAATACTATCTTTATATTTCACAATTTTTACAAAATCACCTTTTTTAAATGAATATAAGTTTTGTTCTGTAGAATAGTCACGTTGTTCCTCTTTATTAGTATTTTTGTTAGCATCTTTGTTAGTATCTTTGTTAGTATCTTTGTTAGTATCTTTATTAGTATCTTTATTGATATTTATTGATTTATCTGCATTTATAGGTTGTTGTTGATCGGACGAGTTTTGTGTATTAAAAGAAACTACTGAATTATTTTTGAGGAAATCTATGAAATTCATTTAAAAATAAAAGAATATATGTTTTTAAGTAAAGATGTTATATAATTGGGCATTTTGGAGTATGGGAGTAGGAATGGTGGTTTATTATTTTAGAGATAGGTTAAAAAGAATGTTACTAAGTGGGGTAATAACTGGTTTAAAAATGAGCGTGTTATATTATAATCATTTAACAAAAAAGGGAGATAGTATAAATCCAAATGGGGTGGTATACATTGAGGATAAAAAAATTATTATTCACGAGTATGATATTGTATATAATAACAAATCACATAAAATGTGTTTTATATCTGAAAAATATGATAGTGAGGTGGTAAATACAAAATTAGTATTATTTAATGATAATAAGGAAGATATTTTAGCACAGAGACATAAGTTTGTGTATTGTAGTATTATTAATAAGGATAGGGAGTGTCTGAAGGATATTACGGATGAGATGAGGGCATTTATGTTTTATTTTAAAAAAGGTTATTATGTATGTAATGTAGAATATGTATTGAAATATTTGCAATCTAAATACAATGGTTTAAAAGTAAAAGATTGTAATTTGTTATTTGTTTTGAATGATGATGAATTTACAGAAAAGGTTATAGAATTAGATAATACGGGTGAGGGTATTTTGTTACATACAATTATATAAATTATTTTTATATTATATATTATATATATAAATCATTATGGCACAAAAGTTATTAAAGTTGGTATGTTATATTCCTGGTGGTCAGTATATTTCGCCATTTTTGACAGCGTTAGTAAATCCTTTTTGTTGTTGTGTGTTATTATTAAGTGTATTTACGCCTATAGCTACAAGTGCTCCAAACGTATTAAATTCAAAAGATGGTGAAAAGAGTACAGGAAAGGCATTTACTAGTGCATTTTTAATATGGTATCCAGTAGTTGTATTAATCAATTGTCTTATATTTTATGTATTATGTAAATATGGATAAATAAAACGACTTTTTGTTTAAAAAAAATAAAATAAAAAAATAATATATATATATGGGAAAAATAGATACATTGGTATTATCTGGGGGTGGTGTAAAGGGAATAGCTTATGTGGGTGTATTTAAAAAGTTGAGAGAATTAAAGGTAGAAATAAAGGAGATATGTAGTGTTTCAGTGGGTTCAATGATGGGTTTATTATATGTATTGGGGTATAATTACGAGGAGTTGGTGAGTGAAATAAAGATGCAAAATATGGATACGTTGAGAGATATAAATATAGGAAATTTTTTAAATAAATATGGAATAGATACTGGAAAAAATATAATAAAGTGGATAGAAGGTTTATTAGAGGGTAAGGGGTATAGTAAGGATATTACATTTATAGAATTGTATAATAGTACGAGGATCAAGTATAGGGTTTTGGCGACAAATTTGAATAAATACGAGACTGTGATATTTGATTATATAAATTGTCCGGATATGAAAATAACGCGTGCTATACGTATGTCGATTGGTATACCTTTTGTATTTACGGTACAGAAATACAAGGGGGATGTACTTGTAGATGGTGCGATAGTGAATAATTATCCGATTGATTTATATGGAGATAAATTAGAAAATGTATTAGGGATAAAGATGGAAAATGGTACAAAAGGCAATGTTAATCAGGTGATAGGGGATATAAGTGGATATATATTTAATGTAATGAATTGTTTTTTATTACATAGGTCAAAATTATTATTAGATGAATATAAAATACGTACATTAAGTGTGACTATAAACAAGGTAATAAGTACGATGAGTTTTAATATAACGGATGAGGAAAAACAGATGTTATTAGAATGTGGTTATAAGAGTGCGTGTGAGTTTTTTACGGAAAAAGTGTAAAAATAAAATAATATGTGAATAACAAATAACAAATAACAAAACAAATGTCTGATGAATTAATGGATGATAATTTGGATGATATAGTAGAAAAAATTTTTAGTAAACCTCCTAAAGAGAGATGTAGTATTCATTTGGAATTAGAGGAAGAAACTGCAGAAATTGCACAAGATGAAAGTGTGGAGAGGTTTATATTTAATATATTATTTTTAATAACATACAAGGGAATAAAAAAGTTATATGGCAAAGATAAAGAAATGATAAATTTAAAAGAGTCTGAAATTATGGTTATAAAAGAATATGTTAGATCATACGGGTATGAATTGGTAGTAAGGGGTAATAATACTGATAGGGATCCGTGGGAGATAATTAAAAGTGGAGAGCGTTTAATAAATTACCAAGTTCATTTTGATAAAATATATTAAAAAAAGACGATAAAAATGATAAGAATGATAAAAATAATATGATTTAGTATATTATAATTTATAATTAAGTTTAATTCCAGAATTTTTTTTTCTTTTAGTATAGTATAAAAACAAAAAAAAATGGGTGGTGGATTAATGCAATTAGTTGCCTTAAGTGAGCTTTAGGGCACAAAAGTCAGCTACCAACTTGGTTCTATACTTACCAAGTGGGGAAAATAGTGTAAAGGTATAGTATAATATAACTGGCTAGTAAAATTGGAGATTCAATTTTGCGACATCTTCAAATTGCGGGGAACTCCTTAGAGTCTTGATTACCACTTTTAGTGCGTGAGTATTAAAAGGAACACGGTTAATGGCCGTACCCAATGGTAAAAACATCAAGAATTGGATAATCCGCAGGGAAGTTTCCTAAAAATTGAATATATAATATATATTTAATAGGAAAAACCTTCAGAGACTAAATGAAGATGGGAAAAAATTAATTATATTAATTTTTCTTAAGATATAGTCCGGCTAATGTTGAAAGGCATTAGATAACCGATGGAGCTTAAATATTATTGGGTTCGAATAGTCAGCCACCTATATAGGTCTGTATTCACTATATAGGGAAAATGGTATAAAATACGGGGTATCTAATTGATATCATATAACTGGCTAGTAAATTTATATTTTTAAATTTGCGAAACTTTCAAATTGCGGGAACTTCCTTAGAGTTTTGATTACCACTTTTAGTATGTGAGTATTAAAAGGACCACGGTTAATGGCCGTACCCAATGGTAAAAACATCAAGAATTGGATAATCCGCAGCCAAGCATCTTATATAAATTAAAAATGGCTATAGAATATATAAATTCAGTTTAAATTAAATATAAGATGAAGGTTCAACGAGTAGACGGAAGTTGGGAAAAAACATCCTTAAGGTGTACTCTATATTTAATAGAAATATTAAATGTTTATGCAAGATATTTACCTTACAGGTAATCCTCAAATTACTTTTTTCAAAGTTGTGTACAGACGTCACACTAACTTCTCAATTGAAAGCATTGAACAAACCTTTTGAATGAAGGGTTGAAAAGTAGCCTGCTATAACTATGAGGATATGTTATAGAAAAACAGTTAGTATTCCTCTATTAATCAATATTTTATACCACCCAGTTTTTATCAATTGATTAATAAATAATACAGCTACTAGTAAATTAGATTTTTTATAAATCATAATTTGCGACATTATCAAATTGCTGAAAACCCCTTAGAGCCTTTAGTACTAAGGAATTTTCGAAAGAAAATTCTGGCCAAGATAAAACTTGGGTATAGTAATAATCTAAAGGATTGGGCAATCAGCAGCCAAGCTCTAAAGATTTTAATTATTTAAAATTGAAAAATTTTTAAAGAATTTAAAATATTACAATGGGAATTATATATCTAATAACATCTCCATCTGGTAAAAAGTATATAGGTCAGACTATACAGCCATTAGAAAAAAGATGGAAGCAGCATATAGATGCTTCTAAAAAAGAATATAAAGATCATTGTAAAGTTTTAAATAAATCGTTAAGAAAATACAGTGACAAACATTTTAAAATAGAAATATTAGAAGAATGTGAACAAGAATATTTAGATGAAAAAGAATTATTTTATATTGAAAAATATAATACAATAGTTCCAAATGGTATGAATATAAAAAAAGGAGGATCAAATGGTTTACATCATAGTGATACAAAACAAAAAATTAGTGATTCATTAAAAGGTAAACGAGTTTCTTATGAAACAAGATTAAAATTATCTAATAAAATGAATCCAGATTTGCCTATGTATATATTAAAGATACGAAATGGTTATAGAGTTTGTAATCATCCTATGGGTCCTGAAAAAAGATTTATTTCTAAAAATAAGACAGATGAATATAATTATATTAGAGCAATTGAATATCTAAATAAATTAAATAATTTAGAAGAGCCTATAATAATAATTAAGTCTGAAAATGAAAAATATATTCAAAAACATAAAAATGGATATTGTGTAAAATATCCTAGTGAAAAATCTAAATATTTTGTATCACATTCATCTTCTATAGATGAATTATATAAAAATGCTTTATCATATTTAAATAAATTAAAATCCAAGAGTGCAGTCCAACGACTAAATGATAATGGGTAATTTGTAAAAACGAATTGCTTAAGATATAGTCTAGTCCCTCCCTGTTTTATACGGGGTATAAATACACCGAAAGGTGGGGTAGGTTGGCCTTTGCGCCAACCCTGTCTACTAGACAGGAACGTCAATGGAACGGTCGATTTCGGTAAACTTTAACTGCCGTGAAAAGCAATTCGCATCAAATGAAGTGGATAATTTGATGGAAAACGATTAGTACTCCATAATCAATTTTTGAATTGATTTGTACAATTGCTAGTAATTTAAAATTGATATTAATTAAACAATTTGAATTGCGACATCATCAAATTGCGGGAACACCCTTAGAGCCTTAAAAACCACTCTTATTTGGAAACTTTTAAGAGAAACTCGATTAATAGTCGAAAAGTGGTAATATTATTAAGGATTGGGCAATCCGCAGCCAAGCTCCTAAGGTCATTAAGACTATGGAGAAGGTTCAACGACTAAATGGTGATGGGTAAATAAATGCGAAGCTATTCGCTTATTTGCTTAAGATATAGTCTATTCCTTTACATCGAAAGATGGGGTATAAAAGCGCAAAGTTTCTTGCACTGTATCTCGCAATGGAGATTTAATCCACAAGGTATATCTCCAAGTTGATCTACCTGCTGTATCAGCTGCTAATACTAAATATTTCCGATGGGTAGATAATGTTGGTCATGTATTGATCGATGAAGTTTCTATCGAAATTGGTGGGCAAACCATAAACTAATCAAGTATCTCCGACTTGATAATCTGTGGTTAGAAGTAAATATTTAAAAATATTTGCTAGTCAGACATATAGATAAAAGTGAATTTATTTTCTTGTTCGTATGTTTTGGCAACACTTTCAAATTGCGAAAAACCCCTTAAGACAGAAAAAACTGATTTTCTAAAATTATATATTTATAAAAAGATGAATACCAAAACGTGTAAAAGCTGCGGTATTGAAAAGCATAAAACTGATGATTTCCCCAAAAACGGTAGAATTTTTAGAGCTATCTGTAAAGTTTGTCATAGTGACAAACAAAAAAAACGATATGATGAAGATAAGGAAACTTATTTAATTAATAAAAAAAAATATTACGAAGAAAATAAGCAATCTATAATCGTAAAAAATAAAGAGTATCGTAAAGAAAATAGAGACAAGATATGCCAACAAAAAAATAATTACTATCAATTGAATAGAGAAGAAATTCTTAAAAAAACACAGACTAAAGACTATAAAGAAAAAAGGAATAAATATCTTCAAAATCGTAGAAAAGAAGATAAGACTTTTGCTTTGATTTGTGCATATAGAGCACGGTTAAATGAAGTTCTTCATAAGCAAAAAAAAAATACTTATATTGAGTATTTGAATTGTAAACGAGAACAGTTTTTAGAGTGGATTGAATTTCAAATAAAAGATCCATTAAAATGGGAAACATATGGAAAAGACTGGGTAATTGATCATGTAATTCCGATTGATTTTTTTGATTTGGAACAAGATGAACAAAGATATATGTGTTTTAGTTGGTTTAATCTTAGACCTCTTTTAATAAAAGAGAATCTAAGTAAATCAAACAAGATACATATTGAAGCAGTTGAACAACATCAAAATATGCTAAATAATTTTAAAAATGTTAGTTATTGGTACCAAGCTGATATAGAAATATATCAGTGGCTGAGACAAAAACTCGGGTATGGTAAAAATCCTTCTGTATTGGGCAATTCGCAGCCAAGCTTCCAAAGTTGTATTATTATACAAACGGAAGAAGGTTCAACGACTAAATGTTAGTGGGTCTAAGTAAAAGTATTTTTACAATGAAGACTTAAGATATAGTCTAGTCCCTTCCTATTTAGGAATTAAATACATCGAAAGATGGGGTATGTTAGTAATTAAAAGTTTACTAACATTACGTGATAAACATTACGGAGATTGGTTACAAATCTGGAATGAATTAACTCAAACTTCTGAAAAAGAAGCTGGTTACAATGAAATGATTGGTAATGTAGAAGCATTAACCAATGTAGATCCTGATGATGCTGATAATAATAAACCTGCTTATACTCTTTATATTCCATTGCAATTTTGGTTCTGTAGAAACCCTGGTCTTGCTTTGCCTTTAATTGCATTACAATATCATGAAGTCAAGTTCAATATTACTTTCAGAGCTGCTGCTGATTGTTATATTAAAACTGATGATGCTATTACATCTGTATCATTAAGCAATGCTTCTTTATATATTGATTATATTTATCTTGATACTGATGAACGTCGTCAATTTGCTCAAGTTCAACATGAATATTTGATTGAACAGTTACAGTTTACCGGAGCTGAATCTTTCAGTAATGCTTCAGTTAAATCCAAGTTGGCTTTGAACCATCCTTGCAAGGAACTTGTATGGGTTGTTGCACATTCTGTTCGTGAAACTAATAAGGCATGGACTACTTATAGTGCTAGTAATGGTGATGGTCCAGTTGTTGATGCCAAGTTACAATTAAACGGTCATGATCGTTTCTCTACTCGCAAGGGTTCTTACTTTAACTTGGTACAACCTTATCAACATCATACTCGTATTCCATCTGATGGTATTTACGTCTATTCATTTGCTCTTAACCCTGAACAACATCAACCTTCTGGAACTGTTAACATGAGTAGAATTGATAATGCTACCTTAATGATGACTCTTGACAGTGATCTATTCACTTCAGGAACTGCCAAGCTCCGTCTCTATGCTGTTAACTACAATGTTCTACGCATTATGGCTGGTGAACACATATCCCCCTATTCACGCCAGCAAGAGTGTATTCATAAAAGGAATATGCTAGTAGAATGTTTTTAAATTATTAAAAATATTTTGCAACATTATCAAATTGCGGGAAACTCCTTAGAGCCTTCGCTACCACTCTTATTTAGAAATATTTAAGAGGAACTCGGTTAATAGCCGAACCCAATGGTAATAACGTGAAGGATTGGACAATCCGCATCCAAGCTTCCTAATTATAGGAAGAAGGTTCAACGACTAAATGATAATGGACGAATTGTATTCGTTTAAGATATAGTCTAGTCCCTACCTGTTTTATACAGGTATAAATAACTCGAAAGAGTGGGTATATACGATGGGAGGCCTAAACTATTTAATGGGCCTAAAAGTAAACTTAGAAATAAGTTTGCTAGTAAATATATATATTATTTATATATTTGCGACACTTTCAAATTGCGGGAAACTCCTTAGAGCCTTCACTACCACTCTTATTTAGAAATATTTAAGAGGAACTCGGTTAATAGCCGAACCCAATGGTAATAACGTGAAGGATTGGACAATCCGCATCCAAGCTTCCTAATTATAGGAAGAAGGTTCAACGACTAAATGTTAGTGGGCGAATTGTATTTGCTTAAGATATAGTCTAGTCCCTTTTGCCTTGAGCAAAATTAAATACATCGAAAGATGGGGTATAAACGTGCTTATAGTAATTAAGTTATTACGTAATTATTACGTAATTTTATTAAAAATTGAATAATTATTGATCTTCATATATGTATAAAAATATGAAGAACGATTATAAAATAGTTACATACAATAATAAGAATTACATAGTATCTTATACGCAAAAAAACGAACCTTTTGTATTTGATCAAGAAGATTTTCAAAATATATCTAATTTAAATTATTATTTAACAAATGTTGGATATATTTGTTGTAGATCAAATATACCATTATATTTACATCATCAAATTATAAAAGATTATAAATTTAATGGTAAATATATAGATCATATTAATCGTATAAAAACAGATAATAGAAAGGCTAATTTAAGATTGATAAGTCAAAGTGATCAAAATAAGAATCAATCAAAACGTAAAAGAAATGTAATATTACCTGAATCATGTAATATTAATCCAAATGATATATCTACATTTATTTGGTATATTAAAGAAAGTAAAACTCATGGAGATAGATGGATGGTTGAAATCAAGGGTAAATATAAATGGAAAACTACTTCAAGTAAAATGGTTTCTACGAGATGTAAATTTGAATTGGCAAAAAAACATTTACGTAATTTAATAATAAACAACCCAAATTTATTTCATGGACATTCTATGAATGGTGAATTATCAGAATTAGGTAAAATATTAGAAAATGAATATATAGAAATATTAAGACTATGTGGGTTTAATTATAAATCTAATAATCAAAATACAAAAGACTGGTTAAAAGAAAATATTGATGATTTAAATAATAATGAAATTGCTATTTTAAGACAATTTTGAGATAAAGTATATATAAATATTAATTTTACTTTTTATAAATAAAATTAACAGAGATGCGTGATTTGACCTGTGTATTTGATGATAGTTAGGGTTAATATAAAAATCAATTAAATGTAAAAGAATTATGTAATTTTTTATTCTAATCTGTAAAGTAAAATGGATTATTCTACACGTTTTAATAATCAAACGCATAACTTTTTAGATGCAGTACAGTCTTATGAAAATGTATTGGATGAAGAAATGATAACTGCGATTAAAATGTTAGATTTAAAACAAAATGAAATCCTATTAAATGCATTTGCTGGTGGAATTCCTATTGATAAATATATAGATAAAAGTTTGAATATACAATACTTGGAATATGATACAAACAAGGGGTTTTCTAATACCGATATAATATATTATACAATTGATAATATTCCAATAAAATCACAATCTATAGATAAAATATTATGTTTAGCTACATTACATCATTTTAATAACCAAGAAAGACAAATTTTATATAAAGAATTTTACAGAGTTCTTAAACCATCTGGTATGCTTGTTATAGCTGATGTTATAGAAAACTCGTTACAAGCAAATTGGCTAAATATTTTTGTAAACCAGTATAATAGCAATGGGCATAATGGTAACTTTTTTTCACCTACAGATTCACAATTAATAAAAAATACTGGTTTTAATAACGTTATTGTTTCTATTCAACATTATAATTGGAAGTTTCCTGACGATTATAGTTTAATCAATTTTTACAAATTACTTTTTGGACTAAATTTGTGCAAAGATGACAATTTTCTTTTAGATAATATAAAACATTATTTAGAATATCAAAAATTGACTAATATCATAATTCCTTGGAAATTATTATATTTTAATTGTACAATATAATTATGTCCATATCAATCCTTGTTTTATCTCAGTTTCTATATCGAACACTTGAAATCCGCCGTTTGGAGTAAATGTAAATTCACTAAAATAAATTATATTGTTGTTACCTATATAAAAATCAAGTCTTACAAATTCAAATCTTGCTGACAATGTTTCACACAATTTGAGTAATTTAGATAAACATTTTGGCTTTGGGATATCAAATTTTATTCCCGAAGATATTAAATTCCAGTCTATATCATAACTGTTTTGAACGTTTTTATATTTTACACCTATACTTATTGGTTTAGAGTATACGCATCTGATCATATAAACAAGTGCTTCACCAGTATGACCTAAAATGGAATCATATATTTTTTCCTCTATAAAGAATCTTGGTTTTATATAACTATATTGTTTTTCTCTATCTCCCCCATAATATTTATTCCAATTTTGTAACTTCATAATTACATTACTTAGACTTGTTTTATTATTTATATTTATATTCCAGTTTGAACCGTGCGCACTCTTTATAATATATTTACTGTCTAAATCATCTTGGGATATATCTTCAGGTTGTTTTAATATTTTAATTAATTTAGCAACTTGAATATCCTCACCACATAAATCCTTAACTATTCTCTTTGCTTCAATTTTATCAACATATTCAGCGTATTCTTTAGATAAAATTGTACCATAATATTCTATTTTTTTGAACATTGGAAGTTCCATCCAATTATTTGGCTTACAAAATGTCAACATCATTATAATAAACTTTTATTTTAATATTTTAATATTTGTATTTGTTAGTTATAAATGTGCTAATTTGTGTTTCTATATAAGTAATGTAGGTTACCATTAAATAATTTTTCTAACACTGGATATTTCCCCAATGTTAAATTATCTTCGCATATAAGAGTTTGTAGTTTTGGATAATCATTTAAATGTTTCAATTTATTTTGAAAACAGTTTAAGTATGTTAAATTAGGGCATTCACCAATAGTGATTATTTCATTGCTAGCACATGCTATGACTTTTATATTAGGAAAAGATGGTAATTCTGTAATACAATTAGTATGGCAAAGTAATGTTTTTAAATTAGGATAATAAGGTAATTTGGTTAAACGATTATTATTACAATTTAAAACTTCTAATATTGGGTAGTTACCAATTTCGGTTAATAGATTATCATTACATTTTATCTCACGTATAACGGGATAAGACGGTAATTCTGTAATTTGATTTGAAGTGCAATCTAATATTTCTAATTTAGGATAATAAGGTAATTTGCCTTTAATACTTTTAGATTTACAATCTATAATTTTATTATTATAAAAATTCATGTATAAATTATACACTGAATAAATATTATGTGTACCATCTTTTTTAATAATTGAATACATTGATTTTTTGTTCATGTGATAAATAAAGTTATTAGGATCAGTATATTCAATATTATAATCAACAATTCTTTTTGAAATAAGACGTTCAATGTCACGAACAAACGTCTTATGATTTTCACCATAACAATGATGTTTATGAGTATAAGACATATTTTTTATATCACTTAATGATAATAAATTTTCTATGATTTTCCAGAATGAATTATAATCAAGCATTAGTGTAATTTATTATTTTATAATAAATTATATTAATTTACTCAATATTAATTTGTATTAATTAACAAATGCGCGTGCTTTAAATACAAGTTGTGTAAAATTAGCATAATTAGGAGTGGTGTATTGTAATTGTCCGCTGGATGTGATATTAAATTCTATACCAGTATCATCGCCGACATATGTTTTGATAATTTCCCAAGATGATCCTTTATTAACACCTCTAATATGGAAATTGCAATATAAATTACTACTATTAGAAGTAGTTAATTGAGATGCAAGATATATATCAAATCCCCAAACGTCTGAACTAAATACTAATCCAGTTATATTAGCAAATGATGTTTGGTTATTAGCAGCAGTAAAGCTTAATGATGAATAAATATCTCCGGAATTAGGTGTGATATCAATATTATTGACGAATACTTTTTGACCAACGTATAATTTTTTACCAATACTAGCTCCACCTAATGTTGTTAATGTACCACCATAAGTGTTATTTACTGCATCTGTTGTATTAGAAATTGAAATACCACCAGAAATTAATAGTGCACCAGTAGTGGAATTTATAGAAGGTTGTGTTGAAGTAGATGTAGCAGCAGAGAAATAAATAGGAATATTATCAGTAAATGTGACATTTGTTTGTCCTGGGTCTTGTACAGTTCCTCCAAATTCAAATCTATCTCTAATTTCATTATATACTAAGCCAACATAGGGTTTATTATAAAGTAATACATTGTCTCCAATAGAAGGATTCTGTGTTGTCCAAGCAGAAGAAATTGTAGCTACACGTGTTGATCCTATATAACCAGTGATTTTTCTAACTTGATTATTACTGAAACCAGAAGTGATTTTAATCCACCAATTTGTATAATAATTATCAACTGCACTAGCTGATGTATTTAATTTTATTTGTACATTTGTCATACCAGTTTGACTTGGCAAGGTATCTGGTGTGCTATTTGTGTCAGTTACTACATCACCTGAACCGGAATCATTATCAGATTGTTGTCTTTGAACAATAAATCCTGCATCTTTTGATCCAGTAGGGCCTGAATTTAATACTAAAATGTTATCTCCAATGACAGTATTAGTAGAAACAACAGATGTTGTTTGGCCATTTACAGTTAAATTTCCTGTTATAGTTGTATCACCTAAAACATTCATATTTCCTGAAATGCCAACTCCCCCTGCTATTAATAATGCGCCGTTACTTACATTTGTACTTGCTGTTGTTGATAAAAATGTGACATCGCCTCCAATAAACATATTTCTACCAATACTTAGTCCACCTCTTAATGTTAATGATCCTCCATTTGATACATTTGTAGCGGTTTGAGTAGAGTTGATAGATAATCCACCTGACATGATAATTGAGCTTGATGCATTTGATGTACTTGGAATAGTATTATTAAATGTCATTGTGCCATCTGAGTAAGAAATGTCAAATACACGTTGTACAAAAGTGCCTAATGAATCATATCGAGAAATAGAAAAGTTATGAGATGAAATATTTTTATCAAGAGAGACACGTCTAATATTTAAATTATCATATACTTCTATAAAATTATTTGTACTAGTTATATATTTTCCTATACCATATACATTTGCATCACCTCCTACATGTATATCTTTAGTAACACTTGTCCCACCAGCAATAGTTAATCCACCACCTTGTGTAGTACTTGATGCATTTTGAGTTGTTTGTATACTTAAACCGCCTGCTACAACTAATGCTCCTGTACTAGAATTTATACTATTTTGTGAGGATGTTAATAAAAGAGATGATAAAGTACTAGATGTACTATTTCCATATAGATTACCATTAATCCAAAGATCTTTTGCAATAGACGCACCTCCTGCAATTGTAAACGCACCTCCATTAGTAAAGCTTACTGAATTTGCTGTGGATGAAATAGCTAATCCTCCTACAACTTGGACTGCTGCAGAAGTGCTTGAAGTAGATGTAGTTGTATTAGAAAATGTTGCAATACCTCCGAAATAAGATCTTCCTAAAATACCTATTCCGCCAACTGATGTTATACTTCCACCTGACGTAACACTTGATGCATCTGATGTATTTCTAATACTAATTCCACCATTTAAAACTAAATTTCCAGTAGATGAATTATTACTTGGAGTTGTAGAAGTAAAAGTGACTATATTATTACAATTAAATGTTCCGTTTATATCTAAATTAAAATTGGGATTAGATGTATTAATACCTACATTTCCTGATGTTTGTAAAACAAGTTGATTTGCATTTGTACCAGAATAGACTGTTATATATCTAGTAACTCCAGTACCACTTTTATTAGAATATATTCCATATCCATTATTATTAATGGCACTAAAACGTACAAATTCATTATTTGCATCCGTATCTGATTTACCTAAAGTGAATAATGATAGTTGATTTCCATAAGTTCCAGAGATAGTAGAATTAACCAATTGCATACTGGGATATAAATTTGCTGTTATTTGCAAATTCGAAAATGATGTTGAAACAGTTGATGTATTTATAGTAACACTGTTTATAACAAGATCACTTCCTAATAATAAATTCTTTGAAATACCTGCACCACCTGCTATTGTTAACGCTCCTCCATTAGTTACACTTGTGCTATTTGATGTATTATTAATACTTATACCACCTTGTACAATAAAAGATCCTGTTGTAGAGTTTGAGGATGTTGTAGTAGAATTAAAAAGAAGTGATCCGTTTGTTGAAAGTGTCAATTGAGAATTATTATTTTGTAATATAATATTTCGTAATTGACCAGTACCTGTTTTATTACTTGATAAAATATAATTAGAGTTTGTAAATCCTAATGATAAATATTCACTATTAGTTACATTAGATGGAGACCCGGATGCATAAATCTTAATATCAATATCATCTGTACTATCTCCATCTTTTGTAAACATATTAATTGACATTGGCGTGGACGAAGATTGACTTTGAAAAGATAAAGAATTATTTGTATCTCCTCCTCCTAAAATAGAATAACTTTGTGAACTTCCTCTAATAGATAATTCATTTGTTCCTTTTATTCTAAAAACTTCGTTTCTTGCACTTGAACTTGTTGCTGCATAAAAAATATGATCATTACTTGTTGATGGAACTTGATATGTTAAATGGCCGCCACCTGTATTTCCAAGACCTGTAAATTCTTGAGTTTGAGTTAGATCATTAGATGATTGGTATAATATAAATTTATTTGATTTGTTTGCATTTAAATTATCAATTCCTAAAGAATCTCCAAAATATGATTTTTTTGAAATACCTATTCCACCAGCAACAGTCAATGAACCTCCATTTGTTATATGAGTTGAATCAGTTGAATTTCTAACACTTATACCACCTGTTATTACTAATGCTCCAGTACTGGAGTTAATAGAATCTATTGTATCCGTTATAGAAACGTATTTTAAAAATGTTGTATTTGTAGATTGAGATGTCATTAACGTTACATTATTACTTTGAAGTGAAATACTTCCTGTAGAAGTTGATACAATAACATCATTTGTATTTGATATAAAAAGAGTATTCCCTGTAATATTAATAGATCCAGATGTAATATTATTAGAATTATTTAATAATATCTGGTCTTTATTTGTATAACGAACATTAACACCATATGTACCAGATGTTTGTTCTCCTAATATAACTTGTTTATCAACAATAACATTTTGTCCTATAGCTATTCCTCCTGCAACTGTTAAAGATCCACCTTGTGTTATACTAGAAGCAGATTGGGTAGAATTAATAGATAATCCACCTTGTACAACAAGAGCACCAGTAGATGAATTAGTACTTGTTTTGGTATAAGAGAAGGATGATTCTGTATCAGATACAGTAAAACGTCTATTGACGCCATCTGGACTTAGATAAAAATTTTTATTTGTAGTTGTATCTAGGAATAATCGATTATCTGATATACCTCCTATATTAAATGTACCGCTTGCACTATCTAGAGATAGATTTTTGCCTATATATACATTTTTTGTAAATCCAGCTCCACCACCTATTGTAAAAGAACCACCTGCAGAAGAACTGGAAGCATCTTGAGTGCAATTAACCCCTATACCTCCATCAACAATAAGAGCCCCTGTAATCATACTAGAAGAATTGGATGTATCATTAATACGGACGTTTCCATTTTGAATAATTAATGGCGCTTGAAAAGGTTCTACAGTGATTTTTTTAAGACGTATATCACTCATTTATATTAAATAAATATATTTATTTTTAGAATCTAACTATATTCGTATAGCATTAGAAATTATATTATTTATATGTAATAAATGTTTGAACGTCCTATATTAATTTATAGTAATCACTGTATTCATTCCCAAAATTTTATTAATGTATTACTTAAGGTGCCTCAAATATTTGAGGCATTTGTAAGATTAAATATAGATATAAATCCTGAAACAAATGCAAGAAACCCTGTTTTTTATGAAATACAAAATATATTACAACATAAAATAATAGAAGTTCCTACAATTATAGTAGATAATGGAAATTATGTACTTACTGGAGAAGAAGCTTTTAAATGGCTAGATTATTATATTAATAAAGGAAATAGTAGTAATAATATTCACAGTGATAACGGTAATGGTAATGGTAATAGTAATGCTAATGGTAATGATAATGCTAATGGTAATGGTAATGGTAATGGTAATGGTAATGGTAATGGTAATGAAGTAGAAAAAGAGGTGGAAGGTTTTAATTCAATTGAGATGGGGTCATTTTCAGATATGTATTCAACTTATGGATCATCTGATATGAATGATGCAAGAGATCAATCTTTTCAATTTTTGGATAGGATGAATATATTGATAGAAACGCCTCCTGAAGATGGTTCAACTGATTATAAGAGTTTTGATCAGAAACAACAAGAAAGGGAACATTTTGACAATATTAAAAAGGCTGATGTAAGAGAAAATTTTATAAAGAATATGGATCATACGTATAATTCTCAAAAAAATACATTTAATAAAAAAAATAGTAAGCAGGATGATGTAGATAGAAAATTAAAGCAATTATTAGCAGAAAGAGAGTCTTTTGGAAATGTTCCTAAAGCGCCATCAAAGGTTGTAAATTTTAATATATAATAACATACAAGATAACAAAAAAGAAGCATATTTTATAGTTAATTATTTTATTGTTAAATATAAAGTATGTATAGTTATTGGATTATAGGCTTATTTTGTTTATATGTATTATTAAAAAGCAAAGAGCACTTGACGGTTGCATTTAATAATGATCAAGTTGATACAAAAAGTCCACAAACATTATATGAACGTGAGACTAATGAAATAAAAAAAATTTTGCATAATAAAATCAACAAGGAGGATTATCCAAGGGATTTTGCAACGTTTTATATGACGGATATTATATTTGAAAGGTCAGTATTTGCAGAGTATATTAAAAAAAAAATACAAATGGTTTTTGATAAAATGTTTGTGGATACGTTATTAGACAATACAAAAATGATAAATAATATTTATAATGTTTATACTAAAGACGATAAATATAAAGATTTAAAAAAAATTATATTATATATTGATGCTGTAAATGTAAAATTAGGATTTACAAGAAAATTTTTAGTTTATATAAGATTAAATAATTTAACAACTTATATAAGTGAAAATGGTGAAATATATCCTATATTAAATTCTATATATGATGATTTAGAAGTTTTGTATATAAAAACTATAGAGTTGGATAAAGAAATGAGTGTAAAATATTTTCAGGGAGATGTATTAAGGGGTAAGGATGATAATTTTAATATGTTATACGAAATAAAAAATAGTATGGAATATATAGAACCACGATTTAATGAAACGAGTATTACAAAACAACAAAAAGAAATTTATAATAAAATGTTGGAAGATAAAAATAAAAAATTTAAATTTACGGGAATGTGTTATGGGTATGAAAATGCTGATAATAAAGAAGAGTGTATAAAAAATATGGGTATATGGGATAATGAACCAAATGAGGATAGTGATTGTCCATATTATAAGGCAAATGCGAATTATCCGAATACATTTGGTAAAATAAAACAGAATGTATGTGAATTACCTGCAAATATGAAAAATGTGGGTTATAGGGGTTATTCAAAGAGTATAAAGAATGTGCCATTGTGTTATAATTGCGAATATAATAAAATTGGTATAGGGACATTAGGGTATTGTTGTGATGATCAAATAAGTAAAAAAGAAGTATATACAAAATTAACTAGTCCAGATTATGCATTTGTTGGGGATAAAGAGAGTAGAAAAAAATGGGAAACTTTATTTTTGGAAAATAATTTAAGTGTAGAATGAAAAAATAATTTATTTTATTATTTATATATAGTAATAAAATGAAGAGATCTCCGCAATATAAAGTTGTAAATAAAAAAAAAGATTCTAATAAAAAGAGTCCTTCGCCTAAAAAATCAAACTCATTAAAAAAACGTAAAATTAAGACTGAATATAGAATGAGGGGTATGGGTTCGATGTTTTCAATGTATGGTGGTGCAACAGAGGCCATGGAAAAGGAATATAATAATTTGAAAAAGGAAATGAAAGATTTGGTGTATGAATACAAAAAGGTTAATCAAATGATTACAGATGATAAACAAAAGAAAAAAGATGAGATTGCAATTAGAAAAAAGATTGATAAAACAAAATTAAAATTAGTTGATACAAAAGATAGATTAAAAAATATATTAAAGAATGCATCAGACACTGCTACAAAAGCTGCTTCTGCATTAAGTGATGGTATAAAGACAGTTGGTAGTAAATTAGGCGATATAAAAAAATCATTTACTATAGATAAAAAAAGTAATTCGGACGACTCTTTAGATTCTATTGATTCAAGTGATAGTATAAGTTCAAGTGATTCAAGTGATAGTATAAGTTCAAGTGATTCAAGTGATAGTATAAGTTCTACGAGATCAGGTTTAAGTAATAGATCTACAAATTCGTTAGATATTGGAGATGAATCTGCTTTTTTTAGGAATCTATTAAAAAAGTGAATTTTTTTTTATTTTATTATTTTTTTTATTCGTTGTTATTATTAGATGACTGATACAATTCCTTTTAAACATTCTTCTAATGTAACTATTTTAAAAAGAAATGATCCATATAAGGGTAATATGGGTATTGTAACATCATATATTCCATCAAAATATAAGGTGGAAATAGATGTTAAAAATGCAAAAAGAGAATTATTAATAAACAAAACGTGGGTAAGAAAGTATGCTGATGATGTAGTAAAAGTAACAAAGGGTGATTATACAAATTCAAGAGGAAGAATTATAAATAGATATGATGCAGAAGTAATTGTAAATATAACTACTACAGGAAAAAATTATACATATAAACAAACCGAAGTGTTTTTTAAAGATCTTTTATTAACAAACAATGATTATATGCAAATTAAAGAAATATATTTAGATAGAGGGATTCGGATAAGTGGATATGAGATGCGTAATAACAGAATTGTAGATTCGACAATTGATGGATCGTCAATTCTAAAAGTAATGCCGGGATTAGAATTATATACTACACTTACTACAAATATTCCAGATATTTTGAAACCTTTTGTTAAAAATATAGAGGATCAAGGTGAAGAAGTTCAATTAGAAGAGGTTATTTATGATAATTTTGATGAAGAAGAAGAAAATGTTAATGATAATGATAATGAAAATGAAAATGAAAGAGAAATAACCAACTATGCTGATCTTGGATTAGATGATGATGGAACTGACGAAGATCAGGTGACAGTTTCATATGCGGATGTGGAAAGATCCTCGTATATGACTAGAGAATTAACGGACGATGAAAGAGAGTATGAGAGGTATATAAGACAATTAGGATTTTTAGTTATAGATGATGTAAACAAGTATGATATATTTGATAAGGCTGCATCTATAATGAAAAATATTGTTAAACCTGGTTATGAAATAAATGCAACAAATGAAGGTGAAACTGCAGTAGAAAAATATAATCGATTAAAAAGTATGAATTTGAAATTTATAATAGCGTGTTTAGTATTTTATGATTTAAACAAGACACGACATATTTCATATAATAATTTTTTTAGAAGTATACCAGAGGGATATTTTAATATGAATGAAAATATCAATACAATTATGGAGAATATTTTTTTAATGAGGAATGTTCCAAGACTTATAGAGCTGACAGAAGAACAACAAGAGACGATTAGAGACTTATATAGACGTAGAGATAATGGAGGATTAATTCAATATAGTTTGCATAGATGTGATGAAAATTTGAGAATGATATTAAATATAACAATTTCTAATATAGAAAATATTCAACTCCAAAGTGTTAAAAAATCTGAAAAAATGGATATTGATAAGGATGTATCTCAAGATCGACGAAATAAAAATAGAATGAATGAATTAAAAAGTATGATTGAAAGGGGATTAGATAATGATGGTGAATACGAAAGGGAATTGTTTAATTTAGAAATGAGTGAATATTTAAATCAGGATAGACCAACACTTATTGAAAAAATACAAACATTTAAAGACACATTAAATAGACGTGGTGATTCGACAGGTAAATTAAAAAGAAAAATTAATATGATAACAAAGGCTGTTTTTGTAATTGATTATAAAAAAAAATTAATGGATGAAATTTCTAATGTGAATTCCGATAATACAAATAGAAGGGATATTTTACAATATGTATATGATAATTTAGAAAAAGCAGAAAGTGTATTGTCTAGTATGCATATTAATAATATAATTGATAGGAGAATACAAGCATTAGCTGCGGTTCATGCTAGACTTTTAAGACAATATGAAGGATATTTAGCAAAAAAAGAAGAAGAAGAAGTCTTAGCAAGCAAATTGAGTAAAATGGCAATTTAAAAATTAAATATATATATATGAATTTAATAAAATAGATATATATATGGAAAAATATTCCGGATGTCAAAAACAAAGTAGTAGAATATTTAATTGAATCTATCGGGCTGAATTTTATAAGAAATCAGAAAAATTTAAAAAAATGAATAATAATTATAAAAATGATAGTATTGTAACAGAATGAATAATACAAATAAAAGATTATATAAAAATCACGAAAATGATATTTCAGAATTAGAACACGTATTTAGTAATGTAGATATTACAGAAAACATTGAGTATACATTATTAAAAAACTCGTTAAATACTAAATATAGAAATGATGATAGTATGATTGATTTTTTAAATAGTGCAAGAGAAAGGTATACTAGATATATTAAATATATTAATTTTGAAGAAAGTTGGAGAATTGAAAGGGAAATTTTTGAATTTTTACGTTTAGATAATTATAAAAATAAAAGGCTTGCATTTGATTTGACAAAGTATATTGATAGTATGATATTTGATATTATCGATAATAAACATTAGAATATAAACATTAGGATATAAACATTAGAATATAAACATTAGAATATAAACATTAGGATATAAACATTAGAATATAAACATTAGGATATAAACATTAGGATATAAACATTAGGATATAAACATTTTTATTTAAGCAGAAGTAGCAACATCAGCGGTAGAAGTAGCAATATCAGCGGTAGAAGTGGCGATATCAGCGATAGCTGGAGCTTTCTTTAAGCTATAGTAAATAGCGGCAACTGCGAATACTACAGTAATAATGGCGACTATTAAATTAAATAAGAGGAAACTTTTATTGGAACCTTTAGATTTACCATATTCTTCATTCTCATTATAACATTGAGTACCAATTGCACTTGCGGAAAGAGAAAGGAGCCCTCCTACTAAAAGTCCGATACCAGCGAAGAGAAGTTTATTATCAGTGACAGCCATTATTTGTATATTTTTAATATATACTGGGAAAAAAAATATATAAAAAGTTATTTAAATATTTTTAATATTTTAAATAACTTGAATTTTAGTTATAATTGTATTTATAAGGTTGTAACGGTAACTTTGTAAGATTTATCATTGTAAGTAATGAAAGATGAAAATGTTTTAACTCCACTATACAAATTAAGAATGTTTAACATTGTTTCTACAGTATTTTTTAGTAATTCTTGGAATTCAATGTTTTGTTCTACTGGTGCAGAAGAAAATACGGTTGGATCGTATTCATTATTAAAAATGAATTCATATTCAAATGATTGTGACATAATACGTTTATTATTAATATATATATATAAAAAAAAAATAGATAAATCGGATAAAAAAAAAATATTTACTATAATTAGAGAACTACGTGTGCGTTCAAAATAAAAATGATTGAACCTGAATTATTAAAAATATTATTTAATAATTTACCTATAGGTCTTTCTTTTTTTGATGCTAATAAAAGGTGTATATGTGCAAATCAATGTACAATAAAAATGTTATATAAAAATTATAATGATAATGAAATATATGAAATATATGATAATTTATATAATGATTATTTATCTATAATACATAACGAAGATAAAGAAGAAGAAGTTAAAAACTTTTTAAAAATTCAAAGTGATGGTAAAGAAGTAACAAGTAATATAAGATTATATATACATGATAAAGCAGAGTACAGATGGTTTTCAAGTAAAAAGACAGTGTTTAAAAATCATATGTATTTGTTAATGTTGGAAGATATTCATGATAATAGAACGATGGAAATTCAATTACGTCAAGAAACTATTAAGGCGGAAGAAGCGTGTGATCATAAATCAATATTTTTAGCAAATATGAGTCATGAAATACGAACGCCATTAAATGGTATAATAGGTATGTTAACTTTATTAGAAGATACAGAATTAAATGATAATCAAAATGATTATTTATCGATGATTAAAGAATGTTCATTTAATCTAATGACAATCATAAATGATATTTTGGATTTTTCCAAGTTAGAAGCCGGTAGAATAACGCTAGATATTAAACCAATGAGTATACAAGAATGTGTAGAATCAACAAATGATATTATAATAACTAAAATATGTGAAAAATCATTAGAATATCTATATAATATAGATCCATTAATAAACTATATAAAAGGTGATACTCATAGAATAAAACAAGTTTTGTTAAATTTGTTAACTAATGGAATAAAATTTACGGATTCTGGTACAGTTATATTGAATATAAATTATATATCTGAAAATGAATATAATAAATTATTTGAGTTATATGGCACAATTAATAAATATAAAATTAAAAAAGATATGATGTTTTTACGGTTTGATATAGAAGATACTGGTTGTGGTATAGATGACATTGATAAAGAAAAATTATTCAAATCATTTAGTCAAATTGATAATAAAATTACATATAAAATATATCAAGGTACAGGTCTTGGATTAGCAATAAGTAAAGAATTAATAGAATTGATGAATGGTTGTATATGGTTAGATTGGAGTGAAATTGGAAAAGGTTCTCGATTTTCATTTATTTTAAAAGTAGAATCATATAATGAAGTTAATGAAATATTAGAAAATAATAACGATAGTATTTTAAAAGATAAAAATGTATTAATTGTAGATGATAATCTATATAATAGAATAAGTTTAACAGGTATGATTAAAAAATGGGGTATGCGTCCATATGCATTTAGTAATAGTGAAGAAGCATTGTATTTTACAAAAATAATGCAATTTGATATAGGATTAATAGATTATTGTATGCCAAAAATTGATGGTCCTACATTTGCTTCAAAATTAAGAGAACAAAAGGAATATAATAATAAAAAAATGCCTCTAGTAGCTTTAAGTAGTTTAGGTGAAAAGATATCAAAAACATCTAAACATTTTAAATCATATTTAATTAAACCTTTTAAAGAATCTCATTTGAAAAAAACTTGTATACAATTATTAGAAACTAATTCTTTTAATGTTATTAAAAATGAAACTCAAACTAAAATTATAGAAAATAATAGTTATCAAAATATAGATAATTATATACGTCAAAATAATTTGGATAAATTAAAAGATGATATACGCATCTTATTAGCAGAAGATGTATACATTAATCAACGTGTTATTACTAGTTTTTTAAATAAAATGGGTTTTAATAATATACAAATTGTTGAAAATGGACAACAATGTTTTGATTTAATTAAAGAACAAGATTTTGATATTATATTATTAGATATTAGGATGCCTATAATGAATGGAGAAAAAGCTTTAAAATTAATTAAAAATTATTATAATATTGAAACGTCTAAAAAAATACCATATATTATTGCCATTACTGCTTATTGTTTATCTGATGATAAAGAAAAATATATTAGTCTAGGATTTGATGATTATATTCCTAAACCCGTAAGTTATATGGACTTGAATAAATGCATAGATAACTTTATAAAGATACTTTTACGCGATTAAATTATATAAAAGATCTATTTTTGTCTTAAAATCTTGCTCGTGTATATTAGAATCATTATTTATAATTAAATCAAAACTGTCATCCGATGTATTATCTAAATCACATTCTGAAATATGATTTTTAAATTGATTGTATATATCCATATTTCCATTACTTTCTTTTAATATTCTATCATGATGTCTTTCTGGAGCAACTAATTTAATTATAATAGAATTTTTACCTTTTAAATAATTAAATTCATTTTGAAATCTTAAATCACAAGTAATAATATAATCAACACCTCTGTTTTTTAAAACTTTTATCCAATTATTGTAATATTTTATCCAAATATCTTGTCCACGAATATTTCTACCTAATTCAGTACCTTCTAATTGTAATAATTTACGTGTTTCTTGTGTTTTAATTTCATATAAATCTTCATATGATATATCATATTTTGTCATGACATTTATTTTTATTTGATCTGCAAAAGATAATTGAACAACTGTACATTTTAAAACATCCTTGATATAAGGAATAATATAATTTGATGCTATATAATCTTTACCTGATCCAGCTTTACCACAAATAGAAATGATTTTCATTTTAAAATATATATATAAATTTTATTAAAAATTCAGTTTATATTAAATAATTTCTTCATCTTCTAAAATTTCTTTAATAGATAATAATTCAAATTTTATTCTATAAACATCCATCTCATATCCATCTAATGCATGATGTTCTATTACTTTTAACTGTTTCATAATATGATGCAATAATACATTAACTGCATTTATTTTTTTGGAATAACAATTGTATTTTTGTAATAAATTTTCATATCTATATTTAGAAACTGTATCTAACATTAATTGCTCATATCTTTCTTTCATCTCATTCATACTTTGAATAATAATATTTTCTGAATATTCCCTTTGTAATTCTTTATAATTATTTTCAATCTCCTCCTTTTCTTTTTTTAATGCTATAATTTGTAATTGAAGCTCCTTTTCCATTTGTTTTAAATTTCAATATAAAATAAAATCTCTTTTCATTCCCATTCTAATTTATTTGTTTTATATTCTCTTGATTCATATAATTTTTTAAACATCTTTATTAAAGATGAATAATGCGGCTTTTCATCAAAATCTAAACTACGTACATATTTTAAATATACAAAAAATTCCTTGGGCATTCCAGAACATATCTCTTCTTCTGATAAAGCTTCCTTTTTTTCTCCTATTAATTTATATCGCTCCCTTTTATCTTTATGTTTAATATTTTGCCAAGGTAATACACCCTTATACAAATATACTAAAATATAACCTATCGCTTCTAAATCATCTTTACGAGATTGTTCATAAAATTTATGCGCTGATATACTTGCATAACGCGCAGTCCCACAAAATTTAGAATGTATATTAAAAGTATTATGCTCTCCATTTTTTTTTATATATTTTTTCGCCATCCCTAAATCTATACAAAACAACTTACTTTTATCCTCATAACCCGTTACAAAATTATCTGGTTTTAAATCTCTGTGTATATAACCACACGAATGAATGTATTTCATTATTTTAATCATTGATATTCCCAAATTAATGATTGTTTTCATACCAAATTTTTTATGTTTTGATAATAATGATTCTAAACTTGATCCTAAAAGATCTAATACAATAATTTTTTTACCCTTATGTGAAATCACTTTAACTTGACTTATACCTTGTTCTCTATTTGAAATCTGTTTATAAATTTTACCCTCATCTAATATAGATTTTTGACCATCTTTTATTTCATTCTTTATAGGGATTTTTAATGCTACCATTTCATTTGTTTTATTATTTTTAGCTTCAAATACATTACCAAAAGATCCCGATGATATATATTTTATAATCGTGTATTCATTTATATTTGTACCCAATAAAGATTTTATATCTTCCATTCTTATTACAAAACTAATATTAATAAATTATAAAATGACCACAATAAAAATATTATTATTATATGAATTACCAAAAATTTTAAATCCTAATATATAGTATAATAAACTTATGACAAGATCAATGAAGAAACATTCAATGAAGAAACATTCAATGAAGAAACGTTCAATGAAGAAACGTTCAGTTAAAAAGCAATCCGTCAAGAGACGTTCAATGAAAAAGCAATCCGTCAAAAGACGTTCATCAAAGAAGCGATCTGGTAAGAAGTCTGTCAAGAGACGTTCATCCAAGAAACGTTCTGGTAAAAAGCGATCCGTCAAGAGACGTTCTGTCAAGAGACGTTCATCAAAGAAGCGATCTGGTAAGAAGAGATCTGCCAAGAAGTCTGCCAAGAAGAGATCTGCCAAGAAGAGATCTGCCAAGAAGAGATCTGCCAAGAAGAGATCTGCCAAGAAGAGATCTGCCAAGAAGAGATCTGCCAAGAAGTCTGCCAAGAAGTCTGCCAAGAGACGTTCATCAAAGAAGCGATCTGCCAAGAAGTCTGCCAAGAAGTCTGCCAAGAAGTCTGCCAAGAAGTCTGCCAAGAGACGTTCATCAAAGAAGCGATCTGCCAAGAAGTCTGCCAAGAAGTCTGCCAAGAGACGTTCATCAAAGAAGCGATCTGGTAAGAAGAGATCTGCCAAGAAGTCTGCCAAGAAGTCTGCCAAGAGACGTTCATCAAAGAAGCGATCTGGTAAGAAGAGATCTGCTAAGAAGTCTGTCAAGAGACGTTCATCCAAGAAACGTTCTGGTAAAAAGCGATCCGTCAAGAGACGTTCTGCCAAGAGACGTTCATCAAAGAAGCGATCTGTCAAGAGACGTTCATCTAAGAAACGTTCTGGTAAAAAGCGATCTGTCAAGAGACGTTCATCAAAGAAACGATATGGTAAGAAGTCTGCTAAGAGACGTTCTCAAAAAGGAGGATTGAATGTAGGTTCTGCTCTAAGATTATTTAAAAAAGCAGCTCCTGCTGTTAAATCATTTGCAAAAAATCCTAACGTAAGAAAATATGCTAAACAAGCTGGTAAACAAGCTTTAGAATCTTATATGGAAGAATAATAAAATATTATTTAGTAATATGTTATATTATAATATGCAATATAACAATATTAAAATCAAAAAATACGTAATAAAATTAAATTATTTAACAAATAAAAAATATTTATATATAGTATAAAAATACTAATGGTTAAAAGGAGTTCTGTCAAGAGATCTGCTAAGAGATCTGCTAAGAGATCTGCTAAGAGATCTGCCAAGAAGCGTTCTGTCAAGAAGCGTTCATTCAAGAAGCGTTCTGCCAAGAGATCTGCCAAGAGATCTGCCAAGAGATCTGCCAAGCGTTCTGCCAAGAGACGTTCATCCAAGAAGCGTTCTGTCAAGAAGCGTTCTGCCAAGCGTTCTGTTAAGAGACGCTCATCCAAGAAGCGTTCTATCAAGAGACGTTCTGTCAAGAGATCTGCCAAGAGATCTGCCAAGAGATCTGCCAAGCGTTCTGTCAAGAGATCTGCCAAGCGTTCTGTTAAGAGACGTTCTGTCAAGAAGCGTTCTGCCAAGAGATCTGTCAAGCGTTCTGTCAAGAGACGTTCATCCAAGAAGCGTTCTGTTAAGAGACGTTCTGTCAAGAAGCGTTCTGCCAAGAGATCTGCCAAGAGATCTGTCAAGCGTTCTTCCAAGAAGCGTTCATCCAAGAAGCGTTCATCCAAGAAGCGTTCTTCCAAGAAGCGTTCTGTTAAGAGACGTTCATCCAAGAAGCGTTCTGTTAAGAAGCGTTCTGTCAAGAAGTCTATGAAAGGAGGGTCTTTAAAGAGTATGAAACAGAGTGTGAAAAATAAATGGAGTGCTCTTAAGAAAAAATTATCTAATAGTGGTTCTCTCACTCCTGAAGAAATTCAACGTAAAACAACTCAAAAATTTTTTAAGGAACATAATATAACTGGTAAACAATTATACGGAGGTCAAAAGGGTGGATTTCTTCCATTAGCTGCATTAGGTGCTGGTGCATATGCTTTGTCTAGAAGACGACAATAATAAATGCGTAAAATAATTAATAATTTATTAAATGTATATACAAAATGAAAATTATATATTTAATAAACTTGATTAATTTAGGGTTTGGTATATGTCAAGCGCATATGTTTATGAGTAATCCGCCATCAAGAAAAAATAAATATAGTCCATATTATTTATCTAATGGATTGGTTGATTATAATATTATGGCTCCGTTAAATGTAGCTCCATATATATTTCCTTGCAAAGGATTTACAGAAGGTCCTTCTACAGCCACTATAAATAGTAATAGTGTATCAGTGACATTAGAAGGTACTGCTATTCATGGTGGAGGGCATTGTCAATTTGGGATATCATATAATGATAAAGATTTTTTGGTATTAAAAACTGTTTTGTATACGTGTTTATTAGATTCTTTAACTTATACATTTGATTTACCTTCAGGGACTCCAAATGGACGAGTAACTGTATTTTGGACATGGATTAATAAAATAGGTAATAGAGAGTATTATATGGAATGTGCAGACGTTAATATTAATAATGAAATCAATGATTTTGGCAATGTATTAAAAGGAAAGGAACTATTAGTGGTTAATTTGCCCGGATACCCGACTGTTCCAGAATGGGGATCAAGTACAGATCCGTCTATAACAGGGGAAAAATTATTATCTGAAAGAAAAGATTTTTCTATAGTTGCATCTCCTAAAACAATTGTTACTGCAAGTGAAAGTACAACTAAAAGTACAACTAAAAGTACAACTGAAAGTACAACTGAAAGTACAACTGAAAGTACAACTAAAAGTACAACTGAGAGTACAACTGAAAGTACAACTAAAAGTACAACTACTACAACTGAAAGTACAACTACTACAACTGAAAGTACAATTAGTACAACTGGTGGGTGTAAAAATGGAGAAATGAGATGTTTAAATAGTGGGTTTGAAACGTGTGTTAATAGTATATGGGTTTATAGAGAATGTGGAGTTGGGACTTATTGTAGACAATTTTTAAGAACTTATATTATATGTGATTTTATAAAAGATTAATATTAATTTCTATAGGTAAAATATGTTCGGGGTAAGAATTATTATAGGAATCTAAAATACTTTCGATATGTTGATTTATAATAGGATTTAATATTTTGCTTGTAGGATATTCTATATGATTTAAATTTTTGTAATTTAAACTATGTTGTAAACCATTAATATAAATAGATGATAATTCGTTTATATTATATATACCACCTAATTTATTAAATTTTACAAATTCCAATATATCTTGGTCATCTTTATTAGATGAAACTAGTATTTGTTGTGGATTCCAATTTAAATCAGTAAATGCTTTAACAAAATTTTTAGGTGTAATAATGTAAGTGATATGTGATATAGGAAGTATAATTTTGTTATCAGTTTGTAAAACGAATTCCCAATTAAAATTGTATGGAGGGGATAAGGAAGATAAAATAGATATAATGTTATAAACTATATGTGAATTTGTATTAAAAATATTATTAAAAATAATACCATCGAATCCACAATCTAATAATATATTTAAAATTTTTTTACTTCCAAGTTTTTGAATATCTTGTACATTAATAGATAAAAGTGTTTTTATATATCTGTTATTTAATTTTAATTTGAACAGATTTTGAATAAATGTAACATCTTGTAATTTTATACCATCCTTTGTTATAATATCATAAGGTACTGAAATATGTGTACATTTAGACAAAAGTGGATTAGTAAAAATATTTGAAGAATTTATACAAGAAATTAAATATCGAATAGGTTGCATTTATTATTATATACATTAAATTAATTTAAAATTAACTAAACTTATGTATATTAAAATAAGTTATGTTGGTAACGACTCTATTATTTTTAAATTTATATATAACACAATCTTTTTCACATGTATTACCAGAGTTACAATTACCTGAGATAAGTTATTGTTTTTTTAATGAAAAAAATACATCTTTTACTTGTAATATTAATAGAAATACGGTATGTTATAATAGTACAATGATAAAAATGAATTTTGAGCATGATACTTGTCCATTAAATAAAGTATTGCATTGTAGTTCATTATCTTGTCCTAAAAAAAAATATACAAAAACAATTACATTACCACCTGTTACAGAAACGTGCACGGAAACAATTATTGACGAAACTACTATAACAGAAACAAAAACAGTTTTGCTTCCTTGTACATCAAATTGTCTTGATACAACTGTAACGTTACCTGGCACGACTGCATTTAATACAGTAACTATGACATTGACTAGTGGTGTAACAACTGTTACAGAGACATCTGATATTTTGGTATTTACGACTGTGACATCATGTACTACAACCCGTAATAGAGATATTACACTAACAGAATGTCCAACTGAAACTATAACAGAAACAAGAGTTACAGATATTTGCGAAGATGTTACTACATTAACTGTAACAGAATCTTGTGTAGAAACTACTACTACTGGTACGAGGAATATTACTATATTGACACCTACAGAAACACCTACAGAGCCTTGTGTAGAAACTACTACTACTACTGGTACGAGGAATATTACTATTACTGAGCCACCAGAAACACCTACAGAGCCTTGTGTAGAAACTACTACTACTGGTACGAGGAATATTACTATTACTATTACTGAGCCACCAGAAACACCTACAGAAACACCTACAGAGCCTTGTGTAGAAACTACGACTACTGGTACGAGGAATATTACTATTACTATTACTATTACTGAGTCACCAGAAACAGCTACAGAAACAGCTACAGAAACACCTACGGAAACACCTACAGAGCCTTGTGTAGAAACTACGACTACTGGTACGAGGAATATTACTATTACTGAGCCACCAGAAACACCTACGGAAACACCTACAGAGCCTTGTGTAGATACTACTACGACTATGAATACGACAACAACGAGTGTAGATACTACTACGACTATGAATACGACAACAACGAGTGTAGAAACTACTACTACTATGAATACGACAACAACGAGTGTAGATACGACAACAACATCACTTTTAACTTTAGTGTAAAATAATTATTAAAAAATTTTTTTATTATAGTATAGTATAATAAAAAAGATGCAATACGTAAAACAATTTGATACTGCTGCCAATGATTTAATCGTAAGAGTATATAAACGTCCAGCTATAGTGAGTGCTGTTGTGCATATGTTAATTATTTTATATGCTACTAAATTAGCACCTGAATTACCTAGATCAGTTTTAAATATTGTTAATAATCCATATTTTAAATTATTTATTTTTTCATTAATTTTATGGACAGCGAAGGTAAGTCCAAGTACATCTGTCTTAGTTGCACTTGCTTTTATGATTACGATGAATTATGCTAATAGTAAACCGTTATGGGAATTTTTAGATAATGTTGGAGGGTATGATCCTTCAGATTATCTTTCTGCACCTATTATGGCACCTACAAAAGATGCAGCTGTAACTCAGGCGCTTGATAGTGTAAACAAGCAAAAAAATGCACCACTAGTGGTTGATAATGTAGTTCAGATGAATCAAACTGTATATGTTACACCCAAGGTAGTTCAGACTGAACAAGGGCCAGCTATAGTAAATCCTAATGTAGTTGTTACACCTGCAATTGTATCGGATAAGACTGGTCAACAATATGTTATTCAGCCTGATATGACATTGATTCAACATTCATTTATTCCAGAAAAATCATCTTCAGCATCTGCTTCTAACTTGACTAAAATGACAGCTAATGTAGAGGATGTAAAGGAAGTAACTCAAGCTGATATTCCCGTTGATTCTACTGGTTGTTATCCACCAAGACAATTTGATGCTTCCAAGGTAAGCGGAGTATCTGTTGATGATTATCCATATAGCAAATTTTAAAATCAAAATATATATAATTTATAAAATAATATATATTTTTTTAGGAAGATATTTCTTGTATATAACGAATATCTTTTTCATAAATTTTAGAATTTTTAGGGGATGTATTTTTTGTTAATAATTTTATAGCATTTAATTTTTTTATAGTAGATGAAGATCCGTATTTTTTAATGGCCTTTTTAAGTGCTACATGTCTTTTTTTTAAAGAATCATGGACTGAATAACCATATTTTTTTAAACTTCCTTTTTTTAGAGGAGGTAAATATACTTTAGGTTTCTTTTTTTTTGACCTTAAACTTTTACTTTTAACACAGGTGGCGTTGACTTTGACATTTCCCTTTCTTGTAAAAGATTTTCTTGAAATACTTCCTTTTGGGCATATTTTCTTTGAATAAACTGGTTTATTATTCACTAAAACTTTTACAGGACTTTTTCTTGTTTTAACTTTTGTACGTTTTTTAGAATGTGATTTGGTACGTTTTTTAGAACGTGATCTTGTTCTTTTCTTAGATCGTGATCGTGTACGTTTTTTAGAATGTGATTTTGTACGTTTTTTAGAATGTGATTTTGTACGTTTTTTAGAATGTGATTTTGTAGATTTTCGGTTTAGATATTTTGAGCGATATTTTTTCTTAATAGAATTTTTTTTTGACATTGTTGTTATATATATAATAAAGAAAAAAATATATACAAAATGTGTATTTTATATAAAGTGTACATTTTATTCATCTATGATGCAATTTAGATATATGTTATTTTCTTGTTGTTGTGTGTTGTCTTGTTGTTGTGTGTTGTCTTGTTCGTCTATATTTTTATTTTTTGTTTTATTATTTTTAGATTTAAGGCAGGATGTATTTATATTTTCAATGGGGAAATCATCAAGGTTAATAGATTGTTCTTTGGTGGAGATTTTATTAAAGTGTTGTTTATAAAATATTTTACGTTGATTGGCTTGATTTTTGTAAACAGAAAAGTTATCATAAATATCGATGATCATTGGATGAATATCTGTATGATCTTTTCTAAAAATGCGTCCTACGATTTGTTCCATTTTTCCGCTTTCATTTTTAGTTGTATTTTTTAAATGTCCAATAAATTTTTTAGGTGTGATGAGTAATAATGTATTTAATTCTTTAACGGATACACCTTCACTAAATGCGCTATAAGTTGCAAGTATGATATCACATGTTTTACTTTTTTCAAGATCTGAAATTTTCATTTGTCCTACGAACATGCCTATAGTAAATGAAATAGATGGATCTAAATCAAATAAATGTTTAATGGTAGTTAAATGATTACGTCTATCGCTAAGAACAAGTATTTTTCGTCTTTCTTTAATGAGATCTTTTAATAATTCTACTATAAGTTTATTTCGTTTGGGCATTTGTACAAGATCACTTAACATGGATGTATATTGGATTTGTTTTTGTCCATTTGTTTTATTAACAGTTGCAATTTCTTTATATTCATTTGAATCTATTTTAATAATATTCAAGATAGGTAATAATCCTGCACGTTCCGTTTTAGATTTAAATACTACATCTCCTAAATACCATTTAAAAATATATTCACAGCCATCGCTTCTATTTGGTGTGGCAGTTAATCCGATGGTATATTGGGAACATAATTTACTAAGAGCTTGAGAAAAAACTTTACTACAAATATTATGAGCTTCATCAACAACGCATATTTTAATATCTTGGAAAAGTGAATCTGGATAATCTATTCGAGCAAGACTTTGTAACATTGCAATAATAATATCTGCATCTTCTACATTAATATTTTTTTGTCCTTGGATAATACCGACTGTTGCTTGTGGTAAAAAATTTTTAATTTCTGATTCCCATTGTTTCATAAGTGGAATTTTATTGACTATAATAATTGTTTTACCTTTTAATTTACTAAGAATATGTAAACATGAAATGCTTTTACCTAAACCTGTACCAAGACTTAAAATTCCTCCTCCAGTATTAATACATTCATTCATAACAACTTGGCATGCATCAATTTGAATGGGATAAAGTTCTCCATTAAACTTTATATTTTTAGTCCATGATTTACCTAGGTAATTAGGCAATAAAGAATCAGGTTGGCCATATTTTTTTAAACCATACATTTTTGGAATGTATAATTTATTTTTAGTTTCTATATATAATGGGAAATTTGGGTTAATTTTATTAAAATTATTAAATTTATCATCTTGTAAAGGACGACCTTTAAGTTCTAATTTTAAAGATGATAATTCTTCTTGTGAAAGATTTTCTTTTTTTAGTACATATCCTCGTTTAGAAAGATAAGAACCGTTTGTACATGACAACATTAAATAGTGTTGTAATGTAAAAATGTTTTCAATTTTTAATTTTAATGATTTAATGATTAATATTGTTAACACCTCTTCTAGAACTGAAATTGAATGCATCTGTAATATCCTTAACTTCTGTGATTTCCAATGTAAAACTATAATCTAAATCATTAAAATCGTAGGGTAATCCATTATAATTTAATATATTAAAATCTAATTCATTTAATTTATCTAGAGGAACTGTATCAAAATTTTTAGGATTGCTTAAATATGCAAAAACCATGTTTCCAGGAGATTGATCTAAAGTAATTCTTGCAAAAATATCTTTAACATTTCCTGTATTCATCATTGTTGCAAGTTGAGGACAGCATAAAAATACATAATTTTCACCTTGTAAATTAATAGATCTATTTAAAACATTATTTTTAGTATTTGTTTGATTACCATTAAAACCATGAATTATACTGCTTATATATATATTTTCGCCTCCGCCTGTATCAGAAGATTGTGCAAATGCATATGAATTATAAAATGATATAGTATTTTCATCAATAATTTCTCTTACAGAGAATAATTTGTTGTTTATATTTTCTGATGAAATACCTCCAATATCTTTAGAATTATAAAGATAAAAATTTTGATTTAATCCTATAATTCCACTTGTTCCATTTTTTGTAATAATTGTATTAGATGAAATAGTAAATAGATCGTCATCTAAGATTCCAATGATAGAATGAGGACCTGTTTTTGATGGTAAACAATCAGTATTAGATAAATAAACATTGTCTCCTGCATTAAAATTATGTGGTAATTGTGTTTGTACAACTAGTAATTTTGCACCTGGAAGAGTAACTGGTGATCCAGATGTATTTTGTATACTAATAATATTATTAAACCCATGTTCTGGAAAAGAAAGTGTCATATACCCTGTTCTTAAAATAGGTGTTTCTATATTTAAATTATATGCTGTAAGTGGTGTAGCTATTGTAAATAATGTTTTGTCTACTGGTATAGATTCTATAGTAGTGGATGTTATAGAAGGTATTGAAACTAAATGTTCAAATAAAATACTATCTCCTGGTTTAAGATTATGTATATCATTACAGCTAAAAGTCGTATTTGTTAAACCAGTTGTAATACCTGTAATTTCAAAGGCTGATGTAGTTAATGGAAGTTTATGAGGTATTGTACATTCGTTTTTTAGATTAGAAAAAGTTGATAAAAGATTACCTGGTACAACAAATTTGGTAGGAGATACAATACCATATAATGTATTTAGGCCATCAAAGCTAGGAATAGTATTTGTATTATAAAATGTAATTTGTGTAGATAAAATTTCTGAAAAGTTTAAAAAATGTGGTGTTTTAGTAGTTACTAAAACAGTATTGACATTAAAATTAATTATTTCTACTATATTATATGTATTCGTTCCAAATGTTAATTGTCCAGATAATAAAATTTCAATAGTAAGTGGTGTATTTACTGATATTAATATTGTAGTATTATTAATAATTCTTGAAATTGTTCTAATACCATCGATATCAGGTGTTGTGCCACTTCCACTTATAGTACAAGTTTGACCAATAAAATTAAAATTTTGTTGAAAATTATGAGGTGTTTCTAATGTAATTTGAACCTGATAAAAATCTTCTATGTTTTCAATGTGAATATTTACAGGTTCTGAACTATTTTCTAAAGGATATCCAATATTTTGGGCAATCGTGTTTGATTTTTCACCAAATAATAATTGAAACGGTGCTAATTTTCCTATTTTAACAGTATTACCTCCACCACCATTTAATGAAGTAAGAGTTTCTGATGCACTAACATTAATTTCAATTTCAATTAAATAGGATGATGGATTGGTACTTACTATAACGTGAGAAGCATTAATAACATTTGTAGGAATACCAGCAAATGTTTTTGCACTTAATATATAAATAGTATCACCTTGATTAAATTGAGACACGAGTGTGTTATCAGCTGGAAGTGTAATATAAATATGTCCAGTACCTTTAGTTGTACTAAATGGATTATTTAATAATTCGGTCAAAGTAAGTGAAGTAAATGTAACAACATCTGTTGAAATATCTAATGATATATCAAAATAATGATAATTACCATCTTTATTTTCTCTTTTAACTAATGACATTTTATTTTCAATTTCAGAAGATAATGTATTTGCAATATAACTACCGGTTCTTAATGTAACATCGTATATAGGGTAATCTTTTGTTATATTATCAATAATGTTATCTTCAATATCTTGTTGATTTCTCCAATAAATTTTATTATTACTTGTATTAATTACAGCACTTGTATTAGGGAATTCTATACTTGCTAATCTTATAGATTTGACATTATAAAATGTTTTGCCTAGAAAAATTTTAAATTCATGAGCATGAGGAAATAATATTTTATTACGATCTCTAGAATCAACATTGACATATGTTTTAATTTCTTTTGTATATCTTTTAATACTTGCGCCACTATCATATTCATTTAAAGAAAAATTACTTGGTGTAATATTAAGTTTATTTGTATTAACTAAATTATTTTCATCAGTATCATCTGAAAGATCTAAACTACGGAATGAAATTTGTTCAAGACTTTTTTTAATACGTTGTTTATCAATAGAATCTCTTTCGTTTTGATAATATTTTTTAAATTCTTCATTTAAAGATGGGTTTATTTCATTTGATATATTTGGTTCTTGAATAAATTCATTGGTAAATAAAACATCATTTTCATCAAGATCAAAGGACATTATTAAAATAGTAATATTTTTATCTTTTTTATTAAACTCAAAATGACATTTCTATTATTTATTTTTAAGAATATCAATAAGTAATAAGATAAAAATACCAAAAACAATATATGTAACAAGTTCCATAATTTCTTCATTTTGTATTCTATTATTATCTATATTCCATTGTTTCATAATAATGGATCTACATCTATGACAACTTAATACGTGTTTCATATAAAAATCACAAGTAGGTTGTTCATCTTCAAATTTTTCTATAGTATTATTACTAAATGATTCTTGAGTAGTCTCTACATAAGGCTCTTTAGACATAATTGGCATGTTGTTTTGCTGAAATGGAGCACCAATAAGACTTTGAGTAAACTTACTAAGTTTATTTAGTGAAGGTATGTTAGATGCGGGTGTAACGGTTGAGTTTGTTTGATTTGTCGTATTAATATTTATTTCATTGTATACCTTATTTTGATAATCTACAGAAGAGTCAAAATTTGGAAAAACATTTTTTAAATAAGAATAACTCATCGCTTAATATAATATAATAAATAAATTTTTATTATATTATTTAATTTCTATATATATATTAACTATAATGTCTAAACATATAAATACATTTCTATCTTATATTATAAAAGGAATTGTGATAGGATTTTTGTATTTTGAAATAACAAAAGAAAATGATACAAATATAAAAAATATGGCTTTATTTACATTTTTTTATATAGTAATGATATACTGTGCCATTATTACAGGTATAGAACCGAATGTTATAACTGGTGCTTTTTTAACAAAAACTATATTTACACTTATTGATACTCGTGTTAAAAAAAATAATGATAGTAATAGTAATAGTAATAGTGATAATCCATCAATCGATATTAAGGATGATTAAAAATATATTATAAGTGAAATTATAGAAGATAATTTATTTGATTAATATTTCTATATTTATTAAAGATTTAAATTATTCATTTTTCTTGGTCTTCCCCTACCTCTTTTACTAGTATTTAAAGAAATATTTTTAAATAAATCTTCGGATGATATATTTTCTAGTAAAGGGTTATTATGAACTCCCTTTTCTTTTTTTCTATCATTCATAGTTTGTAAAATTTTATTTAATTCAATATCATCCTGTGGATTTAGATTTACAGATGGAGGAGCATTTATTTTAGATGGCGTAAAATCTTCTGATGTTTCACTAGTCTGTCTTGTATTATTTTCATATTGTTGTTGATACTGTTGCTGTTGTTGATACTGCTGTTGTTGTTGTTGTTGTTGTTCACTGATATTATTATTTGTATTATTTGTATTATTTGTATTATTTGTATTATTTTGTCCAGCAAATCCGCTTAAAATATTTTTAAATAAGCTTGAGGTATCCATTTTTGTAATACGTTTTGAAATACTAAACATAACACCTGAACTAATAATCATAAAGATTAATTTAACTTCAGGTGACATTTGTCCTCTTCCCTTGTATTTTTCATATAATTCAGCCATAACTTCATCATATTCTTGATTTTCCATAGAGTATCCCATAGATTCGCTCCATCCTTCTAAATCTACACCTGCAGGATCAAATTTAGTATTCATCATTTCGATACCTTGAACACCTAATAATAACATTCGTTTGAAAAATCCTACAGAACGTTCAGTTTGTATTTCATTTTTAATACGTTCATATTCGTTTCTAATTTCATCTAAACTACTTTCCATACTTAATTTAAGTGAACTCCATTTCCCTTTAATATTTAATTTATTGAATTTATATAATAATTCACTTTTCTCTTTTCTAATTTCATCACTTTTATTTTCTTTCATAATCTTTTTTTCTTTTTGTTTTCTTGCAGCAGTTGATGTTGTACTTGATGTAGAACTAGTACTAGAACTGGAAGAAGATGCATCATTTTTTGGTATTTTTATTTTATCAGATAAATGACTACTTTTATTACCATCTTCACTTGCTTTTTTTAAAATAATATTAGAAATAGAATCTTGTGAATGTTTTTTCGTTAGTTTTTTTTTATTTGCCATTAATTCAAGTTGTGATAACGAAATATCTTCAGATTCAACTATTGTATTTACCTTGCTTTGAATATCTTTATATGACTTGTTTGACTTATTAGATCGATTTGATTTTATTGAACTTTTAGAATCTAGATCTAACGTTAAATTATTATCTCCAAGATCCATATTTTACACTTTTACAATAATAAAAATGTTAATTTTAAACAAATAAAAAATGTGTTTAATATTAAATTTTTTATATTAAATTATTTTTATTCATTGTTTTTTTATTTATTGTTTTTTTTATTCATTATTTTTTATTCGTTATCTGTTACTCCGCATAATAAAAATCGCATGATTCCTAAATCAGCAACAAAATATTCTAAAATTAAAGGTTTGTCATTTGTTAATAAAATATTCATATTTTCACACAAGTGAGAAGCTTTAATAAAATTAATTAAATGATTTAATTTGAATCTTCCTTGTACAATTTTATCATTAGTTTTTTCAAATTTAATTGAACGAATATCTTCACCATTTTGTTGTAAAAGTGTTTTTTGATCTTTGTTTAAATTTTCATCAATTTCACTAATAGCAGTTTTAAATTCAGCTAAGCCATCAGTACAATGAAAAATTAATTGTTTTCCAACACTTTTAATTTCCACTATTTTTCCTTCTAATAACTGGATATCTTTTATAATTTGCTGAAATTGAACAGACGGAATATTAATAACATAATCAAAACTCATTTCTGAAATATTAATTACTTTGTCATCTAATGCCAACATAGGGATTTTATAATCTTTTACTTTACCCATAAATGGATCCGCTAATTCAACACCCAATTTATCTTCGTCATTTTTATCCATATAAAATGTAATTGTTTCTCTACGATTTGCTGATTTAATGGTTTTAAACAAGGTATTTGTGTCAATACCTACAACAACGGGTCTTTCACAATAATAAGATTCAAATTTTTTAGCATCCAATTTAATATATGTTAATGAAATTTTAGATGTATCTAATGTTGAAATCTTTAAACCATCTTTATTAATAACGATATTTGTTTCCTTAATATAAGGTTTAATAGTTTCAAAAAGGCTTTTAAGAATAATACTTTTTAATGTTTTTAACTCAAAAACACGTTCAGACATATATTATAACTATAATTATTTGTTTTTAAATAGATTAAATTATATATTATTTTCTTTTCCTATAATTAAGAGAATGTCTTATACATCATATAATTTTAAAGACAATTTAACAATAGATAATAACAAATATTTAAAATGGTTGAATTCATCAGGCTTAACACGAGCAAGTATATTAGGTTTAGATAATAATAATAATTTAAATATTAATTCTGCATCAGCAGATATTTATATTAATAGCAACATTACACGATCGAGTATTACATTTTTTAATGTTAATAGTACTATAGGTAATGATGTTATTGTTAATTCTAAATTAGGTATAGGATTTCAAACAACTGATTTATCAGCAAATTTAACATTAGTTAATAATGGATATATTGGTGTTAAAGTAACAACTGGTACAGCTAATGGTTATTTAGGATTGTCTGGGTCGCATTCTTTATTAAATAGTGATAGTAGTAGAATATTATTATATGGAAATAATATTACGAATGGTAATTCTGGAAGTTTACAATTATATGGTGGTAATAATACAGGAGGAAGTATCAATTTTTATACTGGGTCAGATTCTATAAAGATGAGTATATTAACAAGTGGAAATATAACATTTTCGCCAAATGGTTCTACAAATAGAATAACAATAACAGATTCAAAAACAACTGTGACAAACAATTTAATATTAACAAATGGTGATCAGAGTACAAGTTCTACAACAGGTGCCCTTCAAATCAATGGAGGTATAGGTATTGAAGGTAATTGTTTTGTAAAAGGAACATTAAATATTAGTAGTGTTACAGGTAATATTAATTTTGATACAAGTCAACCATCAACTAGTTCTACAACCGGTGCTATTTATATTAGTGGTGGATTAGGTATTTCTTGTACAGTAGATGCAGCAAGTGTTACGTCTGGTGGAGGTATAACAGTAGCTGGTGGATTAGCAGTTGGGAAAACATCATATTTGGGTGGTCAAGTAAAAATTTTAGATAGCACCGTATCTACAACATCAGAAACAGGTAGTTTAGTATTATATGGTGGTATGGGTATAAATGGTGCTATTTTATCAAGAAGTAATGCTACATCTCAATTTAGAATGTCTCCTACTATAAACGGAAATGAAACTTCTATAGCATTTTATTCATTAAATAATTTTAGTTCAAGTACCAATACAAATAGTTCTTGGTCAATTGGTCATAATGCGGGTAATATAGGTGTTGGTAAATTTGGAATATCCAATTCTCAATTTGGAAATATTATAACGGCAAATTATGATGGAACCGTTGGTATAAATACAACATTGCCTACTGCAACACTAGATGTAAATGGTACAGCCAAAATTACAACAAGTGTAACTTCTGGTGGGTTGTTTGCGACAAATAGTACAGTGACAAACATTGTTGGAACTAATATTAGCTCAGGTAATATATATTTTTCAGGTAATTTATATCAGAATGGTATCTTGTTTAATAGTGGGAGTGGGAGTGGGGATGGAAGTGTTGGTATATTTTCTATTGGTATTACAACAGGGACGCTTTTAGCGACAACGAGTATTAGTACAGGTGGTTTATTTGCGACTAATAGTACAATAACAAATGTAGTTGGTACGAATATTAGTACAACAAATATAGTTGGTACAAACATTAGTAGTGCGACTTTAAATTTGTCAACTGGCTTAACAACAGGGACGCTTTTAGCGACAACAAATATTAGTTCAGGTGGTTTATTTGCAACTAATAGTACAATAACAAATGCTGTAAGAACAAACATCAGTAGTGCGACTTTAAATTTGTCAACTGGCTTAACAACAGGGACGCTTTTAGCGACAACAAATATTAGTTCAGGTGGTTTATTTGCAACTAATAGTACAATAACAAATGCTGTAAGAACAAACATCAGTAGTGCGACTTTGAATTTGTCAACTGGTATTACAACAGGGACGCTTTTAGCGACAACGAGTATTAGTACAGGTGGTTTATTTGCGACTAATAGTACAATAACAAATGTAGTTGGTACGAATATTAGTACAACAAATGTAGTTGGTACAAACATCAGTAGTGTGACTTTAAATTTGTCAACTGGCTTAACAACAGG